TCCACCGTTATCACTACCTAGTATCATATTATTATTATTAATAGTAGTGGGATATATCCAACACTCAACAGTAAAATCTCCTAATAGCGGAATGTTAGGACTTGCTGGGATTTGTAAATAATCAGTACTACCATTAAAATACATACTAGTCCCACCAAACTTACTCTGCGTAGAACTGATTGCAGCTGAACCATATGTTGTTATATTATTCTTAGCAGTTTGATCAATGATACCCGCATTAGTTGCATTAAGAAGAAATGTTGTTGTGCTATTAGCAGTTAAAGGTGCTGTAGGAACTGTAATTGTAGTTTGTGCAGGATCATATGCTGCTATACCATTGATAACTCTCAAATTGGAAATATAACCGTTCCAATAGCTAGTTGTATCTGTAGATCTCCCAATATTCTGAGTAGTGCTACTAGTTAAGAAACTTGCGCTAGATGTTGCAGTTGCAACTCTTGTTCCGTTAATAAACAAAGCTACTGAAGTACCTGATCTTACGTAAGCCATATGATACCATTGGTTAGATGTAAGACTGCTGTAAGAATAATCTAATATAACATCGACACCATAACGTCCAAGTCGTAAAACACTACTAGCAGTGTTAACCCATATCTGCATACCGTTAGTTGCACCATTATCAACTATAAATTGATTACCCGTACTCCAGGCATTATTTTTGTACAACCAGAATTCGACAGTAAAACTATTAGAACCTACACCGAAAACATTGGATGAAGAAGAAAGATAATCAGAACTGCCGTTGAAACTAATGCTTCCTCCGATTGATGTATTAGAATATGTAGAAGATGGTGAGAATGGTGAGAATGGTTGTACTGCTGCTGCAGAACCTGTAATGGTTAATGTATACGCGTTAGTAGAATTATCTTTAAAGTAATTACTCTGACATGTTAAAAGCTGTGTACCTGAAACTGCTGTTAAAGGTGATAAAGATGGTGTAAATGCAGCGGTATATAGAGCAGTACCTGTAACAACTCTCAAGTTAGAAATATAACCAGCAAACGGATTAATAAGTGAACCTGACTCCACACCTATTCTAGTTGTAGCTGAAGTAAAATTAGTACTATTAGTAACAGTAGTTATAAGACTTCCATCTACATATAACCTTAAATTTGTTCCTGATCTAGAAACTGCAATATGGGCCCATCTACCTAATAGATTAGGAACAACAGCAGAACTTATAATATTTGCAACACCGTTGTTAATAACACTGATAGTAGTAGAAGTTGTTATTTCTAGTCTAAATGTATTACAGAATATAGTTGATGCTTGATTAACAGTGAGAAACGTCCAGGCTTCAACAGTAAAGTCACCTGACCCAACTGCAAAATTAGGTGTTGTTAAGTAACTAGTATTAACGCCAGGAAAATAATTGGACCAGCCGGTCTGACTAAACGGGCTTAATGTGCCTTGTTGTGGTTTTGCATTAGCAGCTATAGCTACACCACCAGAAGAAATCAAAGGATTTCCTGTTGTTGAAATTGTTAAATTATTAGTACTATTATCGACAAATCTTGCTGATTGACTAGTTAAAAGTTGAGTATTTGAGATAGCAGTTAGAGGAGCAGTAGGTGGTGTAAAAGAAGAAGTGTAGAGTGCAGTACCTTTTAATATTCTAACGTTAGAAATATACCCGTTAAAATAAATGTAACCTAGATTGTACGGAAACGCACCAATTGTAATAGGTGTGGATGATGTACTAATTGCGCCAATATTAGCTAGACCACCTGCATTTGCTAATGTACCGTTAACAAATGCATATCCTACACCTCCGCTAACAACCATAGCAACATGATACCACTGGTTAGTGTTTGTAGTAGTTGTATAGTCGTAATTTTTTTCACCCGCACTTGATCCAGTAGTATTAAATGTAAATCTTAACTGATTAGCATTTAGTCTTCTTACACCAAATCCTGGCTGCCATGTAGCACCACTTTGATATAACCCTTTGAAAACTAATCCACCATCATTGTTAGAAAGTGCGTAGAACCAAAATTCAACAGTATAATCGCCTGATCCCATTTCAAATAATGAACTGTTAGCAGCAGGAGTGGTTATATAATCTGTGGATCCATTGAAATAATTACTAAACGTAGTTCCTGTTGCAGCAGGAATATATGTGTTTGCAGAACTATCTAAAAATACTGTGTTATTAGCACCGTTAGTACCATCACCATGTAGTAGTAATGTATTATACGGAAAGTATGTATCAATAGGTGTGTTTAATGCAGTAAGTGTGCCAGATGTTGTAAATGTATGTACAATATTTGATCCAGCCAGGTTATTAACATTGGTTACTGTACCACCAGTGAATTGCTGAGGAGCAGGGTAGTTGAATACTACTATACCTGAGCCGCCAGATCCGTTAGAGTTTGAACCTGAACCTCCACCTCCTCCACCTCCTCCTCCACTACCAGTATTGGTAGTTCCAGGAGCACCCGATCCATTTGAAGCATTATTACCACTACCTCCACCACCAGTACCACCGGTTCCAGCAAGTGCAGAATACGGACTATAACCACCACCTCCACCTCCGCCAGCATATGCAGTATTTGAACCAGTAATACTATAATATAATCCAGTGCCACCGTTACCTGCTTGTGCATGAGTAGCATTAGTACCTGCAGCACCAGCTCCTCCTCCACCACCACCCCCAGTAGCATTACCACCAGCGCCAGCTGTTCCAGTAGCCGTCCCCCCATCATTACCTTGTCCTGCTGTTCCAGCTCCATTGTTGGTAGCTGAGCCGTTACCGTATGCACCTCCACCAGAACCTCCTGATGTGGCTGCATAACTTGGTGTTACAGCACCAGCACCATAACCACCACCCTGCATAGTTATAGTACTCAGACCAGTACCTGAAATAACTGTATTTGTTCCCTTAGTTGGAAGAGCAGAATAAGTTGCAGGCCCTGCACCACCTGCACCTACTGTAATCGTATAACTAGATGAATTACTACCTGCAAGTAAATTGCTATTATTACTAAAATATAAACCACCTGCACCACCACCACCACCAAAATCCATACCACCTGCACCACCACCAGCAACTGCTAGAACTTGTACGTTTACTTGTGTACCACCAGCAACAAATACATATGGAACCGCACTTGTAGAATTATATCTTTGTGCTGTATATTTTCTACCTGATGCAAGTGACTTGGTTGACATAATTAAACAATCTCTGATCCAAATAGACTAAATGCAAGATTAGCAGTGTTGTTTGCAAACACTGCAATAGAATCATTAGAACTCAAAGTTATACCAATTGTTAGTGATATACTATCATTTCCAGGAATTGCAGTATCATAGGCAAGATAGTGCTTGTTAGCTAAAGTATCACCGCTTCTGATTGCTGCTATTCTAAATGCTCTCGCTACGTTATCTATATTACAAATATTGATAGTAGAAATAACAGTATTAGTTGCAACAGGTACTGTATACACCGTGTTTGATGTATTAGCAGTTGGTGATACCTGACCTAGAATTTTATATAAATTTGCCATTTATTAACTTATGCTCCCATAAGAAGAAAACTACTTAATGTTTCTAAACCAGCACCAGCCGATCCTGTATATCCTGTTCCTATAGATCCAGTATATCCGATAAGACCAGTACCGTTTTCAAGATTACGAATTTCTACTAATGTGCCTACTGGTGGTGTGAATGTGAATGCTAATGTTGTTCCAGATATTGTATAGTGAACAACGGGTGCCTGAACAAGACCATTAACAGAAACTATTATGTTGTTCTGACTATTGACTGTATTTGTTAATGTAAATGATGTCTGTGTACCGTTTGCAGTAAACTGTTGTGATAGAGCATTCGTAGGTGTGGTAACAGAAGGCTGAATAGCAGTAACAGTAACCCACTGACTACTATCACCATCATCATAGTAAATATATGTTTCACCAACAGCACTGTTATACCATAGATTACCAGCTGATGGAGATCCAGGTGCAGAATCTGATATCGTTACAGATGCACCACCTCCACCACCAGAACCAGCAGAGCCTGTGTAACCTATTGCACCCTGTGAACCAGCATATCCAGCACCAGAAGAACCAGTATATCCTGCTCCAGCCGAACCAACATAACCTACCGATCCATCATAACCTGCTGAACCAGAATATCCAAGTGAACCAATTGAACCAGTGTAACCTGTAGATCCAAACGAACCAGTATAGCCTACTGATCCATCATAACCAGTAGATCCAAATGAGCCAGTATATCCTGTATTACCAAATGATCCTGTGTATCCAGTAGATCCAAACGAGCCAGTATATCCTGTACCACCTTGCGATCCTGTAAATCCCAGATCACCTTGTACACCTTGAGAACCCGTATAGCCAGTACCACCTTGTGATCCTGTGAAACCTGTTGTACCTTGATCGCCCTTTGAACCCACATAACCAGTAGTACCCTGAACACCCTCAGAACCAGTATAGCCTACATTACCTTGTATACCTTGTGATCCAGTATAACCACTAGTTCCTTGAGAACCTTGTGAACCTGCATAACCTACAGATCCTGTAAATCCAGTATCACCTTGAGATCCCACGAAACCAGTAGAACCAGTATATCCTGTATCACCTTTATTACCAGTTCTTGCAAACGTAATGACTGTATTAGTACCATTGGAAAATGATGTTACACCACTTAGGTATGATACAGGGACATCAAAATGATCTACATCTTCTGTGTGTGCTCCCACGATAGCAAACATAGCATAGTTAAGATTGTTTGCTACATCACGTATCGAGAAGTGACCTTTAATAGAGGATGTCGAATCATCTATCGTCTGTAAGAATGAATAACTGTTTGCTCCTAGATTGTCAATATAATCAATGAAAAGCGTAGTAACAGAATTGAACGCAGTATTATCAAAGTTTAGAAATCCATTAGCAGTAGATGTATGTGTTGTGTTTGTACTATAAATGTAATCAAAAGCAGCACCACCAAACTCACCAGTGGGACCTTGTGAACCAACAAATCCCGTATCACCTTTTGAACCAGTATAACCTGATGTTCCTTGACTACCAGTAGAACCTGTATAACCGGTACTACCCTGGGAGCCATCAAAACCAGTTGTACCCTGAGAACCCGTTGAACCTGTATAGCCTTGATTACCTTGAGACCCGGTTGAACCAGTATAACCTAGATCACCCTGTAAACCCTGTGAACCTGTATAACCAGTACCACCCTGTGATCCAGTGAATCCAACTCCACCAGTTGTTCCTTGAGAACCAGTAAATCCAGTTCCCCCTTGTGATCCATCATATCCAGTTCCCCCCTGTGATCCAACAAACCCTGTTGTTCCTTGAGCACCTTGGGATCCTGTATATCCAGCACCAGTAGAACCTGTATAACCTACACCTTGTGAACCTACAAAACCAATAGAACCAACGAAACCAGTATCACCTCTTGATCCTGTGTAACCAGTATCACCAATATCACCAGTTCTTGCAAAAGTTATAATAATATCAAGACCATTACTAAACGTGTTAGATCCAGATAAGAAAGTGGTAGGAACACTAAAGTAATTAGTAAAATGAGTATGATTACCAGTAATAGCAAACAATACAAAATGATTCGTGTTTGCTTTTTCCGTTACAGTAAAGTGACCTTTGATTGACGATGTCGAATCATCAATAGTCTGTAAGAAGTTATATACTGATTGGAAGTTATCTGCATTCTCGTTTATATAAAGTGTGTTAGCCTGAGATGCATTTGTATTACTGAACTTGAGGCCACCATTTCCAGGATCAGAGTTGTCTGTGTTTGCATTAAACGTATAATCAAATGCAGCACCACCAAATGTTCCTTGTGGACCTTGCGAGCCTACAAATCCAGTATCACCTTTAGAACCAGTATAACCAGAATTACCTACGTCACCTTTAGATCCAGTATAACCTAAAGAACCTAATGAACCTGTAAATCCAACATCACCTTGTGAGCCTGTGTAGCCTGTACCACCTTGTGATCCTACAAATCCTGATGAACCTTGTGATCCGGACGATCCAGTATAACCTACAGATCCAGTGAATCCTATAGATCCTGTATAACCTAACGATCCTATAGATCCAGTAAATCCTATGTTACCTTGTGAACCAGTATAACCAGTATCACCCTTGGAACCTGTATATCCTGTACCACCCTGTGAACCAACAAACCCTGTTGTTCCCTGCGCACCTTGAGATCCAGTAAATCCTACATCACCCTGAGATCCTGAATAACCTATCGATCCAGTAAATCCAAGCGAACCTGCATAGCCAGTGTCACCCCTTGAACCTGTATAACCAGTATCACCAATATCACCTGTTCTTGCAAAAGTAATAACAACATTGGTACCATTGGTGAATGAAGTGACACCACTTAAATATGAGATTGGAACATTAAAATGATCCGTCTCTTCTGTGTGTGATCCAATGATAGAGAACATTGCATAATTCAATGAATTAGCATTATCTCTGATTGAGAAGTGACCCTTTATGGAAGAAGTGGAATCATCAATAGTTTGTAAGAATGAATAACTATTAGCACCCAATCCATCAATATAATCAATGTAGAGTGCATTAGCAGAAGAAAGATTGGTATTGCTAAAGTTTAAGTAACCATCTGGCGTAGTTGTATGAGTAGTGTTTGTAGAAAAATTATAGTTAAAGGCTGCACCACCAAAAGTGCCTTGAGGACCCTGTGAACCAACAAAGCCAGTATCACCTTTAGAACCTACAAAACCAGTGACACCTTGAACACCCTGTGATCCAGTGTATCCAGTAGATCCAAACGAACCAGTGTAACCGATATCACCTTGTGATCCAGTGTATCCAGTACCACCTTGTGATCCTACAAATCCAGTAGCACCTTGATTACCTTGTGATCCAGTAAAACCAACCGAACCAATTGAACCTGTATAACCTACGGAACCAGATGTGCTTATTGTAAGAGTCTTAGGAGCAGTATTGCTTGTAGAAAGAACAATACCTGCACCATTAGCAATTTTTAAAGTGTCTTCACCAACAGCTATTATACTATCTTGGCCATCAACATTTATAGTCTTAAAACCAGAACCAAGACTTACAAATACATTACCCTGACCTTCATCTATTACATTGAATCCAGTAGAATTGTCAAAATTAATTGTTTTGACACTAGATACACTTACTTGAGGAGTGTTACCTTGTTGGTATACTTGGTTGACAGATAATGTAGCAGGAGGTGCTGTCCAATATACAGATGATCCATTTGATGCTAATAATTGACCGGATGAACCTAGAGAATTGTTTGCATTTAATTTATTAATGTATATTGTATTAGAAACGTTTACGTTAGTATTATTAGCACCAATTTCATATACAGAGGAGCCATTGCTGGAATATAAAATCCCATCAGCCAGATTGAGTGCTAATTCACCTGTTTGTAAAATTGATGTATTAGGAACGCGACCAGTTATTGAGGTGCGCTTCACCTGTATCAGATTATTTGCCATATGGCCCTCTTACAAACAGTATATACTGTCAGGAATCAGAATCATTTTTCTTTGTCTTGGAGTTAGCCTTATCTAAGGCTTTTTGTAACTCCTCAACTTTACTATTTAGCGATGCGTTTTGCTGCTCATAAAAAGATATCTGAGCTGATTGCAAGATGTTTGTCTTGGTCAGCTCAGATACAAAATTAACTAATTTTTCCACGTATAAATTAAAAAATTCAGGTCCCATAATATAAAATCTTTCTTAGTTATCAGAAAGTGCCACCATCAAGTGATGAGTAATAGAGATTGTATCCATCCGATTGTAGGAATGTACCTGCAGCGCCTGGATCTAGTTTTACTAATCCGCTTGCAACGTTACCCACAAGCAACTGTCCACCAGTGTATGTCTTAAAGCCAGTACCACCAGATGAAGCAGCAAGTGGAGTAGACAATGTTAAAGTGTTTGCTTGGATTGCAACCGCAAGACCACTAGTTGCAGTTATATTTAAATTGGTTCCGTTAGATACTAATGCACCAGAATTTAAATATGCCTGTAATGTTGCTTGATTGTAAGTATTATTGGCAGTATCAACAAATGTTGTTGGTGTTACTTGTAGACCATCAAATATTTTGTATATACCATCTGATGCATCACGGAAGAAACCAGTATGTTCGTGAGCACCACCGCCAACATTGTAGTTACCAAAGAAACCAATATCAAGAAGGTCTGTATTGGTATTGTTAGCTGCAAGTTGAATTAACGGGTCAGTAACAATATAAGATTCAACGTTAGAATATACTGCGTTACCAGTAATATGAACGTCACCACCAACATACAAGTCGTGATAAATTGTAGCAGTATTAGAAATAAAATTACTGTTAACTGTTAAACCATATACTTGTATTGTATTTGCTGCTGCAGTAACAGTAGTGTCACTAGAAGAACCTAACTGTAACTGAGTAAAGTAACCTGTGTTATAAACTGCACCTACTGTACCAATATTGAATGAATTATCTGAAGTAGGTATTACTGTACCGTACAAGCTACCATTAAGAGTAACTCTATCTTGGATTGCATCACCAAGAACAACGTTACCATTTAATGTAGTCTGGCCAGCAACTGTTAGCGAGTCATATGTAGTACCTGCTGCAGGGTCAACAAACAAACCAGAAGTGTTTGAAATAAGACCTGAGCTAGTTCCTAGCTTGATAGCAATAGTAGGAGTCGACCCTTCGCCAGAAGAGGTGGACATCATAATACCATTGCCAGATGTTATGCTAGCTACATAATCACCAGTTGTTTTTGTACCAAGAGCAATACCGTCGTCTTTAACTCTCAGTGCTCCACCAAATACTTCAATTGTAGAATTGTCTACATTTGCAGAAATTGTAGGTGTAGATGTTGCACCACCTGCAGAAGTAATAAGAACGCCACCACCTGCAACTACGTTAGCAACATATGCACCTTCCGTGTCAACACCAAGTGTTACACCATTTGCATTAGTAATTGTAACATTAAGAGTTGCATCGCCAAGATTGTTGAATGTAACGTTACCAGTTGCATCACCAGAAAGAGTCAGTTTTGGTGAACGATTGATTGTGCCTACATTAAGATTGTCAATGTATGTATTGGCACCTGAAAAATATAAGTTTCCTGAGAGTGTTCTAGAATCGGTATTCTGAACATATGATGGATTAACAGCTGCTGTTGATGACCAATATACTTGACCAGAACTATTAATAGCAAGAACGGAACCATCTGAACCAGTTGTGCCATTAGCAGTGATGCTGGTAATAGCAGCATTTGTAACAGAAAGACTGGTAGCAGTGATACTAGTAATATTTGCACTAGTAGCAGAAATGCTATTTGTATTGATTGTAGTAAACGTACCGTTAGAAGCAATGACTTCATTGATTCCACTAGTACTGTTAGCAACAAGCGCTTGGTTAGCAGTCAAAATACCTGGATTTCTTTGACCACCAATTGGAAGTACTTGGCCGTAGTTACCAATGAATACTACATTACCTGCAGCTGTAAACGCTAATTCACCATTTGCAAGCGATCCAGGAGTCGCTGTACTTTGGGAGCGTTTAATTTGAATAAGATTCGAAGCCATTTAAAAAGATCCTCCGTCCATGATTGTATTTGATATTGTTGTATCTGAAACGTTGATAGGTAATACTTTGTATTTATCTAAATCTGAAATGTAGGTAACGATATATCCATTAGCCTGTCCAGAAATATCTACATCAGCTAATAATTTAAATTGAGTTACACCCATTGAACCCGTGTAGCCAATTTCGCCTTGTGATCCTGAATATCCTCGTGGTCCACCTGGATCACCTTGAGATCCTTTGTAACCTACGGAACCTTGAAAACCCTCTGATCCTCTGTAACCAACCGAGCCTTGATAGCCAACTACGCCAACATTTTGCCAACGGGAACCATCCCATCTCCAGGTTTTACCACCGGTGACAGCTTCCTGACCGAGCGAAGGACTATTAGGAAAAATTAATGCCATTAAATTATTATATTCCCGTACTTAATTTATTTATTGTATTGTTTTTATTTCAGTTTCACAGGATATACCATTAGTTCAAATCGCCCGAAATAACAAATGTATTGGAACCACTATAACAAATTAAAGTAGCTATACCTTTTGGTGTTAAAATTCTATCGCCTGAATTACCTGTAGAAGACCAATACAAAGTAGTTCCCGTATTAGATATAATATTAACATTAGATGAGCTATTATTGAAAATAGTAGTATTGAATCCGGTTGTTACTATATCGCTATTAATAGTGACATTAGCTGAAGTTGATAAAAATTTACCATTATCACTATTAGCTATTACATATGAAGAAGATTGTGTTGATATATTTAAAATATTAGGTGATCCGGATGATCCTGTATAGCCTACTGCTCCAGCAAAATCAGATACTGTAAATTGAACCCATTGAGATGAATCACCATCGTTTATGTATACGAATTCATTTCCAAAATCCGTGTTGAACCATCTATCACCACTAGAAGGATTGATTGGAGCTATATTACTTACAGTATATAATTTATCAACTCCATTGGATCCTGTATAACCAGTACCACCCTGTGAACCTGAAAAACCAATATTACCCTGACTTCCCTGAGATCCTACATAACCCGTACCACCTTGTGAACCTGTGAAACCAATAGTTCCTTGACTTCCTAATGATCCTGTGAAACCAGTAGATCCTACATCACCCATAGATCCAGTATAACCTAAAGACCCTGTGTCACCTTTTGAACCAGTATATCCTTCTGTTCCCTGTGATCCAACATAGCCTGCACCAGTAGAACCAGTGAAACCTATTGTACCTTGTGAACCAGTATCACCTTTAGAACCAGTATAACCAGTATCACCAATATTACCAGTTCTTGCAAAAGTGATGATTGTGTTAGTGCCGTTTGCAAAAGAAGTAACACCACTTAAATAAGAAACTGGAACGTCAAAATGATCTACGTCCTCACTATGAGTACCAATGATAGCAAACATGGCATAGTTAAGACTGTTAGCAACATCACGTATTGAAAAGTTACCTTTGATAGCTGATGTTGAGTCATCTATTGTTTGTAGGAATGAATAACTATTTGCACCTAGATTGTCAATATAATCTATAAAGAGAGTAGATACTGATGTGAATGATGTATTATTAAAATTAAAATAGCCATCAGGAGTAGTACTATGGGTAGTATTTGTACTAAACATATAATTGAATGCAGCACCACCAAAATCACCAGTAGGGCCCTTAGATCCAACAAAACCTATATCACCCTTAGAACCTGTGAAGCCAGATGTACCTTGATCACCAATTGAACCAGTGTAACCAGAAGCACCTTGACTTCCTATTGATCCTGTATAACCAGCAGAACCAGTATAACCTGTTGCTCCTATAGAACCATCAAATCCTATAGCACCTTGTGATCCAGTAGAACCAGTATATCCTGTTCCTCCTTGAGATCCAGTGAAACCTATGTTACCTTGATTACCTTGTGAACCTATAAACCCAGTACCACCTTGTGAACCAGTGAATCCATCAACTCCCTGAGAACCGGTTGAACCAGCATATCCCACATTACCTTGTATACCTCGTGATCCTGTAAATCCAATATTACCTTCGGAACCAGTATAACCTAAATTACCTTGGATACCTTGTGATCCAACAAATCCTGTATCACCTTGAGATCCTGAGAAACCTATGTTACCTTGATTGCCCTGTGAACCAGTAAATCCTAAATCACCTCGTGATCCATCATAACCAGTACCACCTTGTGATCCAGTAAATCCTATATCACCCTGAACACCCAATGAACCTGTATAGCCAGTAACACCTTGTGACCCAGTATAACCCATCTCACCTGGAGGACCTCCAGCAGTTATACCCAACCATACATCTTCTGGTTCATAATAAATGCTAAGAATACCAGTATTAGAATCAAGCCACAACTCACCTTGATATCCTACTGGTGCTGCTTCATCAACATAAACGTTAGCATTACCACCTTTAGAACCTGTATAACCTAAATCACCTTGTGATCCTACATAACCTGTATCACCCTTATCTCCAGTTCTTGCAAAAGTAGTAATAACTTCCAAATCATCAATAAAGTTATTAGCACCAGATAAAAATGAAATTGGAACTTCAAAATAATTAGTACCATGTGTATGGTAACCTACTATAGCAAACATAGTATAGTTTTCTGTGTTTGCTTTTTCAGTTATTGTAAAGTGACCTTTAATAGCTGATGTAGAATCATCTATTGTTTGTAGGTAAGAGTATAAAGAAGTAAATGCAGAATCGTTTTCATTAATATAAAAATAAGTAGCTTGAGTAAGATCAGTATTGCTGAATCTTAAATACCCATTACCTGGATCTGAATTTGTTGTATTGGTAGAAAAATAATAATCAAATGCAGCACCACCAAATGTACCTTGTATACCTTGCGATCCTGTATATCCTAAATCACCTTGTGATCCAACAAATCCTGTATCACCTTGAATACCTTGAGATCCTACAAACCCAGCACCAGTAGATCCTGTAAATCCTACATCACCTTGAATACCTTGTGATCCATCATAACCGGTAACACCTTGAGATCCAACAAAACCAGCACCCGTAGATCCAGTGTAGCCAGTCAAACCAGCCATTAGTGATGTGAATGCCCAAATATCAACGCCGTTACCATCAGCAGAATTTTGAACAATTCTTATATAGACTCCACCAGGATATTTGGCATCTGATGGTACTGTGAATTCTCTTTCAACCCATGTATCATTAGCAATACCTGTATAAGATACTGTATGCATAGTGGACCAAGTGGAACCACCATCTTTACTATACTCTATTAATAGATCTTCTTCAGGTGGTTGTGCACTACTTTGATACACATAGAATGAACATTTTGAAACACCATATAGATAAGTTCTATATTGATTTGTACATGTTCTTGTACCAGAACCTGAATTGAAAACACCTATTGATGCAGTACCACCAACCTCACTTGAAGTTGTGAAACCTTCAGTAGTAGGGGTGGATTTTTCACCACCTACAAATATTACTGAACTATCAGCATCAACATCCAATATTGCATAGGATGAACCATACGTTCCTCTACTACCAATGTAACCTGTATCACCTCTTGAACCACTAAATCCACGTGATCCAGTATAAGCTGCAGAACCAGTATATCCTAGATTACCTTGTGATCCAACAAAACCAGTATCGCCTTGAGATCCTGTATAACCAAAACCTCTTGATCCAGTATAACCTTTGTCACCTAAATCACCTTTAGAACCTACATAACCAGCACCAGTAGAACCAGTATAACCTAACGATCCTGCTGAACCTATAAAACCTGTATCACCTCGAGAACCAGAATAACCAATATCACCTTGTGGACCAATGGAACCAGTATAACCTATTTCACCAATAGACCCATCATAGCCTGCACCAGTAGAACCAGTGAAACCAATTGAACCTGTGTCACCTTGAGAGCCTGTATATCCAGTACCACCTATTGATCCTGTAAAGCCAATAGAAGTTAATACACCCCAATATTCTGGATATGAGACAGGATTGTATCCTACATTTCCACCTGTTAGTGAAATATAAGATGAACCATTGTAGTAAACTACTTCTCTGTTTCCATAGGTAATTGCTACATTCCAATCACCCATATACTCCACACCAGCACTTCCAGTATAACCTGTGTTACCTAGAGAACCAGTATAACCAGTACCAGTAGATCCTGTATAACCTGCACCAGCAGAACCAGTATAACCTAAGCTACCTTGCGATCCTACATAGCCTGGATCACCTATGTCACCTACACGTGTAAGAGTTATAGTAGATACTGTTGTATCAATTAAATTGGAAAAATTATTACCAGAAGTAAATCCAACTGGTACACTAATCCAAGCTGTGTTTTCTGTAAGGTTGTTTATTATCGCAAAGGTTGCAAAGATATCTGCATTGGTTGAGGAACCAATGCGCATGAAGCCTTTAATACCAGAAGATGATGTATCAATAATTAAGAATGAATTGAAAGAATAAGAATAATCAAGAGCGAGCTTATTGATATACAATGTACCAATGTTAGCAGAATTTGCTACACCAGTATCAAATCTAAACGTACCAATACCAGGATTATCTGCAGTAGTATTAGCATCAAAACTATAGAGATAGTTTATACCACCAAAGTTACCTTGAACACCTTGTGGACCTCTAGATCCAACAAAACCAGTAGAACCTGTATAACCAGAACCACCGATAGATCCAGTATAACCTAATATACCTTGATCACCTTGAGATCCAGTATATCCAGCACCAACAGAACCAGTGAAACCTAATGGACCACTTTGACCTCTAGAACCTACATAACCAGCACCTGTGGAACCAGTGTAACCTAGATCACCCTGTGAACCTACATAACCAGTAGCACCCCTAGATCCATCGTAACCAGCACCAGTAGAACCTGTATAACCAAGATCACCTTGAGATCCAACATATCCTTCTGAACCTGTATAACCTGCTCCTGTAGAACCAGTGTAACCAATATCACCTTGAGATCCAACATATCCTACATCACCTTGAGATCCCACATAACCTGCACCAGTAGATCCAGTAAAACCTAATGAACCTGTGTATCCTGATGAACCAACATAACCAGCACCAGTAGATCCAGTAAATCCAAATAGACCTGTAGGACCTCTACTACCTGTAAAACCAGTACTACCTTGTGATCCAACATAACCTGCACCAGTAGATCCTGTAAAACCAATGGAACCAGTATATCCTATTGATCCTATTAGACCTTGAGAACCAACATAACCTGCACCAGTAGAACCTGTATACCCTAATGATCCACTATATCCAGTAATACCTTGTGATCCTACATATCCAGCACCAGTAGAACCTGTATAACCAAGACTTCCTGAAAAACCTAATGAACCTGAGTAGCCTACATAACCTCTTGATCCGGAATAACCTATAGGTCCAACACCACCAACAGAACCTGTGAAACCAGAAGTACCTTGTGAACCAGCAAAACCAATTCCTATTGATCCTGTGAAACCTTTGCTACCACTATAACCCAAACCTCCAGAAGATCCAGCTGAACCTACATATCCTGTATCACCTTTATCACCTTTAGAACCTACATAACCTATGTTACCTTGTGATCCAACAAAACCAGCTCCAGTAGATCCTACATAACCTGTATCACCCTTTGATCCAGTATAACCAGTATCTCCCATATCGCCCATTTTGGACAATGTGAGTTCTATTACTAGATTGTTAGAGAAGTTAGATGTTGAACCTGATGTATATAAAATAGGTAGAGTAAAATAATTACCATCAAAACTACTTACACCAGTAATGCTAAACAATGTCTGGTTGAGAGTGTTTGCTTTTTCTGCAATTACAAAGTGACCTTTGATACCAGAAGTAGATGCATCTATAGCATGAATGAAATAATATATTGATCCAAAATAAGCATCATTTTCATTAATATACAATGAAGTTGCTGAACTAATCGCTGTATTATTAATTTTTAACTTACCAGCTCCTGGATCATTATTTGCAGTATCTGTTAAGTATGTGTAGTCAAACGTTGATCCACCAAAATTACCAGCTGCACCTGCTGCACCCGTAGAACCTACATAACCTCTAGATCCATCATAACCAACATCACCCTTTGATCCTGTAAAACCTTGTGAACCTTCATAACCAGTGGCACCACGTGAACCCTGATACCCTTCTGATCCTTTGAAACCTACAGACCCTTGATACCCAGTAAGTCCAGTTACAAGACCAAAATATCTAACTTCAATGTAAGCATTGTTAGCTGGAGGTGTTGTGTAGACAAGCAAGTCATAGTCTACAATATAATCTACCTCAGGAGTTTCAATAAGGCCATTTGTGAATACTAAAATGTGTGCTGCATTGTTAGTAGGATCAGACAATGTAAACTGTGTATTACTTCCATTACCTGTATAAGTTGAAATCTTATAAGGCATACCAGTAAGACCAATAGATCCGGTATGACCAATTGATCCCACAAAACCAGTAGATCCATTATAACCACGTGAGCCAGCATAGCCCATAGATCCACCATAGCCCGATGAACCCACCGAACCTGTGTAACCTACAGAACCCTGATACCCCTCTGATCCTCTGTAACCAGTGGCACCAAGTGACCCTCTGTAACCTTCTGATCCTTGATAGCCAACATCACCCTGTATAATATCAAAATATCTAACTTCTATTGTTGCATTTAATAAAGGAGCTGATGTATAATTTAAAGTAGTTCCTGAAACAGTATAGTCTACACCAGGTGTCTCAATAAGACCATTTGTAAACACCATAATGTGATTTGGATCTGCCACTGGATCCAACATAGTAAATTGAGTGTTGCTACCATTACCAGTATACGTAGAAGTTTTTGATGGCTTGCCAGCACCAGTTGATCCAGTATAGCCTGCACCACCAGATGAACCAGCAGGACCTGCAGAACCAGTATATCCGGTTGAACCACCAGGAGGACCTGCTATACCTTGGTCACCCTGTTGACCCTTAGAACCAGTATAACCAGTTGAACCTATCGCTCCTGATGATCCTCTATAACCCTCTGATCCTTGATAGCCAGCATTGTCAGTCTCAATGAAACGGATTTCAATATCTGCTAAATTGTATGGTGTTACAGCAAGATTTAATGTGTTGCTATTAGATATGGTATAGTCAGTGCCTGGTACTTGTGTTAACCCGTTAATAATTACCAGGATATCATTTGCCGCATTTACGTTCCTAGAAAGCGAGAATGTATTGGCAGTACCGTTGGCTGATACTTGTTGACTATAAAAAATAAGAGACATCTATTGCCTTAATATAAGATTTGCTATATATTACAGAGAATCTGAATTATTTATGTTTTTGTTATGAGGTTGTTATGCCATTACCCAGTATTGCTATCCTTGATTTGATAGGTCTTGTTTATGATGGAAATACACTAAAAAATAGAGGTTTGGGTGGATCAGAATCTGCTGTGATTCTTATTTCACGAGAATTATCCAAACTTGGATTTCCAATAACAGTATTCAATTCTTGTGGTGAAGATGATAGTACACCAGGTGTATATGATGGTGTAAATTATAGGCATATTAACACAATTACGCCAGCTGATAAGTTTGATATTGTAATATCATCTAGAACTGTCGTTCCTTTTGTTCCTGAACACTACTATCACGGATTCAATCAAGCAACTAGATTTCCCTGCAAAATTTTTGAAAACATCAGAAAAAATGCAAAGATGAAAGTATTGTGGATGCATGATACTTTTTGTAATGGGGATAATATTCTTGAGGAACTAGCTGTTCAAGGATATATTGATAAAATCTTTACATTATCCGATTTTCATCTTTCTTATGTTGCAAACTGTCATCATGGCAGACGTCGCAATTTTGAAGTATTAAAAAATAAGATGTTTATTACACGTAATGGTGTAGTTAACTATTTTGACGAGGTAGATATCTCTGCAAAAGATAGAAACCTATTTGTATACAATGCATCAGTTACTAAGGGAATGCTACCGCTAATTGATAAAATCTGGCCAAAGATCAAACATTACATTCCTAATGGTAAACTAAAAATTGTTGGTGGATATTATAAATTTAGAGATGACTCACCTTTAGATGCTCAGGGTGAGACTCTGATGAAGCTGAAAGAAGAGCAAAGATATAAAGATCTTGGGATTGAATTTACAGGTATCATTACTCAGAAGCAGATTGCAGAACTTCTTGCAAAAGCTAACTTCTTTTTATTTCCAGGAGCATTTCCTGAGACATTTGGTATTTCAACTTTAGAATCTCTTACATACAACACGCCACTTATTGCAACTCGGTTTGGTGCATTGGAAGAGACTGCAGTAGAGATGGCAAACTATTTCATTGATTATGCTATTGAACCTAATAGTTTGTTTACAGAAATCAATACAGACGAGCAGATTAATCTGTTTGTTAATAGAGTAGTAAGAGCATATAATGATCCTTACCTTCATCAACAGAAGCAATATTATTGCAATGTAATTAAGGATGTCAATACATGGGATACAGTTGCTTTACAATGGAAGCAGCTATTTCTTAAACAATTTAACCAATATATGCCTGTCAATGAATATCGTCAGGTATCATATATTAATGATAAGATCCATAGAGTATTTGGTCGTAGATATAGTAATAAAGAAGAATGGAACACTTATAAAGGAGGTTATGAAGAGCATATTGCTATCGTCACCCCTTTCTATAATGCAGAAAATTATATTCTAAACTGTATAGATTCTGTTGCAACTCAGGACTATGACAACTACCATATGTACCTGATTGATGATGCAAGTACAGATAACAGCCGTCAGATAGTCAAGGATTATATTGAAAGTCTGCCTCTCCATATGCAGAGCAGATTTATTCTCGTCACAAACAATGATAATCGTGGTGCAGTTTATAATCAAATAAACACTATCAGAAATTATGTTTTAGATGATGATAGTCTGGTGATGCTGCTTGATGGCGATGATTCATTGAGAGCAGATAACAACATCTTCAATTTCTATAATCATTTGTTTAGTGAAAACAAGACTGAATATGCATACGGAAGTTGCTGGTCTCTTGCAGATAATATTCCTCTAATTGCTCAGCCGTATCCTTCATCAGTTAAGAAGACACGATCATACCGCGATCATAAGTTTAACTGGGGTATGCCGTATCCTCACCTAAGAGTATTCAAGAAGAAACTTACAAACAATCTTCAAGATGAGTTGTTTAAGGATGAGTTTGGTAACTGGTATAAGGCTGGTGGTGATAATTCTACATTCTACAATATCATTGAGCAGGCTGATCCAAACAAAGTAACAGCTGTTCAGGAGATCTTCTATAACTATAATGATCTTAATCCATTGAACGATTATAAGGTTCACGGTGAACTGCAAAATAAGAATGCTTCTAAGATAACAAACAAAAAGTCTAACATTCCAGATTTTATGAATGGTGTAGAAGAATCAAGAAGCGTGGTTACTCAAGAGGTAGGATCAGAAACATCTAACCTTGAAAATTTTATGGTTGAAACAATAACAAAAGAAGTGGCAGTAAAAAACATTATGAAAAAGAAAATCCTTATTGCAATTCCTACAGCAAAGAATATTGAAGCAGCAACATTTAAATCAATCTATGATCTAATCATCCCTGATGGATTTGAAGCTTCGTTCCAATACTTCTATGGATACAATGTAGATCAGGTAAGAAATCTGATTGCAGATTGGATTGTCAAGGGAACATATGATTATTTGTTTGCTGTCGACTATGATATTGCGTTTCCATCTGATACTCTTGTTCGTCTTCTTAATCACGATAAGGATATGGTGTCAGCAATCTATAGACAGCGTGTTCCCGATAAACAGACACTTGAAATCTTTGAAAAGAATGATAGAGGCGGATTCTCTCACATTCCGTACGAGAACCTTCGCAATGCAGGTCTGATTGAAGTTGGTGCATGTGGATTTGGTTGTGTTCTTATCAAGAAGAAAGTAATGGTAGATATTGGATATCCACAGTTCCAATATCGCTCTGCATTAAATCATAATGATACATTCTCAGAAGATCTTGATTTCTGCAGAAAGGCATCATTAAAAGGATTTAAGATTTATGCAGATACTGATCTGCTTTGCGATCACATTGGATCGTATGTATTTAAGGTAAGTTAGAAGAAACTTACAGGTGGTGCAACATTAGGAACAGTAGGCGTTCCTCCAACAACATCAGAACCCTTTTGCTTAAGTTGCGAAAGGGTTTCTATTGTATTACCAATCTTCTTTACAATTATTTTAGTTTCTACTGGTGCAGATCTTGCAACCGTAATTATATGATCACCGTAGTTTCTGACAACAATCTTACCATCACGCATTAGCGAGTAACCTGAGGATTGACTGTAACAATACCCTCTAGAATTCTAGAAGTTGTATTATTTGCAGTAAGTTCTAGATCATATACATATCTGCTGTTTGTTAGATTAGCGGTAACAGCAGCATTCATCGTCAATGATATTAAACCATTGGTATTTCCTACTGCAACATTCATTGTAGAGTATGTTGTAGACGTGAATGTTTTTCTTAGCTGGGAATTTGCAGAGTATCCAGTAACATCAAATGGATCACCATTCTGATCTATAAGATATACATTGTAAATAAAGTCTGCACCCTGATCAACAATAAGATTAGTTTTAATTGCCATTTTTAAGACTATCTACTTCTGCTTTGAGTTCTTTGATTGCTTCAATAAGAAGAGCAATAATCTTTTCATACTTGACAGCCTTATAGCCATCAGATCTCTGCATAACTACTTCTGGCATCACTGCTTCGATCTCCTGAGCAATTACACCAACATCATGCTTTCTCATAAATGTTCCATCAAATCCACCATGTTGCGATATATAAGCATCAGTCCAATCAAACTCAACACCGTTGATTGTTTGTAACTTATTCAAAGCATTAGCAATGTTAGTTACATTTTCTTTTAGTCTTTGATCAGATGAATAGTAAGCAGTGATGTTACCTGCTGCTCTTATATCACCAGCAACACCTGCAGGAGAAGTACCTACACCAATGCTTCTTGCAGTTATGTCTCTGATAGTAAAGTCTGTGCTACCATTTCCAGTGAAAGGTGCAGTGAAGCTTAGATTGCCAGAACCATCGGTAATCAACATATTACCGTTACTACCATCAGCAGTAGGTAAGGTAAATGTAGCACTTCCAGCAGCAGCTGCTGCTTTTAGTTTAGTATATCCACTAGTAGAACCATTAAACTGAACAAAGTCATTTGTGTTGATACCAGCAAGAGCATTAATTGGTCCATTAGATATCAAAGTATTAGCGGATTTCAATCCAGTAGTAAAATAATTATTTGATCCATTGAATACTGTATTTGAATTAAACGTTACAGTACCACCATAGAATGTTACATTACCGTTAGCTAAAAATCCATTTTGGAAATAATTGTTAGCACCATAAAAGAATACATTACCACTAAACTCAGTGTTAGATGATGCACCGACAATAGATATTTTCTTTGTATAGATGTTATCTATGTAAAGATCCGTTGATGTCATATAGCTGTTTACTACAAGACTTCCAGTAGGATTAGCGTAAATTCCTATACCATCTCTAGAAATATAAACATTAGCTTCTATGTCACCAGTAATGTTGGTATTAGATACTGCAATATATTGAGTATTGGTATAATCAGTTACAACATTGGTTGATGATACAATAGAATTACCTAGTGTAATAGTATCAGTTAAAACAAGTAAATTAGCACTCAAAGTTGAACCGCTAATAGTTGTATTTCCTATTGTAATGAAAGATTTTGTATATTGAGTTAGACCATCTATTACCATACCGGTAGATGATATCACATTATTAGTAGATGATGATGTCTTTATAATTAGAGATGTTGGAGATAATGTAGAATTTGATGATCCTTGACCAGCATACAAAAATCCAGCATTTGAAGAAGATACAGAATTAGCATTTAAATCACCAGTAATGATAGCGCTACCAACCGTTCCATTAGAACTGGTTGAAACCACTACGTTTGACATAGCTTCAATTAAATAGTTGGTTTTATCAACCCACTGGCCAAATGTATCATTAGTCAAATCTACATTAGCAACGTATACAGTCATTTATTGTTTTCCAATACCTTTAGTAACATGTTTTTAACATCGTTGATATTATCTTTAATAGAATCTACTTCACTTCTTAAAGTATTTATTTCATTTATAACAACAGGTTGGTCATCTTTAGCTAAATCATTGGTGTTAAAATAGTCTAAATTATCAACAATCTTTTCAAAATTGGGATCATAATCTATTAAATCTTCTCCAAAATTGACCATATTTTTACTATCTGGTTCAGCATAAAAATATCTATCAAAAGGATCTGTATTAGTTGCACCTATTGGCATAGAATTAAAAGATATTATTTTTCTGTATTTTCCTGAAGATTTATAATTATTAGATGAAGTTGAGTGTTGTAACCATGCAGGAAAAATAATCAATACACCTTCCTCAAATTTACTATTATATTCATTGTGCATTTTAGTTTTAGTATTTTTTATTCTTTTAGGTGTTATTATGTTATTATAGTGATAAGGTGAATAAAACGTTGTACCAGATGATTGATCATTGCCATCCAAATAATAAACACCAGCCCAATACGCATTGTGGTGATGGTGTCTGTGGTGATAACCTCCATCAGGATGAACAGTAGCCCACATTCCAGTTAAACCTATATCTGGTGTAAACCCATTATCCTCCATAACTACCTTCAATGATTCTAGTATAAACTCACTGAGAGGCTCAAAGATTTTTTCTTTGTGAATATTAGGAGAAGTAAAAAGTAGTCTACCAGTTTTAGTATTTTTCCTAAAATTTTCTTTATCAGAAAGATATTCCATCCATTGAGGCTTAAGAACACTATGATGCTTAAACCTAGTCTTATAAATTGGAATTCCAAAAAGATTTTTTCCTATTAGGTTAGTATTGATTGTATATTCAGTACTCTCATTTATCACATTATCATCATCAACCATTTTTTTCCAACACTTTCAATAACAAAGATTTAATATCAGATAATTCATTTTTTAATAAATTGACATCTTCTTTAATAGTATCTACTTCGTTAATACTATTACTTTTTAACAACATATTCTTTCTTTTTATTTTATAATCTTCTAGTGCCTCCAAATTGCTATTAATTAATGCTCCGGGATTATCTTTAGAAAATTTAAAATTATCTTCACTCATAATTAATACCTATTATATCATTAAAGCAACTGATCTAACATCTCTCATGTTTGGATATACTGCATTATCTGTAGAAAGTAATACAATTTTTATTGCAAATGTTGTAAAACCAATATGCTTAACTTCACTTCTATCATAGTACGTTAAAGTACCTGGTGAAATATCATTACCAACATCACCTACCGAATCTGCATATGCAACATATGCAGAATCTGCATTGCTTACAGAAGGTCTTGAAGAGTAAGCTTTTAATCCCCATGAATATTCTTTATAATCATTTTTATCTTGAGGAGAACTGTATAATGCATCCGTATTGTTTAAGTAGGAAAGAAGAGACCATTCTTTTGAATCAAAAGATTCTGTATCACTATTACTATTGATAAATTTAACATAAACTTTAATGTCAGTATTAACGGGTCTATAACCTGTAACCCAAACTTTAAAATCCTCTGATACACCATCGAGAATTACAGTTTTAGAAATATACTTACTAAGTGCATTTCCATAGTTTGTATTTTCATTGGTATAATCATTATTAATACGGTTATGAATAAGATTGAAATTCTTTGCAGCTAAATCAATCACAGGAGATTGATAAGGATTTAATGATACCATTTGAATTTCATAAGTAGCTGTTCCTTTTCTTCCAAATCCACCAATTGCTACTTCATTTGAATAGCTTTTAATTGATCTTTGAAAGTTAGGATACTCAAACAAAGTTTCATTTGTAGCAGTCACTCCAACTGTATCTTTAGTGGAAGCTGGGTAATAAGTTGTATTACTAGTGCCATAAAACAATGGTTTTACATACGTACCAGATGGCTCATTAATTGTAAATTTTGGAACAAATGCTTCGTAATAGATATCGTCTATAGTTGATATTATTGCATTTGCAACAAGATAGGTTGTTGTAATATAAGAAGTGTTTGATATATCTGGAGATCTATAAAATCTAATATTTCTAAATGATGTGTTATTGAATAATCCATTAGATTCTTTTAAATATAATACTCCAGAAACTTCATCTATATATTTTACTATTCCTACAGGATATGCTTGATTATTGGAAAACAGTATTTGGCTTAAGTTAGAAGAATTAGCAGCATATACAATATCACCCTGAGCTATTGGAACTCCAGAAGTCTTTCTGTATATTCCACCAGAAGCAGAAAGATCTAGACTCATATATTCATCTGCTGCGTTAACAAATACTGCTGTACCAGAACCACTTGTAAATTTAGCAACGTATAAATTAAATTTTATATCTTGACTTTCAACTGGAGTCCATGAATCTCCATTTGAAGATACAAATAAAGTTCCTGCATATGGCTGTTGAGTAATCTGTTCTCCAGTAATAATATCTTTACCACCAACCTCTGAAACCCAAACGTTATAATCTGGACTATTTCCTTCTGGATTTAGATAAAAAGCATAAGTTTTGTCTGATGATAACATAATAGGATGTTCAAAAGTGAAGATAGTTTCTGCTGATGCATCATTGCTAGTTGTGATGCTGCTGCTTCTCATTCTACCTGAACCTAGACGTCTATTTACATTAGGAATACCATTATCAGTTTCAACTACTGCCAAGTAAGTTCCTATAGTAGAACTTTTAGTTTTAAAATAAACACCTATTTGAGTCAAAAATAAACCTTGTAGTCCAGCTGTTTGAGTGCCTGACAAAGTAAATGTTTGAGCTATTGGATTTCCTGATAACATTTTATTACCCTAATTAAATTTATATTTTGTAAAATTCATAATTATCTAGTATTTGGGGATCCCCTTGAACCCCATCCCCCAGTACTACCAGTTCCTGTTCCCGTTCCTGTACCAGTTCCTGTACTTTCTGGCATACCACATGATGCTGGGTTTGTTCCAGTTCCAGTTCCAGTTCCAGTACCACCAGTATCATGAGTACCAGTTCCTGTACCAGTAGAAATAACTACAGGAGGAGGATCTGTTGTTTCCCATGTAAGTGGAGTTCCATTAGAAGAAGCTGTTGATGGTGTAAACTTAGGTTCGATCACTTGATATTGGAGTTTTTGTTTTGTAGTTGAAAGTGACGATGAATTATAGATGCCTTCAGCACTTGTTAAAATAGCACTGGTTGCTGTAATGTCATTTTGATCTATTAACATAAACACTCTTTCACCAGCTCTAAATGTATCAGAAGGAAGATTAAATATTAAATTTAAGTTTCCTTTGTCATCAGATACTAACGGATCTCCCAATGCACCTCTCTGTTGAAGCACATAGCTTGGATCATCAGCATGTGCTGCTTGATAAAATTTGGATTGATCTACCTGTCCACTAGTAAATAATGTTGGGTGAACTACAGCAGGAGCACATGCAGATGCAACTGATTTTTTATCAAAGAATGGATACAATCTTGTATTTGGTTTTAAATGGGAGGCAACTATAGCTAGTCTTCTTCCAACCATATAAGGCATTAAGGTTACATCTTTTACAAAGTCACCTAAATCTTGGGCTGGTAATTTTTGACTATCTACTTTTATATCTCTAATTGTAATAGTAGTATTAGATTGCCAATAATTGGTTCTTCCGGATTTATTAACAATTGTAGGATTACTATATGTAGTATCTATATCCTTAAATGCACCAGCAGCTGCGGCATCAGAAAATGGTTTAGATTGATCATTAACTATTGTTTGTGGAGCTGCTTGTGTGTTTACGTTTGTGTTATCAAAGTTGGGATATATCTGTAAAGCACCCTTGAAACTATAAAATGTTTCTGCACAATTTCTATAGGTAGAAGCACTTGGATTACCACCAAACAATTCATTTGTGTAATCCAAAGAAAGTATTCTACCAGATACCTTTACATTTGTACTATCTGTATCATCTAAAACAAATGAAGAAAATTTTTCATAAAAATTAGGACGTGCAATTGAAAGGTTAGAACTTATACCAATATTAAGTTCTGGTGATTGTGTATTCATAATGGTGTCATCGTTGAATGGGTCTGCAAAGATACCATTCTTAAATCTTTCGATACCATTACTATTTTGAATAGATGTTGTTTTTGTATCCAAAGCTAATGCATTCAATACGGTATAATATTCAATCTTTTTAATTCTTTCTTCAAGTGCACCAATTTCTTTCATGGTGTACCCTTTGATAGTATTAATTCCAACTTGTACAGCTATATCTTTTCTATTGTATGTCATGTCATTCAGCTTCTGAGAATGTTAGTGATGGATAAGGTGGAACATAAATGTCTGCTATCTTCAATCCAGAACTATTCAAAGCAGGAGGTTTAGGATTAAATGATGGAGTACCAGATTTTACTATCAGAGCACCTGTTTTGGTTACTAATAGAGCATCATATCTAGGAAGATAGAATTCTGCATTATACTGAAAATTGGAATCTGGCTCAATAGCAGCTTTTAATACTGATGTATAGAAAGTTGTAGTATTGTTGGCTGGATTGATAGTTGCTGTAGCAGATGTTGTAGCAGATACTGCAGTATTAGTTAAAATAGGTCTCACATCTATATAGTTTCTTAAATCATAAAGGTTACCAGATATATCTTTATATACAGGAATTTCTGCTGTCACAATAGCACTAGTGTTAGCTGTGTTAGCATCATCTATTGGATAAGAATCTACTGACATAAATGTTGCTTGAGAAGAAGAAATATTTGGTGTAAAATGATTCAGTTGAATGGTCATTCTTGATGCTGAAGTCAAACCAGACTTATATTGTGGCTTGACAGCAATAGATGCTAAACCATAATAATTGTCATCCTGACCGTTGTTTATAGTGAACCAATCAATTCTGTTTGGATTTGTATTTGAGAAATTAGCACCAACATGAATACCAGTAATTTTGTATACATCCGGAAGACCCAATGACCATGGACCTAGTGTACCAGCAGAATGTGAAGCACAGTTAATGTTAACAAATCTATCCTTTTTAACATCTTTTTTAATAGGAACTGCTGTGCTTCTTTGTATAGGAGCTTGAGCTCTTACGGAATATGTTGTTACAGTATCTGGATCAATTGCTACGTTGATTGACATTTGTGTAACTTTACCAGCAACAGATGAAAATGTAATTGTATTTCCACTTCCTGTAAAATCTATAGGAGTACCTGTCTTAAAGAATCTGTAGATTGATATAGATCCACCAGCAGGTGTAGGATTAACATTAGGTGTAAGTGTTATACTATTAGCACTATTAACTGCAGTAATAGTGTGATAAGTAGTACCAGATGTTGCTGAATATAGTTTAATATTATTACCAACTTTGAGTGTCGTATCAAAACCAGCACTGACAGAGCTAACTACAACATTGCTGTGAGTAACATTTGATACACCACCTATTGAACCCATGTACACAGTAGAAGAAAATAGATTTGCTGTTACATCGTTATTAAATAAAATATTAATATTTTCAGATGCAATATCATCTATAGTGCCAGCACCATAATTAAATTGATCTGAAGCTATGCTAAATGTTGCAGTTGCTTTGCCTGCTGATCTGTTGAGGTTTGCTGAACTGCTTGTATTCCTATAAACATATGTTGTATCATTTACACCAGTATTACTTGTTAATCTTCTAACACCTGTAAGACCAGTATCAAAAATTAAATTACCAATATTACTTTGTATTTGAGCATTGCCATTAGTAAGAACAATATCTGCAAATACCTTTCCATATGTTCCATTAACATAGAAACTTTTTGCATCTGCTTTAAAACTATATCCTGCATTAATTTTAATATTTGTAATATACAATCTATAGATTGCAGATGATGTACCCTTAGTACCAGAATAAAATTTAATTGTGTTAACAGTAGCTGTTCCTATCAATGTTCCTAATGGTGCAGAAGCAGAAATGTTTTTTGACATCACTTCTTGTGGTGTGTTATAAATGTTTATGGATGGAAGACCACCAACATCTAAAATACCAGCAACATCTGTAACAAAAATATAATTACCAAAGTTTACAGTAGCAATTTCATCTAATAAGTCTTGAGATGTAATACCTCTAGGAACTTCAATTCTTCTTGCTGCTTGATATTCTACTCTATAGCCATCAATATATCCTATACCAGGAGAAGATGTATAGTAGAATGTATTAGGATTAGATGAAGCTTCTACGTTGACCTGGAATGGCTTGACAACATAGTCACCAGATTCTTCTTTGGTTCTTTGAGCAATCATATCACCAATGATACTATAGATAGGATCTTGTGCTGTAATTGCTGCTGTAGTTCCTGCAGTCTGACTAAAGTCTATAACTGGAAGAAAACCTTCCGGAATAGTAACCGAGTTGTTTGAAGAATCATATGCTACTAGCTTAGGAACTAGTTTTAATCTATAAGCACCTGGTGCACTATAGTTGGGACTACCAATTGAATTATCATATAGTGAAGGGTCTTCTGAAGGCTTAACAATATATTCTGAAGTGCTGAATCCTACCTTGATACCAGAAACATTAGATGAATGTTCTTTAATAATAAAATTACCGGGATTGGATTTAATAAAAAATCCTTTTTGATATATTATACCCTGACCAACATGAATACCATGACCAACTCCAAGTGCATTAACTGTAGAGTTGGAAGAAAGAGTATATAGAGAACCAAGATAGTTAGAATAGCTAAGAGGACCCATCTTATCTTGACTAGATGAATAAACATCTATCATTTCACTAGTGGTACTAAATGTAGATACAGGTGTACCAGCACTATTTCCAGAATTAAGGTATAAAATATAAGCTCTGTTGGTATCATAGCTACCAGCATCGACAGCTGATTCTGCTCCAATAATTGCTTCAAATACAGCAGCTCTCAAACCAGTAGTATTAGAAACTAAAAGGTGAGAGTTGGAAAGATGAGATACATTAGCAGTAGGATCATAATTTCCCAATGTTAATGTAGTAAAATCTAACGTTGATGTATTACTATCTTTAAACTTCACTTGTTGAATGTTTGGATACTGAGTAAAATTACAACCTTCTACTATGCTTCCATCTTTGTAAATACTATCACCAAATCTCGATACTTGTTTTTGAAGTATAGTTTGAAGCTGTGTAAGTTCACGAGCTTGTACAGCAGTTGATGGGCGGAACAATATTCTATAATATTGTTTGTTTTCATCGTAGTCATCATAAAAAGGCGCCACATTGAAATTGGTCTGCAACTCAGCCATTATATTTCCTTAGAAATTAAAATACAGTTTAACATCTTCAGATCTCACACCAGTTCTGCTGATTGGTTCTATATTCTTATAATAATATACATTTGAAGAATATGGAACGAGATCTTTATTATTTATTGTAGAAATTATGCATGTTTTTCCAGATGTTAGTGATGTTAATGTTTCAAATGGCTGAAATGTACCTGAATCACTTAAAACAAACAATCTAGAAGAATCCATATGAGCCACAGTAGCTGTAGCCTTGCTACTAAAACCTTCCACGACCTCTCCTGGATCAAATAAACTTGAATATGTAACAACACCAAAATTTAACATTTGATTAAATGTGGAGCTATTGTAACTTGTTAAATTTGAAGAAGCAATAGGATTGTATAATAGAGATATTTGTCTATAATTAATCCAATCATAAAAATTATCTGATAAATTTGTACTGATTGATATTCCTAATGTGTTACAACCTAATTCAGAAACAGAATCATATCCATGTCCTCCTTTTGGAGAAATTATAGCAGTTGCTGTTGCATCAGAACCAAAATATGTATTGTTTGTAATTGTTACATTTGCATACGTATAATTCAAACCTCTATCAACGATTGTAATAGAAGATATGGTACCAGTATTAGAATCGACGTTTGTAACTGCTTTTAAACCGCTACCATCACCTGTAACACTAACTTGAGGATCAATTCTAAAGAGGGAAGTGGAAGTTAAGCCAGGAATTGGATCATTTGTAGTAACATACTTACCAGTAGAATTTACAACGTAATTTGATATTGTAGAAAGACTACCAGATCCAGATCCCGAATAAATGTAGAATGTAGAATCTATATAAGCACCATTTAATGTTGATGCATAGGTATTTGAAATTTTAAAATCTGTATTACTAATTACTGTATCAACATATCCATTTGCAGTAACATAATTATTACCGCCATTGTTTACCTTAATAACATGAATTGCACCATTTTCTGCAAATTGTGAAACAACTGGTGAAGGTATAATTGGTATGTAATCTACAGTTGTAAATTTTCTATTATTTGCTCCATTTATAGTATAAAGATATTTCCATTTGTATCCATCTGAAGTATCAAAATCACCACCACTTACTGTAAGTGACGGTTCATCAGTTGAAGGAACACCATAATTATTAAATAGACATTTGTATACACGATTAAGACTAGTAACTACATAATAATTTTTTGAATATAGATTAGGATCTGTATCATCATAGTAATCATATACAGTATTTGAAGACCATGTTTTCTTTTCAGCAATATATGCTAAATCTGATACAGAAACTTTCTTTCCATACAATACTTCTTTGTTAACATCATAATGTGTAGATGTAATAGATGAATTAGTTGCTGGAGGAATTGCATCATCTGGCCATTGAAAATATTTGCCAAATCCAATATAATAGTTAGATTGAGTATTTGCTACATCATCAATAAAATTCTTCACAAACTTGCTTTTTATACTCTGATTAAATATACCTGACATTAAAGATTTACCACCAAAGTTTCTACTTGTATGGTTTCCTCTGATTGTTTACTATCAATAATCATCGGCTTACCAAATACTCTGTTACCTACAGGATGCATTACTTGTTTTAATACGTTAATATATTTATCTAGCGATTTTTCAAGTTGAATTTCATATGAATATTCTTGATAGTAATCACTATCTATCATATACTTGTCTGAGTTGAGGAAGCTTCCTTCATCTGCCCAGAATCCTTCTTCGTAGCCAATAGCACTAATATCTATTGTCAATTCTGCTGTCTTGAGTTCATCAGCTTCATTGTAGAATACCAATCTTTCACCCTGTGTATTAAACCCAAAACCTGATGATGCTAATTCTACACTATTAATAACTCCGTTGGCTGTTGATAGCTCACCAGTTATCACAGCATTGTTTCCCCATATCTTACCACTACTATCTAAAATGCCATATCCATGTACTCTTTTTTCAAATACAAAAGACTTAACAGACCCATTGTAATTGTGATCACCTGATGTTGCTGCACCTAAAGCAGATATGGTACCGATTGTCATGTTAGCATAGGAAAGTGATGTTCCAATAATTGATCCTGAATTTGCAAAATACATCGTAGGCCCGTATGTATTTGCAGAAATATAGATCCCAGAAAAACTATAGCCATTAGCAAATGTTAGCGGATTAATATTATACGTGAATACAGATGTATTAGCAAGAGATTTTATTTTAAATGTGGCACCAGTTCCAGTTGAGGCTGTTTTATATGAAACAGATACTGGTGTATCTAAAGCATACCCATATCCACCATCTAACAATTTAAAATTTATATATCCTTTTGCAGTATCGTTTTGCAAAATAGTACTTACGTTAAACTTAAGACCTTCTCCAGTTGTATTGGATGTGAGAAGTACATCTCCAGGTGCATGATCTTCGGATGAGAATATAATAGAAGCACCAGTTGCGGACCCTTTGATAGTAGTAGAATCTAATATATTCATACCATCATATACAATATTCTCACCAATTATAAATGATGATCCTGTATTACTTAAAGTTATATCTGATATGTAGAGAACATGAGCAATTTGATAGCCAGTATTTACTTTGGTAGCAGATGTTACATATGCAGAAGCACCAGAGGTGGTACCTCTAATAATTTTTTTATTATAGGAATAGTTTAAGCTTCTCTCTTCAACTTCTAAATATGTGTTTCTTTTCCATTTACCATCAGAAGGTTTTAACATATCTTGCTGAGGAACATATATTTCAGCTTCTAGATTATAGAGAAGTCTAAAAAGTAACTTTAATCCCTCTATAGAACCTTTGGCTCTGTATACATCTAAAATATGTTTTTCTAAAAGCTTTTTATTTGCAAGTATGTTTTTAGGAATACCATGCATATACTTCTTGAGAAAATAATCAATGTATTCAGCAGAAACTTGATCAATGTCAGAATATTCTAACAACCTTCTTGACTTGTAAATAGACCCTTGTTGATCCATCCACTCGTAATAAGCTTTCACAAATTGTATAAAGTTGTCACCTTCTTCCTGATAGAAAGCTGGAAATTGTTGTCTAACTAATGGAGCAATTTCTTTTAAGTCTACTAGCATTATTGACTAAACACATTTATAGAAATGAATACTTTGCTATAATCAATTTTTAAGAACTTATTGTTTTGAACAATAATATCATCATTTGTTAATTTAGCATATATGTCAATCGTATTGGTATAATCGTAAGGATTCAATTTAAAGATTAGTTCGCCTGTATTATAATTTACTGTACCAATATTATTTTCTAAAAACACCTTTGTAGAATTATTTGATAGGAAGTAAATTCTTAGATTGCCAATACCATCATCTGTTATTCTTGCAGTATAGGATATACCATTTTTATAGTAAGTAAAGAAGCTAGATTTTACTACCTCATCCTCACTATCATTATAAGCAATTTGTACTGGTCTGTATATTTGGTTACCAAAACTAAATTTGTAATTATTATCAATTGTTCTAGTAGGAGTAATTTTGTAAATTGCTCTTAAAGATGTCTGGTTGCTAATAATAGCATCATCGGAAGAATCTATCATAGAAAGCAATTTAGATTTTCTAATATCATCTCCAAAATTATTAAGGTGTAAATTATCATAGTTAATTATTTGATTCAATACTTCTGACTTTAACTGCTGAGTACTTTTTGTTGTAAGTGAAGGATCAAACATAACTTCTGATGTAATTTCTACAAACAAATATTCTGGGTCTAGTATCACAGGTTCAGTAGTAATACTCTTACCAGTAAGATAATTAATTATTTCACTTTTTAAAACTGATGAAATAATGGGTGCATCTCCATATGGAATAGCACTTATAATTACTTTACCAAATTGTGGTGGATCAGCATTTTCACCTCCATAAACATTAACAGTTTTAATCTGAGGAAACTTTTGAAGAACCAATGTTTGATAATCGTCCGCTGTCACTGCTCTTCCTTGAGTAGCAAAATATTTTGGAGCATTTAAACGTATTGACTCTATATCTTCTCTTTCAGATCCATCAATAGCAACAGCATTTGTTGTTACTGTTACGCTATAAAGCCCACCTATACTAGTTGTGGCAGTAAACGAACTGGCTTTATTTGCTGAATCGCCATTGGTTGATCTATACTTTACTTTAATAATATTACCATTTGTAAGTGATTTTCCAAATACACCATCTCCAAATGAAACAGCATATTGATCTGATACTGCACCATCCACAAAGAATACTTTGGAAGTTGGAGTTAATCCATTGAGAGTATAAACTCTTGAAAATATTGAATTGGTAGAATCAGTAGATGAATTTATTACTGTAACTTTAATACTATTTGTATCAACATTGTTAGAACTTAATACAAAATTACTATTGTTAGCAACCGTAAAGTATTCTGTAACAATCTTACCTTCATAAACATAAACTGGATCACTTACATAATAGCCACCATTATTGTTAATAATGATATCTTGATCTGTAGAGAAGGAATAATTAACACCATCAACAACGGTACGTATAGTATAATCTTCCGGAACAATCACATATGAAGGTGTTGCTGTACCAGTATTAATACTAAATGTTACTTGAGCTTTTGCTGATGTTCTAGAACGAGGAAGATAGTTAAGTTCTTTCGCATGCGAAACTACCGATTGTTTGATACGAGCTGAATCTAAAAACATTTCACTTCCTATCATATTAAGATAGAAAGAATTCATATATGTATTATATGATAAAATATCTAGCAATGCGCTAAGGTTTGAACCTTCAAAATCATAATCTTGAAATTGAGTTTTACTTTGTAGAAACGTTTTAAGATTGCTCTTAATACCATCAAAGCTCAATTCTGATACACTTAAGAACCCTGTATTTGCCATTATCTTACTCTTCTTAGAACTAGGTCTAATGTAACTGGTTGAGTACTATTTACTATTGAAAAAACAATAGTTACAGAATAAGAGTTTTCATCTGGCAAAGCTTTTACAGTCACACTGTAGACGTTTGCTCTAGGTTCATAATTTACAATAGTTTCTCTAATTCTTTCCCTTAAAATAAATTCAGTATCACTACTTATATTCTCAAACAAACTTTGCTTAATTCCAGCGCCAATTCTTGGGTTGAAAAACCTCTCATAAGGATCTGTTAAAAGAAGGTTACGTATAGCCCTTTTCACTGCATTCTCGTTGTAGAGAAGCACCAGATCTTGTTTGATTGGATGAATATCCAAGTTAGTTGGTATATCTGAAAAAATAATGTTTGTTGCCATAAAATTATTTATAATGCTGATTGAATAGCTCTTAAGTATTGAGGATTATATCTTTGAATATCGTTTCCAGTTGATGCAGCTAGTCTCCAACCATCAGTAAAAGGGCGAGAACCAAATGGTGAAAATGTCTCTCCAACCATAACACCGCTGAAACCTAGCATGAAAGGAATAGCATTATCTGATCTTCTCATTTCTATACTGGATGTAGTTGGAACATTTAAAACGCTGCAAATATTTGTAGTCATTGTGCTGATATGGCTTCCAAAATATGTGTCAGTTGGAGGTGGTGTTGATGATCCAGTTAACATTCTAGAAACTACAGAAGCCATTGAAATAGCTCCTCCAAACGAACCAAAGTTTTGCATACCAAAACTAACTACACCACCACCTCCATTTGGAGTACCAAATGCTCCCACTCTTCTGCAGAAGATTTGATCTACAGCTGGAAGTGCAACCGGTGCTTCACCAAAGAATGATTTACCAGCATAGGTAGGAGGATACAACATAGGATTGTTAGCACGTTTAGAAGTTGCTATTCTAGTGCCAATAATAACCTCAGAAAGAAATCCACCTATTGCAGATCCCCCAGATGTTGAGAGCAGCATACTAGCAGCAATTCCTCCCAATTGTCCTAAGGATCCTAAAGCACCACCAAGTGGTGTTTGATCTAAAAGTTTGGTGATTGTTGCAGCTCCAACTATAGTTGCAGCTGATGGTATTGATGTTGCAGGATTTGAAACAGAAGCTAAAGCAGCAACAGAAGCAGTTCCTCCAGCAACACCAGCATATGTGTTAATTGCTTGACTAATTGTGCTTGTAGATAACCCAGGATAACCTCTTAAAGATCCACCATAACCCATTTGTTGATGAGATGTTGATATAATAGAAGGTCCTATTACTCCAAGAGCTAATCCTAATTCTGCAGCAGATAATGTATCGCCATAGCTACTTTGAGTATAATCACCATACTGAGCAACTTGAGAAAATTGTCCATATCTTTGGTTGACAGATGCAACTCCTTGACTTAAATAACCTACTTTGTAAATATCTGGTATACCTGTTATTCCAACAACGTTTCTGATATATCTACGATCAGCTAAATCAGGAACACCTATAACATCAGATATGTAAACTAAATCATCATAGCTTTCATTAGCAGCTAAGATATAAAAGAAACCTTCTAATGTGTCATATGGAATAACACCATATGTAGCAAGCTCTTGAGATTTTCTTTCTATTGCTTGTTTTTCTAATGTAGTTAGAATATAATTATTTTGTGTTCGAACATAGTTAGCTGGTGCAGTTTGCGATTTTAAAGAACTAGCTGATCCTGATAATTGAGCAGCTATATTGACAGCATTATTAAATGTGTCGTTAGATGGCATATGTTCTTGGTTGCCATAAAAACCAGGCTGTCTTAAAATACCTTTTTGTATTAAAGCAGCTGTGTCTCTATTGATTCTAGTATTAGCCAACTTTTCTACCCTCCAGCGCTGCTACTGCATACGAAAGTTGTAAACCTGCAACTTTACTATGACAATGAGGGTCTGCACAAGTAAACACTGAACCACCACCTCTTTGTCCAGGTTGTGCTGCTTCAACATGACAATGAATACCACCTTCATCGTTCTTCTCAAGCAACACCTTACTGAACGGCAGATTGTCTCTAACAAATGCAGCTACTTCAGCAGTAAATCCGTAATCAGGTTTATTAGAACATCTTATATCAACAGCTCCACCTTTACAGTGATTTGACGATGATGCTTTTGGTCTCCACCATGAGGAAATGTAAACTCGTGATCCAAACTTTTCATATAGAGGATCTAGAATATTCCATGCAACATTCTGAGCTTCTGTTAGAATACTCTTTATTTCAGATTGCGGTGCATTGTGAATACCTAGAATGTTACCAACTTTAATGTGTCTAGAAAGAGGTTCGTTACTATTGTATATCGATGTTGGAAGTGGAATTCCAGGAGTTTCTGATATACCATTACCATCAGATATACCAGCAGGCCTATCATATATTCCACTTCTTACAGCTTCTGCAGTTATACCAGTATCGTTTGGATTGTATTTGACTCCAGCACCTTTATTACCAGCAGCATAAGCCTCAGCTTGTGGATTAGGAAAGCCACCTTCATTCTTATGAAGTGAGAATTCTTCAGCAGACATTTTAGCCGCATTGAGAGGAAAGTCTGGAGCAACACGAAGAGATGTTATGCTATCAATAATAGTGTTTGAATCTGGATATTGAGAAAGCTGAGCAGCATTGACATCTGATGCACTATCTACAGATGGTGATCCGCTTGTCTGAATATCGGTAGCAGATCCTTTAATATTAATCTTAGCTGATCCCAATAAATCAATAGTTGAAGACGAATGAATGGAAGCAGCGCTTGTAGAAGATAGTTTAGTTGTACCATCAGCCTTAACTGCCAAATCATCTTTAGTTGATATCGTCATTGCAGCTTCTGAAAGAACTTCTAATGTATCTTTAGCATTAATACTAACTTTTTCTTTAGCATACATACCAACATTTTTTTGAGAATTAATCTCAACATTTTTATCTGATCTAATTGTGATTTCTTTACCTGCATCCACTTCTAATGATTGTGGCGTTTGAATTCTCAACTTACCTGCTGCTGTTAATCTATTATCACCAGCAACCATTGTAGTCATATCTTTGGCTACTTCTGTCATTTTTGTTCCATCAATTGTTTCATCAACAGAACCTCCTACAGATGTAATGAGATCTCTAGCAACGTTGATGTTCATAGCACCACCAACATTGATATCAAGATCACCTTCAGACTCAATAGTTACTTTACCATCACCCTTAAGAACAACATGACCTTTAGCAAATAATGTTAGATCACCGGTAGGAGCAACTACACCAACACCTTTCTTACCTGATGATATTAAATGAATAGATCCATCCGAGTCAATAACAATTGTAGCCCCACTATGATGTTGGAGAGTAATTGTATCAGAACCAAACGTGTTATCAATTACTACTTTATTTCCAGTTGCAGAAACAAATCCTTGAACATCGGTAGCACTACCAATACCACCCATATTACCAGCACCAGGTCCAGTTTGAGTTATAGTTTGATCACTGGTTTGTCCTGGTTTGTCTTTAACGTTGACTTCATAATAAGGTGCAGGGTTACCTGTACCAATTAACTGTGGTCCATCGTTTCTTCCAACACCATCACCTTCTCTGTTGGTATATGTTTTAACTGATGAGGGATCGTCTGCAAATCTTTCTAATGACATTTTAACCGCAATAGTTGTTATATAATGATGTTAGTGCTTGTTCTAGAGTAGTATTGTTACTTGATATATTAGCTGTGTTAGTATACTTTGAAAGCTCTCTAATAATTTTATATAGTGTTACTTTTTGTTGTTCTGTTAAAAAGAAATCAGATGCAAAGCTAGTTGACTTTGCAAACATAAAACTATCTTTGCCACCAATAATTATTATGTTAGCTGATTGTTCGTTTGCTGAAGCACCTTGATAAACAACTCCATCAACATCTATAATAAATGTGTAGCTTGAATAATTGTTAAGATTTACATTTTCGTTTCTCAATGTACCTGAAAAATTAAATGTAAGATTTTTACTATAAGCAACTGCTTCTGCGCTTACTTTATTCATACTACATTACCCGTATAAGATGTTGAAGCATATACTTTTTGAGCTTGTTTAAGTTTCTTCAAATAGTATGGAGATGAAGTATCAATTCCCCATATACCATTTGACTTAACATAAGAAGCATCGCGTTCATACAATCCAATGCCAACTACAGCATCTTCGATAGTTGTAGAACCAAGAAGTTTTCCATATGCTCTTTTCTCGGAAGAATGAAATTCATGCCAAATAAAATCAAGTTGTTGTTCTAGTGGAGGAAGTCCACCTTTGGGAGGAATACTACTAGCACCACAAAACTTACAAAGATTAATCAATCTATCTCTTTGCCATTGTGCAATCCCAGCAGATACTGCACCTTTGTCGTTTGGATTATATGCCTGTGGACTGATGTTTTCACCAGACTCCACTTGAAGGTTTCCAACTATTGCAGCTACAATAATTTTCTTGTCACCAGAAGCAGCACCTTCCTTAGCTATTCTTTCCCAAAAATAATTATACACCTTACTTTTATTATTGTCACCAGATAATTGAGTTGTAGATGGTGCACTATCTCTATCTGACGGAACATTAACGGGTGCAGAACCTGGTGAAACATTAGTGCCTTCTGCGCCAGAAGAATTGTTAACAGATCCCTGTCCACCATTAATAACGCCAAGAACAATAGGCTGTTGAGAATCGGCACCATCAATAAAGAAACCAAATACCCAGGAACCATTTACAAGATTGTGACTTAGGTTACCTCCTGATGTTTGCCCACCAGTTGTAGGATAAGAAACTATTGCCCAAGGTAAATCGCCATCAGAAACCTTTTCTATATTTTCAGTAGGATGAATACCAAATATTCTTACACGAACTCTTGCTCTATCATCGCCAACTTGCTTGACAACTCCAACCCACCATCTAAATCTATCTCCATAAAAATCATCATATATCATTATACCGTTCCTAATATTCTACCATTAGAACCTACGCGAGGTGAAGTGACTGATGAGTTGTAATTTGAACGATCTATCAACTTATTAAGATATCCATCCTTATGAACTCTTACAGAAGTAGCAGCTCTATATCCAGTAGATATAACTTGTTTAACTTCAGCAACAATGAATAAACCAGAAAGATATATGTCTGGATTAACAATATTAAATCCATGATTTTCTGGTATATCAATCCAAATAACTTCACCTGCCTTTATGTCCATATTAGCAGGAATTGTAAATGATAAATCTATTTGACCTAATGCAAACAATCTTTTTGTTACACGACCAAATTTTTCTCTAAATTGTGGTTGAGAAACACCATCATCACTATCATAATTTTGATAGTTATTGACTACATATCTAACTCTGTTAGCATATTCTGATAGAGCTTTTTCATTTTTCATACTTTGAATATATTCAGGTGTATTAAGTGGATACTTACCAAGATTAAATTTAGTATCATTAGTAGGAGATAATTCAGTAACTGTACTTTTGTAAGATTTTTGAAGTAAACTAATTTCAAACATTTCGTTTTGATAATAACCACCTGCAATTTTTTCAATAGATGAAAAACGTTTATTATTAACAATATTAGTAATTTGTTTTAATTTTTCATTAATATCTCCAGATGGAATATAATCAGAAATTTCAGTATCTGATCTATAGATATATTTGTTTTCAATAAGTTTATCTATTTTTTCTCTACTACCAGCAGCTTCTTCAATTAATTTTTGCAGTGTAACAAAATTGAATTGTTCAAAATCTTCATAAAAAATATAGTAGTAGTAATCTTCAGGATATTGAGATACAGCATATTTTGTAAGCCAAGTTATAGCTTGATAAGGTCTTAGATTGGGAATAACTAGTGTTCTTTTTTTAAGAGTAGGTTCAGTAACAAAAGGCTTAGTTATATTAAATTGAATCTGTGTATCTTGAAGAACATATTCAGTAAATACATCATCTGCTATTTTTTCTATATTATCAGAGTATGAGTGTTGTACGTACTTTCTTGTATTTTGTAGAAAGTATGGACTTATTAAATCTACGACGTACATCATGGATCTAGCTCTATCTCCAACCGAAATATCTCTTACACCTTTAATAATAAAATTAATAGTTTTTGGAACTGGAGATAACAAATTAATTGTTTTTGTAGCTTGAGATGATTTAGAATCTATCATATTTTGTTGATATTCAATAGTAACAAATTCTTCTCCTGTAAATGGATAGTTGACAAATAATCCTATTTGATCATTAATCAAAAGCTCTCCTTTAATTGATGATTCAAATAAAGATTGATATACAGTAAATTCAATAAACTGAGCCCTAAGGCTTATCTTATCTTGTCCATTGAATTTTTGAATTGTTACATCGTTAACAGTTAACTTTAACGGATTAAAATCTTGATCAGCCATTAATAAAAAGGTCTCTAAGTTTCTGTTTAAGGTTGTTAATATAAACAGGCTTAAGTAATTTTATTTCACGTTTAGCTTCATTCTTTTCATTTTCATATTCCCAAATTGACTTTGCAGTCCATCCAGATGGGCTTCCAAGTTGATCATATGTAAAAGGAGTAATTGTATAATTATAAGATTGTATTTCAGCTTCTGTATCGGAAGGCAATCCTGTGTAGTAATAGTATGCTATAGTATCATTAGTATTAGTAGATGCTAACTTATAAGCTGATATACCATATTTACTTTCCAAATAATTAATAAATTCTTTGTTAGTCATAATCCAATCTTTATAAGGATCGACAATATTATTGCAAAGATAAATTACCCAATCAAGAGTAGAATCTCCATAAACATTACTGGCTACAATATCAGCTCTTTCACCATCTCTAATTGTATAAGAGTAAAATGAATTATAATCTTTGAGATATTCTTGTATTATCTCAACTTCTACTGCAATATTAATTGAGTAATTATTATTATAAATTATTTTTGGATAATAATTAAATAAAGACATTTTTACGTATTATCTCTCTTATAGTGTGAGCTAGAAGATCCATTATTCATAAAATCATCTACATTTCTACCTTCACTACCACCAAAATCTTCTCTTGTACGAATATTAATTTCTTGAAAACTTAATTGAATATCTACATGTACAGGTTGACCATCTCTATACATAACAGCACCTCCCCCCGTAGAACTTTCAATACCCATAGAAGTAATAAATGAATCTCCTACAGTAGGAGTAACTTCTGAGGGTAAACCTTCAAATTGCAATCTAGCAATATATGGATATTCTAAAGCAAACCCACCAGAATTTTTTAATATTGCAGGATGCATAAATTGTTTAATGTAATTAATCATTTGGTTCATCTTTTTAGCTTCAGGTTCAGACTTTGGAGATAGTCTCCAAGTAAATTGAAAAGTTTTTAATTGAACACCATCAAACAAAGATGTGATGTGTGGGTTACGAATTACACCTGCTTGAGCTTGAGCTAAATTGCCTATATTTGCTCTTCCTATTAAAGCACCTAATTTTCCACCAACCAAATCAGATACTCCAGGAGATAAAGCTATAGTTCCAAAAGTTAAATTAGTTATTGTTTGTTTATTACCACTATTATATGCATTAACAAAAGCATCTGTTGCACCTTGGCCAGCAGCTAACATCCGATTAGCAGTTTCGCTCATATCACCACTTATGTTTCCAAGTACACCCAATGCCTGGCCATTAACATTCATGTTATAGGCATCATTGAGTTGAGATGGCAACGGCAATCTAATATATCCTTTCGTTTCAGGTTCCTTTATTCCGGAACCAGCAAAAGGACGATAGTATTCTCTCAAAGTTAATCTTGAGAAAAATTGTGGTTGCTTTTCTGGAAACTCGTAACGAGCAACTGTAGTTGAACTTTCTGGCATTGTTACCCCTATAAATACTCTTATTATTTATACGGTTTTTCGAAATGGCATATAAGGGAAAGTTCCATCCCAAGTACCCTCAAAAGTACAAGGGTGATCCTACAAATATTATCTATAGAAGTTTGTGGGAAATGAGATTCATGAGATATCTAGATCAACATCCATCAGTGATGTTTTGGGCTTCAGAAGAAGTTATCATTCCATACATAAGTCCTGTAGATAAAAGAGTTCACCGTTATTTTCCGGATTTTTGGGTCAGAATGAAGGCTCAAGACGGGACAATAAATAATGTATTGATAGAAATTAAACCCCACCAACAAACTAAGATTCCTGTAAAGCCTCAGAAACTTACAAGGAAGTTTATAAACGAAGCGAGAACCTATTCCGTCAATCAAGCAAAATGGAAAGCTGCTGAAGAGTTTTGTAGAGATAGAAATTGGCAGTTTAAGGTTCTAACAGAAAAAGAATTAGGATTAGATAAGTTTTAATGGGTATTTTTACTAACGTACTTGAAAGAGGTAGAACTAATAAAACCACTTCTGGTATTATCAGACCTGGTACTGATGAAGCTAGAGATTGGTATAGAGAGTTAGCACTTTCTATCAGAAGTGTGAGAGTAGAAAATATTGTAAGAAACAATGTCAAATTCAATCGTAATGTTATAAGACCTGGGTTTCTTTATTTGTTTAATTATGATCCTAAGATGAAAGAAGATTTACCTTACTATGATAGATTCCCACTTGTATTTCCATTTGAATTGACAGAGGATGGATTTTATGGTTTGAATCTTCATTATATTCCTCCAATCTATAGAGCTAGATTAATGGACAATCTTTATGGTCTAATTAATAACGAAAAGTATGACGAAACAACAAAGATAAGAGCTTCTTATAAATTGCTTAATTCTGCAGCTCGCTATAAATATTTTAAACCGTGTGTAAAAAGATATCTAAACAGTCATGTAAGAGGTAAGTTTTTGCTTGTTCCAGCTAATGAGTGGGACATAGCATTGTTTCTACCGTTACAAAGATTTGTTAAGAAAAATGTTAATACTGTATACAGAGATTCAAGAATAATAATAAACAATTCCTGAGGAAAAATAAATGGCATTCAATGTATATGAAATGTTGGGAACTTTAGATGAAGCCGGCGGCTTTACAAAAGCCTCTAAGTTTTTTGTTGAGATATATCCTCCAAGAGCTTTGGCTGTTAGTCCTACATTGTTTTTTCTTTGTGAATCATCCAATCTTCCTGGCATTACCTTGCAAACGGAAGATGTTAAAGTATATGGATATGGAGTAAATGAAAAAAGAGCTAGTGGAATAGATTTTAACGGTAATATGTTACCATTATCTTTTTTTAATGATTCAAATGGTAAGGTGTTAACTTTTTTTCATCGATGGATACAATCGATCTACAACTTTAATCTTAATATTAATCCTGCTGGAACATCAAGAGGTGTTCCTATGAATACATTATCATATCCAAAAGAATACTATGGAATAGTAAACATTTCACATTTTGACGATTCTGGTGAACAAATTATTCAATACACATTGAACGAAGCATATCCAGTTGCAATAGGTGATGTGCCAGTTGATTGGGGTCTATCTGATCAAATAGTGAGAATACCAATAAGTTTTGCATATGGTTATTGGACAGCAGAGACTTTGGATCCTGGTGTTGTAGACGAGAGATCTAGAGCAAACTATTATGCAACCCAATCAGTTCAAACAAGAACTGATTTTGAATTAAAGGCTGTAAGAGAATTATTGTTTATAACTTCTCCTTCACAAACTAACAGAACAGTTAATCAATTATCCAATCTTATAACATTCCTATAATATAAAGGTGATTTGTCATGGCACTACCAAAAATTAAACATCCAACATATCCTGTAACTATACCTTCTACAAAACAGCAGGTAAACATAAGACCTTTTACAGTACAAGAAGAAAAGCTGCTATTGATGGCAAGATCTTCTGAAAATGTTGAAGATGCTGCTAATGCAATTAAACAAATAGTAAACAATTGTATTCAAGAACCTGTTGATGTAGATAGGTTGGCAATATTTGATATTGAATATTTGTTTATAAAATTAAGATCTAAATCTGTTGGAGAATTAGTAGATCTAGAATATAATGATACCGAAACTAATGAAAACATAAAATTTAAAATAAATTTAGAAGATATAGAAATTAAAATTAATCCAGAACATAAAAACAAATTTATCATAGCTGATGATGTTGGTGTTGTTATGAAATATCCCACTCTAAATCAAGTTAGTCTTTTAGGAGCCACTGAAGACAATCAAAACAACACGATGGAAGTTTTGCGTAAATGTATTGATAAAATTTATGATAGTGATAACGTATATAATGATTTTACTGAAAAAGAAATGAATGATTTTATTGATAGTCTACCAATAGATAGTATGCAAAAAATTAGAAGTTTTTTTGAGACAATGCCTTCAGTAGAACATGAAGTTGAGTTGAAAAATAAGGATGGAAAACCAGTTGTTGTAAAATTGAAGGGTCTCAACAATTTTTTTCAGTAATGACCGGATATAGTAATATCGCGGTCTATTACAACACTCTTTTTTCATTGGTCCAACACCATAAATATTCCTTGACGGAGGTTTATGACATGTATCCTTATGAGAGGGATTTGTTCGTAGAGCTCTTAATGAAACATCTAAGAGAGTTAGAAGAAGAAAGAAAGAGACGAAATGGCTAAAAGCCCTAAAATTACAGCTGCAACTGGTGCAAAGATAGGATTTTCAAAAGAATATTCTAATACACCAGAAGGTAAAAGTCAAATTGAAAATCTTCTTCGTAAAATTCAAGCAGCTGAGGCAAAAGCTGCAGCTGCCAATCAACAAGCAGCAGATGCTCAAATTGAAGCTTCAGAAGCTCAACAAGATGCAGCTGAAACAATAAATCAAGCTGCTGAAACACAACAAGAAGCTGCAGACAAATTATCAAGTGCTGCTGATAACATTAAAACTTCTTCTGAAAAAATTCAAGCTACAAATGAAATTTTCAATGGTATTGGAAATTCATTAAAGGGAGTATTTTCATCTTTTAACGATTCAGTTAAAAACTTTGTAGACTCAATTCAAAATAACATTAATGGTCAAATTGATCAGCCAGTTGATTTAAATGACAGTAAAGGTATTTTAGATTTAATTGAACAAAGATTATCAACGTTAATTATTATAAACAATGATATTTTTGATAAAATTAATAATCAAAATACTTTATTTTCTAAAATGTTACTTTCACTAGAGAACATCTCTAAAGGAACAACAGCTCAGCGTAGCAGTGGCGGTGGTGGTAATAAACCACCAAGACCTGTCAACGTTAACACCGGTGGCGGTGGGGGAGGGGGTCGTCGTGGAGGTGGCGGAGTACTAAGTGAAGCTGGTGATATGTTTGCAGGAATTGGAGCTGCAGGAGCTGGAATTGGTGCATTCTTTTTAGGTCTTGCTGGTTCAGAAGCTATAATGGAAAAGTTTGGTACTGGAGAAAATCTTAAAAAACTTCTTATGAATTTAGGAGAAGGTTTAGCATCATTGGGTACTAGAGACCTAGTAGCAATTGGTGCTGCAATGGGCGTTGGAGCATTACTAAACAGAGGTGGTGGAATTGGTGGTGCTGTAGGAATTAGTACAGGTATAGGTGCTGTTGGTTTTGGAATAGGAGCTTTCTTTACAGGTCTTGCTGCAGGCGATGCAGCAATGTCGTGGATGAATACTGATATGGAAGCTCTGAAAAAAGCTATTAAAGGAATGGGTGAAGCTTTAAGTTCATTAGACTTGCAGGCATTGGAAGTAATGGGTGGATTACTTGCAGGAGGTGCAGCTGCAGGTCTTTTATTCAGTCCTTCCAAAGTTGCAGGTGCTACTGTTGGAATGGGTGCAATTGGATTAGGTATCGGTTCTTTCTTTGCTGGTTTGGGAGTTGGAGATAAGGCTTTAACTTGGATGAATGTAGATGGTGAAAAATTAACCAAGATGATGAAGAATATGTCTGAAGGATTTAAGGCATTTACTGCTGACCCTGCATCATTAGCGGTTCTTGGTGGATTGTTGGGTGCTGGAGCTGCAGCAGGATTGTTTGGTCCTGTTGCTGTTGGTGAAATGGGTATTGGAATGGGTGCTATAGGTTTAGGTATAGGAGCATTCTTTGGAGGTCTTGGAGCTGGTGATAAAGCTTTAACTTGGATGAATGTAGATGGTGATAGACTAGTAAAAATGATGAAAAATCTTTCTGAAGGTATCAAGGCATTTACAGCTGACCCTGCAACATTAGCAGTGTTAGGAGGTTTATTAGGAGCAGGTGCTACGATAGGATTGTTTGGACCTTCAGCAGTTGCAGGAGCTGCTACTGGTATGGCGGCCGTTGGATTAGGTATAGCTGGTTTCTTTGGAGCGTTTGCAGGATTAGATAAACTAGCATCGTGGATGGGTGCTGATGGATCAAGCTTAAAAACGCTACTAGTAAATTTAACAGCTGGTTTAGCAGGATTCAAAGAACTTAAAGATGTAAACTTACTTTCTATAGCTGGAGGACTTCTAGCTTTAGGTCCCGCCATGTTAGCGTTCTTTGGTTCTGAAGGTATTGCAGGAATTGCAGAATCATTTAAAGGATTCTGGAACTGGATGACAGGATCAGATGATAGTGGCAATACAAGTTCTAATAGAATAAAAAAATTAGTAGAATCAATCAAGCCACTAGGTGAATTAAACAATCTTAAATTTGATAAATTGGATGCATTATCTGCATCTATAAGCAATCTTGCTGATGCAATGACAAAAATGGCAGATGTATCAGTAGGAAGATTGCAAGATAACTTACAAAATTTTATTACGTCATTTGCTAGTCAAATTAAAAACTTAGATGTTCTAGCGCACGGTGGTATGTTAGAAATAACAGAACCAGGAATGTTGTGGGGTACAAATACCAAAAAAGTTCCTCTGAAAAAAGGAATACTAGATCCTTCACTTAGTATAGATGAGATGTTTAATGTTATTTCTAAAGTAAGAGCTATAATGGGCTCAACTGATGGAAATTATAATCCAGTACAAAATGATCAGTTAAATTCTGCTAAGAAGATAAATCAAAGTGCTACTGAAAAAGAATCTGGATCTAATGTAACAGTTAACAATAACAATGTTAATAACAATTATAATGGTGGATCTGGAGCTAGGGAACCAAAAATAGGTGGTAATGTAAAAACATCACCACCTAGATCAGGAATTGAAGAACGTTTATTAGGTCCTCCAAACGTATACGCAGCTACACCTTAATTGGTGTTAGCAAGCTTCTTGAAGAAGCTGAGATCTTCATCATCGTCCTCATCCCATGGTGCAGATTCCTGCTTAGGAATTGAAGGAGCAGCTGCTGCCTTCTGAGGAACTGGGAAAGCTTCATCTTCATCGATAGCTGATGGCACGTTCTGAGCTGAATCATTACCAACACCAAGAGCCTTCTCCAAGCGAGCCTTAAGTTCTTCATAAGACTTGAAATGCTTGTGATCAAGAAGCTCTTGAAGTGAATGCTGCTTGCCCCAGATTGCCTTGATTTCATCATCATCATTAGCAATTGCTGATGGTGCCTCAAACTCAGACTTGTCGTAATTACGATAGCCTTCTACCTGACGAATCTTCAACTTGAAGTTAGCACCATCCCAGAAGTCAAATGGATTGACTGCCTTCTCGTCAGCAAACTGAGGATGCATTGCTTCATTGAGCTTATCAAAGATCTTCTTGCCATACTTGAACAAGAACACCTTACCGTTATTCTCTGGACGAGTAGGATCATTAACAACAAGAATGTTTGAGAAGTAAGAAAGACGGCGCTTATACTTACGAGCAAGATTCTTGTTTGATTCGATACCAGAGTTCCACAACTTGTTGTTCATCTCAGATACAGGATCTGGCTTGTTGAACGTAGTCAGACTCTTCTCGATATACCAGCCACCAGGACCTTGGAACCCATGGTCCCAAATGCGTACGAAAGGCATATCTTCTCCGGCTGGTGCGGGAAGGAAACGAATGATCGCATAACCATTGCCGGCTTTGTCGACATCTGGTTTCCAGTAGCGATCGTCGTTGCCTGAGCCTTCTTGGGGAACTGTAGAATTGAGCTTGTTGAGCTCGGAGGTAAGTTTGTCAAAGTTAGACTTACGATTTTGCTTGAGTGCTTCGAAATTAATAGTCATTATATTCTCCGTTGTATGTGTGTTTCGATATGTTTATTATATGATACGATGTATATTAGATCAAGAGAATTTATTCTTCAAGATCTGACAGTATTTATCTTTATCATATTTTATAAAGGGATGGAGCTTCTTACAGTTCATTGCTATCTGTGGCCAAAGAACTGGATCAGCAATCTCTTTATTCCATTTACTGAAGAAACGTACACAGTCTTGGATAATGATGAACGTTTCTTTTGTAATCTTTTTTCGTGTGAGTAGAGTGAGAAGGTAAGGATAGTCACCTGGCTTTACTTCAAAGTTAGAGTCAAAGTTTTCTAACAAATTATCTATGTCAGATTCAAATGTGTATTGTAGTGATTGCCTACGTCTCAAAAACTCATTGTATTTCATCTGCTGGTCAAGACCAAACAAATCACCTACCCATAACTTTTGGTACTCAGAAAAGTTAGCCACAAGAAACGTGAGAGGATCCTCGTGTTTGGACAATTTATAAAACATATACTTGTCCTTGCGAGTCTCAAAAGAATGTTCTGTTACTCTTACCTTGCCATTGTACTTAAAGTAGTCGTATGATTGGGTAGTAAAGTGATTCTTAATTGCAGTGTATAGTTTAAATGCTTCAAAAGGTGTCATGTAAATTTTTTAATAAGTTCCGGAGCTATCCTGCCTATCTCTAGACCCTTCACTTCTGGCTTGAGATGTAAACTGGTGTCACCAACAACTGCGATTCTTCTTCCTTTGAATGGTTCTGTTGCCTTTGGATTAGCAATGGTACCATGATTTAGACCACCAGGGAATGCAACAAACATACCTTCATGTGGGTAGAAATGATACGTATTGAAGTTTGCAGTATTATATTCTCTAATCAAATTATGCTCACTATCTCTTCCATCATCCAATGCACCTGGAAATATTTCATTTGGCTTATGCATATTAGCAAAGCTGATCACATCAGAATTTTCAGGGACATCCAAATAATATACAAAAGAAATATCAGAAGATGTATGACTATGATATCTCATATGAAGATCATCTTTGTCAATAATTGACAACCAACATTTCGTGATGTAGATGTCAATCAGGTTTTCTTTATATCCTAGACCGTGGATGTATGAACGTATATTAGACGTAACCTCGTTAAAAAATATTTCTAATTGTGGAATCAGATGAATGTCTGTCTGACCATTGTACTCACCAGTAAGCAGATCTGACGTACTTTCAAATATATAATCTTTTAGATTATTTCTCAACAGTTGATTATATGTTTGGTAGTATTTGAATGTGCTTTTATATACAGCGAGTGGAAATAAGAACACAAGCTCAGGATCTTCAACAACACTCATATATGAAGTCTTCCTGACTTTCTGACAAGGTTTAGATTCTCTGCCTCTAGTTGTAGCTTTGCCTTGAGAACAGTACTTTGTTTAATAATAGATGCAGCTGTCTCTACCTCGATGTTGTTTGTCTCACAATAGTGAACGACGGCATCAACATATGACAGACCATTGAGACCTGCTATCCTATCAATCTCTTTTACAAATTCTGAAACAAACTCAGATGATGATTTTACTTTACCTATTCTCATGAATCCAACTTCTTGTATGCTAGGGTTACATTTGTTCCACCAAAACCAAATGAATTGTTGAGAACAACATTTTGTTTTTTGTTTAATAGAGATATGGGAAGAATAATGTTTAGTGAAATGGTAGGATCTTGTTGATCAAGATGCCAGTTTGGAATTACACTATTGGTCTCTAGTGATGTTATACATGCAAGTGTTTCTATTGCACCAGCTGCTCCAAATAAATGACCATGCAATGATTTAGTAGAGCTTACAGGAATATTATTTGTATGACTACCAAACAACTGCTCTATGCTTTGAAGTTCGACAAGATCACCCATCTGTGTTCCTGTACCGTGTGCGTTGATATATGTAACATCAGAAAGTTCAAAGTCTTTGATCGATTGTTTCATACATTGAACCTGACCTTCAACATTAGGTTTAGTTACAGACTCGCTTCCATTTGATATTCCGTAACCAACGATCTCACAATATATCTTTGCACCTCTATTAACTGCACTATTATATTCCTCTAGTACGAATATAACAGAACCTTCTGACATTGTAATTCCATCTCTGTTCTTAGAAAATGGCTTACAATCAGAACTCAGTGCACCCATTGCCTTCCAATAAGCAAACTGCAACTGATTGATGCATGCTTCGGAACCTCCGGCAACCAATACCTTGTGCTCACCATATGCAATCTTCTTATATGCTTCACCAATTGCAGTAGAAGAAGAAGAGCATGCTGTGGAGTATGTTATTGCAGGTCCTTTGATTTGATCTTTGAGTGCAATGAAGTTTGCACCCATGTTAACAACTGAACAAACCAATGCTGTTGGTTTGACCTTGCCTTTTGCAAATAATGATCTGTAAGCTTCTTCATATGCTAATGCACCACCACCATATCCAACACCAAGAAATATACCCTCTGGATAGTTGTTACTATCAAAGATTGCATCCTTATACGATAACCATGCTAGTCTTGTAAATCTGTCTGTTATGTTTAGATCATATCTATCAAAGTGCTGATCAATGTGTGTAAGTTGATCTACGACATACGCACTACTATCAAATTGATCTACTTTTGAACCTTTAGTACCATTTAGAAAACTATCTCTGACTGTTTGATAGTTGTTTCCTAAAGGTGTCCTACAACCAATACCAGTAATAACTACTCGGTTCATTTTTTATCAATGTTGTTGTATAGAAAATCTATTAGTTGATCAATTGTTTCTGTTTGTTGTTGAACAGTGATATTCAATTTGAGTTTATCTTCAAGTTCTGAAATGAATGTAATAATTTCCAAAGAATCTAACTTCTCATTTATGTTTTGTAGATCTTTTAACAAAAAGCTACCATCAAAAGAATTAAGATCAATATTGTATTCTTTTTTAAATTGATCAAATACTATCTGTCTTACTTGATCTCTTGTCATATCACTACTCCATAAAAAAGGTGGAGAGATTCTGTTTCCAAGCTCTCTCCGGGCTCATGCTTAAGCAGCAAGTGCTAAGCTAGGTGCAAAGTTATCGTTTGCATTTAGTTTTGTTGCATCAGTCTCAGGTCAGCCTTTACTACACCTGTCGATCCTGTTTCGTCCCCATCAAAAGCATATCCCTTGCCACTATCTCATCCGCTAGCAGGACTATTGAGACCAACGTCAAGGGTTGGCGGATATGCTTATGGTGGAGACGCCGGGTACCGCCCCCGGGTCCAGAATGTTTATTCTACTTCCGTCAACGACATCAGCATTATATTTATAGCACATTATATTGTATAAGTCAACAGTTTTTAAATTGATTATACAATACATTGTATGTCAATGCTTCTTCTTTCTACCTTTTTTACGATTGGTTGTACCACTCCAATCGGAACCTCCTGTTTTTTTCCAACTAGATTTACCATTAGATTTAATCTTTGTAAAGGAAGATGTTGAACCACTTTTATTTCTAACCACTTTGGTAGACTTGTTACTTACTAACGTTTTGGCTGCTTTAAAAAGACTCTTAAACATTATACCTTACCCCAGTCTATACTATTCCATATTCTTTCATTAACAAAATAGGAGAGTGTCCATAGGCAATTAATTATTATTGTAGGTATGATTGCCTGAGTCATGTTCTGACCAGTAATCAGTAGCATGATATAAGTTGTAAGGATAACAAACAATCTGTACAAAAGTGATTTGACTATTGTTCTTTTTATTGTTGCTTTCATACGTCATACCTTACCTTATATTGATGCCTTACTTCTAGTAATTGTTTAACAAAATCATCTCTTCTATCTTCAAACACTTGTGGTGTGTCACCATCGACAGATATGAGAATTACAATTCTATTTACTGGTATCTGAAATCTTTCTTCATACATTATTGCATATGCTGCAGCCTGGCAAAAATAGTTTGTAATATAATCTCTATTCTTGTGTTTTGTTGCAGTCTTGAAATCTATAATAGATAACTTACCTTTCCATTCTGCAACACAATCTACTGTTCCTGCCATTTGTAAGAAGTCAGAATATAATCTAGTTTCTTGCAAATGAATATTATCAATATAGTTATCAAGAAAAGGTTTTATCTCTCCAAAATTAATTGTATCATTATAATTATATTTACTTGAATCTATTTCTTCGTTGTCAAGATATTTCTCAAACAACTCATGCATGCGAGTCCCACGGACAGATGCCTTTGAACTTATCTTATTGGCTTCTTCGTTTCCTACTCTTTGTCTCCATTGTTGAATTGACTTTTCATTCATCAATCCTGTAACCGTTGTCACCGATGGATAAAGGGCACCGGTAGGTGACTTATAATACCTACCGGTGTCTGTATTTACTTGTTCTAGAACTTCTTCATCAAGGGTCTTTTTGAGATGTGTGAAGTGCTTGCGCTGGGCTAAAATGTCCTTGAGTTGCATTATGTACTATTCCGTTTTCTATCATATTCTTTTTAATTATAAAGTCTTTTACTAGCCCAGATCTAACAATATCATTTTCATTAAATTCTATACATGAGAAGTACTTAGGCATCTTATTAAGTATCTTCATGAACTTATGAATGCCTTCTCTTTCATCATCCCATTTTAGATCAGTCTGTCTATAATCTCCACAGAAAATAATCTTTGAACTTTGACCTACACGAGTAATGATTGTATTTAATTCTTGATATGTCATGTTCTGACATTCGTCGACAATTATGATTGTATTGTCTAGTGTGAGGCCTCTAAGGAAAGATGAGGTCTCAAAATTTATCATACCTTTTTGTTTTAGGATTTCGTATGCATCGCCTCTGTTGAATAACTCTGTACAGATAGCTTGGTATGGTGCTTCATATACTTTTGATTTATCTTTTATTGATCCTGGAAGGAATCCCATATCGCGAGAAGGGACTACGGAGCGAATTATTGTAACACTGCTATAATCTCTATACTCTTCTATTTCTGATAATGCAAGGTAAAGTGATATGAACGATTTACCCGTACCTGGAAGACCATGAATAAGAAGATGTTTACCGTTTATAAATTCTTTAAATACTCTCTCTTGATTTGCTGTCTTAGGTGTTACTGTTTTAAGTTCGAGGTTATTTTTATTTTGTCTTTGCTCCTGACGCTTTTGTTGCTTTAGTAGTCTTTTTTCTGCGCGGGATAATCTTTCCATATAGCACCTCGTGTTACCATGTGTTAATAGTATTCTTCCTCCCACTAGCACTTTTGATACGCTTCAAGACATCACGAAAACCAGAGTCAGGCTTCTTGAGGCCTAACCTGGTTGGATCCGCTATATTGGGAACGGAGAATACTTGTTGAAGATGTGGATTGTTTTCTGTGTAGGCGTCGTATTCAGAGATCGGCATAGATATGTCGAACTCTTTATTGGTCTTTGTATCTAAAAAAGTATAATTAGCCATTGACACCTATACCTTTAGACTTCCAATAAAATTGGACGTCATCTTTATTTAGCGGATCCAATCCTTTAGATCGCATTTCTTCTTCAACTAAATCCTGCAAATATGCTTTTTCGTTAAGATTTCTAGGATTATAATATTCATCTATAATATTGGTAACTGTTTGTTTGCTACTATCAAGAATCTGTGACATCTAGGAGCTCCTGTCTAAGTTTTGTCTGAACACGTTTCAATGCATCTGGTTCATGATGATGAAAAACACTAAGTGTTTCTGTCACGCCTTTTTTATGACCCTCAAGCCAATAGTAAAATGCTACCGCTGCTAAAAGCAGAGTATACAATCCTGCAGTTATAATATTGTCCATGTTATTCGTCGTCTTCGTAAGATAGAAGTCTATCTAAGTTTTTAGAACGAAGAGCATTTTCATAATTGCGATAATGCTTTTGCATTTTTTCTCGCTTCACTTCTCTAAAGCTGAGATTCTCTTCGTCTATGTGATTGTAGTTATATTTCTTCTTAGTTTTAAAATCAATTTTGTTAGATTTAGGCGAGTCGTTCATTCTTTAATAAATCCTGGGATAGCTTCATTAACAATGTCTTTGGTAATCCCTTTGAAGGGACATTTCTTATCTTTCATACTTAGAAGAAGTTTAGCATCATCTGCATTTATTCTTTCCAGTACATCGATAAAGATTTGCTCTCTTCTTATCTGTTTAAGATTAGGATTGCCACCTTCCACAAACAAATAGAATCGAGAAACTTCTTGGATGAATGCTTTTGGTTCATCAAACTTACTTTCCTTGTAAGGAGGTACACCTTCTGGAAGTAAAAATTTTAAATCAGGATCAAACCAAGCGGCCAAAACCGTACGAACAGTAAGATTATTAATTTCTCTGAGAGCCTTGACTCGATCTTCTTTCTTTTTTATTTCACTTATTTTTGCAAATGTCTTTGCTACAGAATCCATCTTATATTGAACTGGCATTAGAAATCACCTATGTTTTCCATCATGTTTTTGAGTTTGAAATTAATGAAGTAATTAAACAGCTTACTTTTATCCTTACCTTGTTCGTTAATATATTTATTAAGAACTTCTGTTCTGATACTTTCAGGAACCATTGAGAGATCAACCATGTGTTTATTACGCATAAAGTTTCTGTCAATTTGGCTATCTAGTAACACTGCACCATCATTATAAATCTTATTTATTTTCTTTTGGGTAAGAGGCTTCTGACGCTTGTCTGAAACAAACGTATCATCATCTGAAAGCACGTTTGGAATTCCGTCTCCAGCATCACCTTTAAGAATATGCTCCAACAAGAAGCGCTCAGGGTTATCGTGATTGATCCACTTCTTTCGAACAGGATCATACTGTTTGACATTATTAAAAGTCTGGAGCTGCACAAAGTCCTTGTCACCAGAAAGTATCAATATACTTTCACCATAGTTCAAATCCTTGCCAAATTTGTTGACAAGTGAAGCTATAATGTCATCTGCTTCGGCAGATTCTACCTGAATGACACGATAAGGGAAGTTTTCTTTGATCTCTAGTTTGATCTTATTGAAGATCTCAAACACCTGAGTCCAGTTGATCTCAGACTCTTCTCTGTTCTTTTTGCGATTGGCTTTGTAGTAAGGAAAGATCTGCTTACGCCAATAGTTCTTGTCATCACATGCAATTACCATCTCACCATATTGATCACCAAACTTCTGTTTGTATGAACGTAGTGAGTTAATAACCATATGACGAAACAATCCCTCTTCGATAGGAATGTTTGTGTGATTTCCCAACTGCATCATCAAGTTGGAAATCATTACTTGGTTAAAATCAACTATTATCATGTTAAAGGTTCCACCTAATTTATACTATATTAATTATATAGTCTATCGATTAAGTGTTCAACAGTTTTTCTTCTATCAAATTGTCAATTTGACTACGAGCATCAGGTGTTAAAGTCACAACAGTATCTGCCAATTCTTGGAATGAATGATTAAGATTTTTTGTAGAATATACCATTGCTTTGATGGCTTCTTCTACAAAAACAATATACTTTACATTCTGTTCATCTGGCTTTACAGTGATTCCATATGATGCTAGAACGGAAAAAGCAGCTTCCATCACATCAGAACATACTTCATCACAATAGTCTCTTCTGACTTCTTCGATATGTTCGTACGATTGTTCAATTGATATTGGAAAATTTTCAGCGCTTAATTTATTTGGAAATTTTACTATATTATCCATCACTGTGCCTTGTAAGAGGGCATATAATATTATTTATCATTATTTTAAACGCTCTCTATGATTACCGAGGCAATTGCGAGGTCTTTTTCATCTGATATTGACAATTGAATATTATATGTTTTATCTTTACCTACTAAAAGAATTAATTTAGTTAGAGCCTGATTCTTTAAAACTAGTATAGGCATTCCGTTGTCATAGTTTTTAACTGTAATGTCTGTAGGAACAACATCGACAAAACCTGTACCAAGAGCCTTGACAAATGCTTCTTTTGCTGCATACCTTTTTGCATAAAAAGCTGCTGGTTTCATCAAACCAGCAGCCTCAGCTTGTTCTTCTTTTGTAAAGATGGTGTCTATAAATTTCTGGCCATACACACTACCAATTGATTCTTGAAATCTACTGATCGTGCAAATATCGACACCATGACCAACAATCATTTGACTACTCTCAGCAGGATAATGTTTGGATTAATACGGTCAGAGAATGCAGCAGGCTCTGACTTGATCTCATCCATCAACTTACGGAGAACAATTTTGCCACCTGACAGAACAGTCTTAACATATTGTTCTGGCTTACGACCAATACGTTTTGTCAAGGAAGTATCGCTATCATAGCCATCAATGCTAGAGCGGTGTACACTGAGCCCACTATGGCCACGAGCACGGAACACGCTAAGAGTTTTAGACTTAGTGTTAAACGTCCATAATTCTTGAGCGCCGATAACCGTTGCGGGGTCACACGATTGTAATTTATACTCATTGCTTTCTTTCTGATATTGAAAATGTTTCAACAGTTTCTCAGTAGTAGGAGCTTTCTTCTTACGAGGTGCGCGAGCCTTCTTTACATTGCCTGCAAAGCGTTCACAATCCTCAATAAGTTTTAGTACATAACCAAGTTTTTGCTTGAGTTCATTCTTCGTGTAGTGTTGGTAGCCTTCGTTATCTTCTGTTAATGCATACACATATTCATCACGTAATGGCTTATAAAATTCTGCAATCTTCCCTGCATGCATTGCAGGAATCTGATTCTTCTGCAGCCATTCATAGATATTAACAATCTCACCAGAATCAAGAATAGCCTCGACATCTCCAATGATATCAGAAACTCGTTCTCTTACTCGTTCCTGAATAGAAGGTTTGTTCTTAGGCTCTTCTGGTTTCTTTTCTTGCTCTACATGGTTTGTGGCATTCTTGATAGTATCAACAACACGCTGCAGATCTTTAGAATCTAACTGCTGCTTGTTGTTAGTAGCAATCCTACAAAGCCATGCAGATGTGAGAGGTATAAACTTCTCAGGGATGTGATCAATCATCTTGATTAGCTGCTTGTCACCTGTGAAGTAATCCTTAAGATAGGTACGAGCCTCCTCGTTCTCACACATAGTGTTATACCACGTGAAAGCCTTTATCATGTCAATCTTGGACTGTATGTTCTTTGGCTCATCACCAAGATATTTCCAGTTAACAAGATAGGTCTCGCTCTTTGTGGAGCGCTTGACCTTCTTTGTTTTTACTTTAAGTAAGGATTTAGCCATTCTTTGTCACATCAAATGTAAAGAGAGAAACATTACATGCACCTACACCTAAGTGATGTGCATCATGATATTTCGAGAAGTATGTATCGTTCTCGACATCTAGCACCCAGCACTTGCCGTACGTCTCGACCATCCAATCGACAAACGAATCTAGTGCCTGTGAATCCTCTTCATCAAGATCACCCTCATCGCCGTTGATAAGGATAGGAGCCCAGTGTGTAGGAAGTTCAAAGTGATCGATCTCAATAGCCATTAGTGTTGTCCTTCAAAATAACGAACATCTGCATCAGTTGTATAAGGATCCTTAATCAACTTGCCAATCAAAGCCTTCCTGAGACCATAGATCTGATCTAAGAATGCTTCTGCAAGACCATATTCCTCAGAATCAACAGCCTTGCTGTAGTTTTCCTCAATACAATCAAGAGCAAATCGAATCTGCTCAATTGTAAGTTCTGAATACTTGCTCACTTTTTCATCTCCACTCTTGATATTATTAATATATGATATTTTCATAAAAAAGACAACAGATATTTAGTGCTTGTACAGATACAAACACAGCCATAAAAACATAAGCCACGGAGTAGCCCATAACACAAAAACAAAAGTGGCCCAGATATTAAGAATAAGACGAAACATTGTTAACTCCTTATATTGTAATAATACGATCTAAAGAAAATAAAGTCAACAATTTTTTTAATAAAAGGGGAGAGTTTATTCTCTCCCCTTTTTTTGTTTTTATGAATTAAGAGAAGGATGTAGAGGGAAGGATTGAGGATAGTAGTGAGTGTAGTAGTTTATTAGATTTTGGTAGTTAATATTATATGGAAGATTATATGTTTGAAGTTGTTGTAAGAATTGTATTTTTTGTTGGATTGTGTTAAGGGATTGGAATGTTGAGTAGATATAATTGAGGTCCATTTCAGTTCTCCTTTACCTTTATAATATCCGATATTTTAATAAAAAAGGCAACAATTAATTTTTCGTGTAAAATCAAGAGGTTAGCTAACCCTTTGAAAACACACAATTTTTTTTCTGTTGCCTTTTTTATGAAAATAACGGATGATAATTATAGTGAAAAACAAAGAGATTTTCGTATGAAAAACGCTAAAGATTACAACTATTTAGTAGAGATTGTTTTCAAGGATAAACGCAGGTTTGTCAGGAAAAATCTTACGAAAAAACAAGCGGTTACGGAGTACAATCGTTATCTGCGGGATATGTCTATTCTCCAGATTCAACAGGTTGGTTGGGAACTGCAAAAATAACTGTTGTATTTTTTATTAAAAAATCGGATATTAATAATATGAGCAATGGAGAGAAAAATATGACTGAGCAAGATTTTATGATGTATGGTGTCTCAAAACAGACTATTGAAAATGTGTATATCAATTCTGGTACAACTAAATTAGCTGGTATTGAAATGACTGTTATGGGTATTCTTTCAGATGCTCAGCATGTCTTGGAGCACGGTGATAGAGAAAGTGCTCGTAAGTATGTAAATATTGCTAAGTACATTCTTTCGGAAATGATGGAGCAGAAACGTGGTTAATTATTCAAATCTAGATATCGACCAAACCCGTCAACTACTTGACATGTACGAAAGCATCTATTGCGTTGCTATGGATGCTGCTGTTGATAAAGATGATATTGAGTATGCAAGTTCAATCTACCGTAGCATACTCCTTACTCGTTACGCACTAAAAAATAAACTAGAGAAGCAGGAGCAAGCCTGATATGAACACTATAGATTTGAAAGAATCTGAACAATATTTCTTTACGCATGGTAGTCGTATTCTTAATACTATCTATCCTAAACAATATGTGTTCTATAGTAAGAATCGTTCTTACATCACAAAGAAGATCGATCAGAAGGTTGCTGATGGTTTCAAATTGAAATCACAAAGCGTCAACAGACCAGATGGTACAATCAGAGTTGTTATGGAGAGAAGCCAATGAAACAGATCACTATACCTGTTACGTTCAATGTTTCCGACGAAGCTTATGATGCATATCATGGTTGCAGCTACATTCATTATCTTGAACAAGAACTTGCTGATATGATGTTTGGCGCATTCCGTAAATTTGTGTTTATGGGTTCTGTTAATCAAGAGATTATCAAATTGGCAGAAGATATGAACAAGCAATTTGAGGAAATGGAAAAAGAGTATGCTTGATATCAAGCTTCTACTACAACAAACATTAGATTCTGCAAAGAAGCTAGCAGAAGAACCTATGCCTGATTGGTATAATATACACGATTATTCTTCTGGATTTTATTACGGAAGAAAGTCTGCTGCTCAGGATAAAATTGATTTGATAGAAGAAATTCTCAATCAATTAGACAAGAGATCTGAGTAACCCTTCCCATTCGCCTTTTCTTCTATCCCAGCTATAGAAGTAATCATAATAACTTTTTTGGAAACCAAGGTAAGGATCTTCTTTACCTTGGTTGTTTCTTATTGTATTGATTGCATGCTCAAGAGTATGAGCAAACTGCACGGCATGTGCGTTCTTATTTTCTGTCCATGGATACATCATTGCAAAATTAGCACATGTCTCGGGGAGTGCTGCATAGTTAGGACACACGACTAGATTCATTGCTGACATTGCTTCAATTACAGAAAGACAACTCGTCTCTGGCCAGATAGATGGGTATGCATAGATGTGAGACTTCTTTAGTGCTTCTCTTACTTGTTCGTTAGGAACTGCACCATGATACGTTATCTGAGGATGCTGCTTACAACGTTCAAATAATTGTCTGTATGGTTCATCTCTCTGTTCCCATCCATATATGCTAAACGAAGAATATACATCAAGGTGAATATCTTTATACTTCTGTGCGAGCTCATGAAACACGGGAACAAGTATTTCTAGACCACGATGTGGTGTAGTATGGTATATCAGATTGATTGTATCATCATATTGTTTTGTTTCAATGTCAATTGGATAAATTGCATTCTTGATCACAACGGATTCAGAATAAGGAAGACCAGATGCAAGATTATAAAATTGCATCTGCCAATCTGATACACAAACAATCTTGTCAAATCTTTTACGTAGGTTGGGATCTTTGATATGTTCTGATTCTGGATCAACAGGTAGATCGTGCAACCAGAGAATCTTTTTCTTGTCTGGATCTAGATCTCTGACTCGTGATGGTATGATCTGAAACTTTTCCAAAAGATCAGCAGGCAGTGAACTGTGAAGACGTTCCTGCATAAGCTCTGTGCCACCACGAGCATTTTTACTTAATTCATTTTTTTCCATAACAAAATACTCATAATATAAAAATCAATCTTTAGGTTTAAAGATCTTACCTGGTAGTTTCAATTCAACTTTTTCATCTTGCAAACCAATCAATAGATGGGCAGCAAATGATAATATACTCCAAGCACTAAATCCTACAGCTACTGAAGCTGCTATAAGATTATCTGATGATAAATTCCAGTGTAGCCACTCTAAGAGTACTGGTGCAAATACGATTGCAGCCATAACACTCAGACCTGATCTAATTGCCGCATCCCAAACATTTTGAGGTCTATAGAACGCCATAAACGACACCCCACCTATTAGCCCACCTAGACCGGTCATCATCTTGACCATCAACGGTGTTGAAATTGGATCTGACATTAGTATTCCTGACAATGTATAAAAACTAATGCTTTTATTTATGAATACTAATTATTGAATCATAGCGAAATGAACGCCAAGAATCCTTTTCAACATCCCAAACTGATAAAATATTATCATTTATTTTCTTTTCACGATCAGTTTTTTTCTCGTGAGGTCTTACGATATGCTCCATAAGAGTACATTTCATATCACGTTCTGATCCATCTGTCTTTGTAAACTTAACGTTGACAATTCCAGATTGTAACATATGAACGATAGTAGATTTAGAAAGCTCCGTCACCGTGTCCACCTGCTGTCTCCTCAAGATAAACTTTCAACTCTTCATAACCACCAATACGCTTACCATCAACAGCAACAATTGGAACAGTTCTTACACCCGGGAACATCTCAGTGAGTTCTGTAATACCAATATCTTCACCTACTGTAAGATATCGATAATTAATTCCACGTTCGTTGAGTAACTGTTTTGCAGCTACACACCAATTACAATTTAGTTTACCATATACTTCAATCATTTGACATCCTTATTCCCATGTCCTTGTCTGATCTCTTCCATGGACCAAATGCAGCAGGATGATTACCTTCAACTCTAATAAAAGGCTTGTTTGTTTCATTCTTGTTTGGGTTAGGAATAGTGACCATAGTCTTCTTTCCTCTTGCCCATTGCTTAAGCTGATTCAAAAGTTTATCAGTATAACTATGATCTTTTCTCATAGCCTTTACAGTCTCTTTTGATACACTACCATACTTACCTTTAGAAACGTATGTCTTTCTTTTCTTGGCTGCCATAATCAATCATCCTCTGATACATCAATAATCTTTTTTTCAATAACACTCATACAAGCAATACACTTAAAGTAAACCATACTTGCTTGAGGGTTTCTACCATTTAATGCAAAATTTGTGAGAACTAAGGATCTGTTACCTGAACCACATTTAGGACAATTACCTACTACTACAGGTACATTACTACCCTGTTCAGCACAGACCCTTATTTGTTCATCACTTCTTTGCATTCTTCTTTGTGTTCTTTGCTTTTGCTTTTGGTGCAGCTGCTTTTGCTTTCTTTGCTGGCTTTGATTCAGCTTTGATAGCTTCTGCAATCTTTGTTTCTACTTCTTTAAGTTCAGCTGATGCTGTTTGTACTACTGCTGCAGCTGCATTCTGTACTTTTACTTCTACTTGCTTTACTTCTTGTTTGACTTCATTGAGTCCAACACCAAAGAATTCTTTAAGCCAATTTAACATTTTTTAACTCCTGTTCATATCCATATTTACAAATAAAATAACTGTCAATAATATCTGAAGATGGGTTCCATTGGTTATCTGATAACCCTAGCTTCTTTTTAATATTATATCCAGTGTTTTCTTCAAACACATCCTGTAATAATTGTTTGTTGGCATTTCCTTTGCCAGTTGCAAACTTCTTAATTACAGTAGGAGGAACTATAGTATAATCATAGCACCTTCTAAACAAAAAGTGTTTAAGCAAGCCAGCATTCTCGGCTATATTAAACACCCTGCCTGTCGATCCCATCGAGTACCCTTCTATGTATACCTTAGCATCTTCAGGAATCTTATTGATTGCCCATTTGGCAATATTATAGTATCTTTGTTCATCGCTGTAATAATCTTCATGTTGATCGCCATGAATATTATCAAAATCTACATCATATTTTTTAGTATCTGTCAGGTAATAAAAATTACACTTTGAGAAACCAAAATTTTTAGAATCACAAATACATACACAAGGAGATGACAAACTATAATCAATACCAACAATAACCATATAAATTAATTATTCATCCTCACCATAATCAAAACCATCTTCATCATCTTCATACTTATCTTCGTCTTCATCATCCCATACATATCTGCTCAAAACATTGTCAAATACATCATCTTGACCTTCGCTATCTGAAGCATCTCTTGTGCCAACAAGGTCAAACAATTTTCTATATATTTCGCCTCTTGTTGCATCTTCTCTAACAGATTCTGTTAAAACTTCAATTAGTGCATCCCAATCCATTATTATTTTCCTTTAGTTTATTGATGATCTGCTTTCTTTGATCATTAGTATATATACGCCATTGTCTAATCTGTTCTACAGTCCTACCACACCCAATACAAATAGATGTGACAGGATCTAATTTACACACTTTTATACAGGGTGTCAGAATAGTTCGCATCCACCACCAACACAAGCAGCAGAACCAATTGTATCTACATCTATATATTTGACTTCTTTTAACTCATCTTCCCACTTAATGTCTGAGATAGTCTGTTGAATCTTTTCCCACTTGTGTAGTAGATAAACATCCTTGAAGCAGTATTCTGCTTTCTTAAGATCACCATTAAAATAGTTAGTGGCAAACTTCTTGAAACGACGAATCCAATCTTTCTTAAGAGTGTTCTGATGATTATCTGCAGTAAGATCTTCACCATAACCGTTTGCAGTCATACAGGCAAGCCAAAGATTATCAAACGACTTAAGAGCCTCAACAATAAGACCAGATGCCATAATTGCACCTGCACCGTACTTCTCAGTCAACTGAGCTGCATTCAATACCTGTGTGTTTGGTGCTTGGAAATAATCCTTATCACCCGTCATAGGAAGGAATGAAATACCAGCAAAATAATTGCGGTTGTCATAAACATAGTTTTCAATCTCGTCCCAATTGTCGACGATAACAGTATTAGACACATTGTGGCGTATGCCAGGATGAGCACATCTATCAATATTCGTACCTGCATTAACCCAGAACTCCTGTGCTTTCTTAATTAGATCAAGGTGCTTGATACCAATGAGATCATCCTTGAAGATTGAGCCTTCTTTAGCAACAACTGGGAATGAAACAACATAGTCAGTCTTACCTGCTGACCATGCTGACTCTTCTACCATGTTAGGATTAATTCTCTTGATTAGTTTTGCAACTTCTGTATCTTTGTTTAACTGAATGTTACGAATATACATTGGAGAGTGATCGGCATGAATACCAGATGCAGTCATGAGAAGTACTGATGCATTACCAGATGGCTTAACGCATGTTGTACGAGCAGCAGGGTTAATACCAAGAAGCTCTGCTACTTCTTTGTTTGTTTGCTTGACAATCTCTGCACCCTTTGCAAGGATCTTTTCATCAAACAATGTTTTAGGATTGTTCATCCAGCCTGTTACAGATACACCGAGCAGTGCCTCACGGTCAAAAATTGCCTTTGATGTTTCAGAAAGAAACTTAAAGTCTGTATAACCAGCCTGTAGTGTTCCTAAGATAGAAGCAGCACGACATGCCTTATAGAATGTTTCTTCGTTATCACATTGACCACCGTTGATCTCAGTGAGATTACATCCTTGCCAACCTGACTTACCATCAATCTGAGGATACATACCAATCTCAACACATGGATTAGTTGTAATATCTTTATCATCAACAAAGAAGAATCCTGGCTCACCATACTGCTTGATTGATGTCATTAAGGAAGCAAATTGTTCTCTTGTAATTTCATTACGAACAATAACAGCACTGTTGTTAGAACGACCGCGCTGTGGGTTATCAATATACCAACTACCAGTCTTGGCACTTGCCATCTCTTGATCGTCTGCAGAGAAAAGACAGATAGTAGCAGAACGGCGAACGCCGCCAGCAAGCACTGCATCAGCAGCATGCATAACAATATCATAGACATGGATTGGCCTCAATGATGCGGTCTTCTCGTTAAGAGTAAGACCTGTTAAAATATATTCAATACGATCTAGTGAACGACGAAGAGGTTCTGGACCTGGTGCCTTGAAACCTCCAGAAATCTTTGATCCTTTAGGACGAACTAGTGAAAGATCAAATGCTACCTTACGGCCTGCATATTCAGGAAATTTACCACCATTTTCAAAGAATGAAGACATAAGAACATCTAGTGCAGTTGCCCATCCTTCAATAGAATCTTCTACTGTATGAAGTTTAGGAGCCTTTGTACGATGTATTAATTTAGGAAGCTTTCCTACATGATGAGACTGAACAGAAAATCCTGCACCAGCACCACAAAGAAGAATATAGAACACTTCACCAAAGAACTCAGGACGATCTGCATATGATGATGTACAATTATACATTCTCATCTGATGTTTGAATAGTTGCTCACCACCAAACTGTAGAGCGCGCTGTGCACCAAGTACTAGCTTCTGCTTATATGCTGCAGCAGCCTCATCCATATAACCCATTAACTTTGATGACATCTTGTCTGCATAGAAACCAGAATGCATTTTCATAACACGGTTAACAGCTTCTGACCATGTTTCATAACGACCCTCTTCTTCTATGAAGCGAGCATAACCTTCATAAAACTTAGCATCGGAAAGTAATTTTTTTGTATCTTTATAAGCTGCAACCATTTCAGACCTCTTTTTGTTTTTCTTTTAAAATAATTTTATTATCTTCTATAACCCATTCGAGCTCAGTCTCTCGATTCCAACCAAGCTCATTAACCATTTGTTCAGGTATCTCAATATAGAGTTCGTTATCTATATCCTGTTTTATTTCTACTATATGCATAATCAATCTCTACTATAAAAACCTGTATTAAACGCAAACGATATTCTATCCTCACCTGATAAATTTTGCTTCACCTCATGTTCAACCCAACTAGGAAACATAATTAAATTACTTTCGCTTGGATATATACCCAACTTTGAACTATTAAATATATTATAGTTTTTCATAATATCTGTTGGTGTGAATAATGATATTAAATTTGAAGGATGCTTTAGAACTAAACTACCAGAGTTTTCAGGAATCTTAACATAATACACACCAGAAATATATGAGTTTGGATGAATATGATTTGAATTGTAGCTGTATGGATGATTAATATTGATCCACATACTTTCTACTCTAAGGTGTAAACTATCAATAAACTCTATGCTATTTCTTATTTGCTCCAGTCTTTGATTTATTTCCTCAACTAACGGCTGTACTATCGGTTCATGGTCAATAAAGCTACTTTGCCAACCTCCCATATTAGTATACTTACGACCATCAGTGTTTTTCATTTGCTGATATGCAAATATTTCAAGCTTGTGATTATCAACAGTAAGTTTATCGGTAACCAACAATGTTGAAAATATCGATTCCACCTTCACTATACCTTACTCCACTGTTGAAGTCTCATCTTAGCAGAAAGACCAGAAAATGTATTAGAGTCAATAATAGCCTGTACAGCAGAACCGGATAGATCCTGCTTTAAAACCATATCATTTATATCTTTGTGTTCAATAAAATCTGGCCAGATACAGACTTTGTAGCCTTGATCCACTGCTTTGGAAATCTTTTTAACAATCTCTTTGTTTCGTGGCTCATTGTCATATACTACCGTTATCTTATCTCTATCTGTAATATTATTCAAGTTAATATCGGCTCCGGCCATTGCAATACAATTATCTAAGAAAAGACTATCAATTGGACCTTCTACGACATAGACATTCTTGTCTTTGTTGATCGTATCTAGTCCAAATACCTTTTCTTTTGTCTCGTCTAAGATAATTGTTGAATAGCGCATGCTAGTCGATTTACTCAACGAACGTCCAGTAAACCCAAAAACATAGCCTTTGGAATCAATGAAGGGAAAAACGATGCGTGGTTCATCGAGCTTTAAAGCTTTGTCGTTGAACTTGTTTGGCACTATCGAGTTTACCCAAGTGTAGTATATATGAGAATAGTAAATTCGGTAGTGAGTGCTTGGAGGAATTTTTCGTTGCAAAACATATAGTTTTGCTGGATGATTTGCCTTCAATTGAGAAATTTTCTTTAATTCTTTGAATGGTTCAAAAGAATCAATACGCCTGCTAGAAAATTTTTCTATAGCAGGTGTGAATATTTCGCTTATCTCTTGAACAACATTATTGCCAGATTCTTTAAGGATTTCCAGCTTATATTCTGTATATAATGATTGGTTTTGTGTCTTTACGAAGTTGGAAAGCGAAGTACTAGCGCTACAATTAAAACACTTAAAATTGATGTGACCATTGTGCTCGTAGAAATGTCCACGTGTCTTAAACCTATTACGTTGTGAATCTCCGCAAATTGGGCAACGGAACTTTGCAATATAAGGCTTAGTCTTTACTACCTTGAACTGCTCGAGCTGTGTACCAACTAGTGAAGCATACTTTTGGTCAATCCATAATGTACTCATTAAACTCTATCCTTTATGTGAACAGAGTTATTATACAGTAACTATTTGAGAAGACAACAATTATTTTTGTTCGGATACAGTTTTTTCTGCATCATCATAAAACTGCTTTACAGCATCCATTTTTTGTTTGCATGTGATGTTGTTCTTTTGCAGTTTTAAAATTAGCGCACCGACTTGTTTATTTGTCAGAGTATCAGATTTTGGGAACTTGGTTTCTACCGGACAGTCATACATTGTATCTGGTGCCTTGACAACCTTATATTCTGGCGCAATAAGTTGTACAGCAGTCTGTGAGCAACCAGTAAGTAAAAGAGGCAATAATATAACTAATCTTTTCATTTCTTTTTCTCACCATAAGTTGCATCTAACTGTTTAACAATACTCTTTAGATAGGGAGAAGCATCATCTGTTACAGGTTTTGCTTCTGGAGTAGCTGGTTTAGTATCTTCTGCAGCCTGTCTTTCAATATCTTCTAGAAGTTTCTTTGCTTCTGCTTCTTTCTTTGCAGTCTCTTCTTGAATCTTAGTAGCAGTATCAGCAATAACTTCCGTCTTCTGTTGAAACTCTTCTTGTTTCTTATTAAACAATTCTTGCTGCATAGTATTAAACTTTTCAGTAGCCTCATTCCACAAATTGTGATCATGAACAGCAAGCCAACCAAAGAATGCAGAAGACAATAAAATAGCAATACCAATATATTGGCCAATACGATTATTTAAAAAGAAACCAATGAAAGGCATATCAGGGTCTTCCTAATGATAAAAATTTATCTTGTTTTGTTTTCTTGTAGTCGTTAAGTTTATCCAGATATCCAGCATTACGGAGATCTTTGAAAATAAGATTACCAAATGCAAACTCACCTTCTTTGGCAATAGAATCACCACGCATCTTTTTAATCTTGTCTTTTAGAATGTCAATTGTATCATCACTGGAATTATCTGTGATTAGCTTATCAATCATATCCTTGTAGAACTGTACCTTCTTTTGTAGATGATAATCATCTTCAAAATTTAGATCTAACATCTGAGGACGAGCAATCCATCTGTTCTGAATTAAGGAATACACACCCTGATTTGCATGAGGCTTTTCATCTATATCCTGAGCATATAGTTCTACAGGATATCCGTAGATTGAAATATTTGGATGTTGTAGAGTCCAAAGAATCTTCTTATCTTGCAGATACTCATCAACAAATGCTCTGTCAGGATTGATTGATGCTCTTGACATAACTATATGAAGATCTATATCAGAGTTAGGTGTATAGTTGTAGTTTACATTACCACCAGTGATTACTACATCATATATTAAATCAGGGGATATCTTTGCAAATGCTACCCATGCATCAGCAATTTGTATCAACTTGTCTTTTACATCCTGCTTCAATTCACCTACCGTATCCCAGATCTTTGGATTCAATTGTTTGTGGTATTGAAGTGTAGTTTCTTCTAAAAGACTTTCTGCTACCTTATTTTGTACTGTAACAATTTCTGTAGAAGATTTATTATTCTTTTTTGTCTGAACACCAACAGTATTCTGAGAACCCTGCATAATCTGTTCAGATTGTGTCATAGCTTTTGCTCGTCTTAGCTGAACAAGAAATGGTTGTAGACTCTGTGATGATTTTTTCTGATGTTTTTTCTGAGCAGCAATAGACACACCAGGCTCTCCTTTATATGATCCAGGAGGCTGACCAAGCCCTGCTATATCTCCAGAACCTGCACTATTGATAGCAGCAGTGCCGTCTTCGTTGAGTTCTACTAACTGATCGTATATCTCGTTAAATTGTTGTTCTACAAATAATTGTAGCTGTTCGTCTGTCACATCTTCTCTGATAGGAGTAGATCTTAGAAGGAACATTGCAGCAGCAATCGTACCTAATCTTGAAGCACCACCAGGAATTTTTGAAATTAGTTTTTTCAAATTGATTACCATTACATCAAATAAACCAAGAATTCTGGTTTCTTGAGGAGTAAATCTGCTACGAGGTTTTAGGAAATTACCTTTGTCATCAATGAGATTGTATGTATACGCAGGCATCTTATTAAAAGGTGTTGTAAGTTTTTTAATAAACTGGTATGCTAATACAGTATCAACAACGCCTGCCATTTTAGATTTTCCTAAGTTCTTCTAGTATTTTTTCGTCGTGGGAAATTTCTTTAGTATTTATAGTTCTGTTTTCTATGCCAACATTCTCTACTTTTTCAGGAAGAACATTCAAAAATAGCAGAAAAGATTTAATCTGTGATTCTAGACCTTTGCATTTTAAAAACAACATCTTCACTGTTGCATGAGGTCCAAATACGTTATTGAGAATTATAATATGATTAAGAATTAGACGTTCTTTGAGGTCACCCTCTTCTATGTAACGATTTAACAATCTCTTTATATATTTTAGTCTTTTGAGATCATCATAAAATTCTACAGTATCATAACACTGTGGATTATCATAATGTTTGGCTGCATATAAAAGAAAATTAAATTCGTCTAATTTATCCATTTTTAACAATTATCAAATAAAATTACATGAGCATTAAAATTAGCATTGAACGATTGATCATAAATTTCCAATCCATCACCTTCACCATATTGATCAACACTACCACTTACAATGTATAGGTAGCTTTTACCATTTGGAACAATTGTAAAGTTTTTATTAAGGTTTCCACAATATATTTTCATATTATTATTTAGAGTCAAATTTAACAACTCAAAATTTATACCTCTTTTAACTATACTATATCTTGGTTGAGGTTCTTGTTTATTAGGAATCATCCATAATTGAAGATATCTAGCGGGAGTACTTGAAATACATTTTTCAGTATGCCATATACTATCACCGCACCACATATGTTGAACATCACCGGGTTCAGCATATGTTACATTACCAAGATTATCAGTATGTTCTAGTTTACCCTCTACTATATAACCAAGTATATCATAATTCTTATGTTCATGGTTTGGAACCATTTTACCTGGTTGTAAAATATCATCATTAATAACTTTTAGCGATCCATAATTCATGTATTTTGGATCCCAATATGTGTTATTACTAAAAGTTCTTCTGCTAGTGATCCATGGCCAATCTAACAAACCACGAGTGTTAGCAGGTCTATATACGATCATTAATTTTTATTAAATTCCATCAAATTCTATAGCTTTAACATTATAACCGTTACCAAAACCATTAGGATCAAGATGTGTTACATATAAACAATTGTTACCATCTAAACCCCCACCAATTGTGCTGGTACCATAGCTTGTATTAGAAGTAGTTTGATTTATTATAGTAATATTAGCGTGACCACTATCCTTGACTAACATAGCAGTAAACAATTCAGTTCTTGAATTCATATCACTCTGAACTCGAACCCTGACCTCAGCTGCAACTATATGAGAATTGGATGCTGTCCATACTGTGGCAGTTGCACCTCCACTTTTATATCCATCACCATAAGGATTATTAATACTTGATACTATTTCGCGACTTTTGTTAATGGAACTACCATTTGAAAATATAATTGTGTTTGGAAAATTGGTAGATCCATCCTTATTAAACTGCCATGCGTAAGTATTTGCACCAGTATCAGTATAAAAATAAATTACTGTATTAGAATAGAAGGATACATATTCACCTCCATTAGTACTAGTATCTACGTAGATACCTGTGTAGTTTAAAGCACTGAGTGAATCTGAACCAATTGTTATTGTATTAGGACCAGGAATAATAACAGGACCACCAGGAAACGATAGAGTACTATCTGTTCCAAATGTCCATGAATAATTATTACCAGCAATGTCTGAATCTACGGTCAGCATAAAAGGATATGAAAGTGGTGTATCTATCCTGAAAACTGCTGGAGAAGCACCCGTCTCATCACCAATAAATGTACCACCTCTAAATCTTACATAGTTGTTTGCATTAATATCATAAGTAGATGATATCATATTAAATACAACATTATCAGTAGTGTTCAAGCTTTGATCATAGCTACCTCCACCAGTGCCAGCGGAACCTGTGAAACCTACTGCACCTTCAGATCCAGCATATCCTAGACCACCTTCAGATCCAGTGTATCCTGTACCAACAGAACCAGTGAACCCTATAGGGCCTTCTGAACCAACGTATCCTGTTGCACCTGCTATACCTTCTGATCCAGTATAACCTATATCACCTTGAGATCCAGCATATCCAGTAGCTCCTACTATATTGCCTTCTACAGTAGAACCATCATGAAGTCTAAGTCCATGGGAATCGCTCCATACCAAAGTACCATTCTCATATACATCATTATCGCCATTTCCAGTATAAAGCTTTGAACCTACAAATTTTACTACACTCATTTCTTATTCCTTAACATGCATAGTCTCTACCATAGAACACTCTTGCAGTCCATTGTATGAAAAAACTCTGTGGAGAGTTGGTAGTGTTTTTAAAATATAATCCATCATAGCCAGTTATATGCCAGAAGATATCATTTGGTAAGTTTGAATTTCCACTCATGTGTTCTATGTGAGTCACGTCCATATTTTCACCATAGTCTGATGCCCAATGTATGGTACCTACAATAGTACCATAATGCCCACCACCACCAGTCATATATGCGTGATATTCGACAATTGCTCCTCTGACATCCTCACCAGTGTTAGGAACATTAGCAACATCAAACCATTTTACGGGTGTTGTACCATCAAAAGCACCTGAAAACCCACCATTATAGTTTCTTATATACCACTTATGATTATTTGGAGTTGTCCATTCTGAATCTACAGTATTAGCTGCACCACCAGTAGATACTGGACTATTGTTAACAAGAAGATTACCTGTGTTATCAATAGTAAGTGGAGTATTATTAATATAGATTGTGTTATTACTTACGTAAAGATCTTTCCACTGCTTATCCGCAGATCCCAGACTAAACACATTATTCTGAGTGGGAATGAAGCTGGTATTAGAATATATTGAAGTGGAATTTATAACTAATTTAACATCTTCTGTATTAGTATTACCAGCAAGAAATTTTATAGAATGATCTGATTGTGGACCAATAATTAAGTTACCACCTGTGTTATATAAGTAACCATCGCTTGGACCCCATACATTTCCGTATGTTGTATCCGTATAGGTATTACTATTAATACCCATATCAATAAACGGACCTAAACCTTGTTCGTAGTTGCCTTCATTATTATAAGCAACCCAGTCACCAGAGGCATTATTAGCATTAGAACTGTTTTGAATGACTACTTGATGAAATGTGTCTTGAGATGCAAGAAAAATAGGAGCGCTAGTTAGACTGCCTGAGTGACGGTATATAGAACCATCAAATATCCATTCTTGCTGATCGTTTGTTAATGTAAGATCATAGTAGAGAGAAAGATCGCCTGTAATAGGATTTTCAATATACAAACTACCTGGGTTATCTGTGGTAACCCTTACCTTCAATCCACCACCTGAATTATTTAAATTCTTAACTGTATATTTCTTACCAGTAGTATGAGGTGCTGTGATAGGTAGTATAATTGTTATATCTTGAGAAATATTATTAGGATCACAATATATGACACTATCATCTAATGTTGCTGTGTAAGTATTAGCTGCATTAACTGTTCTGAAAGCATATACACCCTCTGGTGCAGTAGAACCAGTATAACCTATCGCTCCCGAAGAGCCTGTATATCCATTGGTACCATTAGTACCAGAAGATCCTGTGTAACCATTTGTACCAGCAGGTCCTGTTGAACCAGCATAACCATTAGTACCTGCAGAACCGGAATATCCATTAGTACCTGCAGAGCCAGTATAACCAGCACTGATACCTGCAGAGCCTGTATAGCCTCTCAATTGAGTACTGACAGAAGAAACAAAATTATTTACTGTAATTTTATTAGTAGAGGGTAGACCTGCTGGATCATGAACAACCATTAACAGGTCATTATTAGCAACCGATGTAATGGCATTTAATTCAGAAATCTTAGGCATATCTACCCTCTATTATATTATTGATTATTTAATTAGTATCAAGAATCTGGTAATACTGAGTCTTCAGCATCGCCTGACATTGAACCCATTGCTACTAGAGTTTCATACTGAACACGTCCAGCACGACCACCCGTACCTACTTTACGAACTACCCAACCAGCATGTGTAATACCCTTGTTGCTACCACCACCTACTACGGCTGCACCAGTTGCTGTATCACCAGTAAGAGTATGACCAGTTTCTGTGAGACCCTTAGTAAGAGTAATTCTTGAGCCACCAGGAGCGGAAGCAAGAGCAACTACAGTTGCGTTAGCAAACTGAACATAGTACTTAGTTCCTGATGTAAGACCACCAATTGCAGTGTTACCAGCTGCTACTGCATATGTTACAGGATCACCCGCAACAAATGCACCTGCGGATGAGATAGTAATAACACTGTTAGAACCACCACCACCGTTTCCAGTTACAGCAGAGTTAGCATTGAATGATGTAGAGCTAGGAGCGGCAAATGAGATAGTAGGATTAGTTTCATATGATGAACCAGCATTGCTGATATTTGATCCACCAATCTTACCTGTGCTATTTGCAGTACCAGTTGCAGCTGCACTAGAACCACCGCCACCAGAGAAGGTAACAGTAGAGTTTGCAGTATAACCGGAACCTGCATTAGTTACTATAATTTGAATAACACCACCAGAACCTACACCCATTTCAGTAGTATCAACACCAAACTGACCAACAGTCAATCCTGAGACTATTGCGCTTTGTGTTACGTTACTAAAAAATGCTGTTCTATTAGTTGTATTTGGTGCAAGGTTGAACCCTGTACCTGCCCACAGCACTGAATTTGCTGCTGAGTCATCATTTTTCCATTGAGACATTGTTTTTCTCCTTTAAGTAGAATTACAGACTTCTACAAAGGTATTTATGAATTTCAATATTGTTTGGATTATGAAAGAATGGATCTTAACATCCAACCATGTTTTTTATGAATGTCAATGCGATCTTGGATGAAATTAGCTAGACCATGCTCAGCATTTTGCTCTGCAGAAAGATACGCCTGAGTCAATGCATCTATAACCTTGTCATTATCCTGTGCAGCTATAGAAATCATTTGCTCTGCAGGAACAACATCTAACTGATCCTTAATAGTGGTTTGATCCATGAAACGTGATAGTGAACCAGGAGCAAATCCTTTTACAGCTCTGATATGTTCTGCAATATCATCCACTGCACCCCATACGTCTGTATACAATTCCTCAAAGAACTCGTGGTATTGAGGAAAGTTAGGACCAGTTACATTCCAGTGAAAGAAATGTAGTTTTAGATAAAATGAAAAGTTAGTTGCGTGTAAAACCTTAAGTTTTTCTAATAGTTGTTCCATGATTAGTCTCCGTTTCCATTCCCTGAACCTCCGGAGCCACCAGAACCACTTCCACCACCGCCACCAGAGCTAGAACTCTTACCTGGATTAGCAGAATGTAGTTTCATATCAGCACCGCGATATTTTTGTTTTCTAATATTAATAATTTTTCCTGAAGGATCCCTTACATAAAGCTCATCAAGAAACTCTCTGAAAGTCTTCACCATGCCTTACAGCTCCAGTATCTTGCCTTAGTTCTTGGACCTGGATTATCACAGTTATGTCTTGCACGGAATGATCTTCTACGAGCAGGAATGTTCTTTTTAATAGTCATGTTTGGATCACCAAAGTTTACCTTTACAACATTTCCTCTTTCATTCTTAACATAGACAGCTCTCTTCTTTGGACCACCAGGAGTCAAGAAAGGCTTTCCCAACTTAACATTGTGACCACCGTGATCTGCTTCTTCTAAAGGTTCACCCCAGTCTTCATATAGCTCATCGCCAGAAACCAAAAATGTTTCTTCAATCAACTCATGAAGTTCTAGTTCTTCGTCTAGTAAGCAACCGCTTTCTTCTGTGTATTGTTTGAATGTTTTAATCATCCTGATCTCCAGCCTCCACCTTTACTCTTGTACCATTTAGCTGCCCAGCCATTAGCATAAGCAGAAGGATATACATCAAACTTACTTCTTGCTAATGCTTTTGCTCTTGACCACAGAGAAGGATTAGTTGGCTTACTTCCTTCATCAATATGCTCAACTTCTTCTGTTCTTACGTTTATAGGAGCACCACCTTTGCCAGAACGATCTGCAACAGGATCTTCTCTTCTTTTTCTTACTGCAGCTGCTGCTCTCTTTGTTTTATCCATTGCTCTTGCTTTTGCAAGAGGAAGGCACTTTGGCTTACCTTCACCTTCTTCTCTTGCACAATCACCTTTTATGTTACCCTTGGTATCCATACGGACCCATTTATCCTTGAACCATTGACGAAGATCTTCGTTCACTTTTGGCTTATAATCAGAAGGTACTTCTTTTTCGTAATCTGCACGAGTCTTTGTCTTGCGATCGTCAATTGCTTTCTGAGAAGGAACAGCTCTTCTTCCTATTTCATCTTCTGCAGCTTTTAATATATCTAATGATTTCTGACTGAGTGGCTTTCTTTGAGCAATGTATCTTTCTCTGTTTTTACCAAAGTATATTGCTTCATTTACATATTGATCAGGTGTTATACCAGTCTTCTTTACCCACATATCATGCAAATCATGTACATCAATATTAAAATTATCAGCAACTTGTCTCATAATCTTATCAATGCCATCATATGATGTATCAGTAGCAACATTTAATTTATCTTCCAAATAATTTATAGGATCCATTTCAGAGGTTACATCATCGTGAAGATGTCGATAAGGAATAAAATTATGATGTTGTCCTAAAGCTGTATTTCTATAAACTCCTAGATAAGCATTTTTAGAATGATGAGTATAGTGTCTCATAGCCATTCTTCTTTTTCTATAATATTGTTTTCTCTTAATTCTCTGCATTTCTGAAGATTGAGCAACTGGCACTTTACCAAATGTTTTTTCAAACAACTCATCCACATCTACATCTTCTTTTACTCTTTTAGTAGTCTTGTTCATTATCTGATCTTGAGTATCAGATTCTGGTTGATCTGCAACCGATGCATTCATATGCATAGTGAAATGCTGGTTAACGTGTGCTTTAATTATGTTATCGCGAGTGTCGGCATCTGCTATGTTTTGACCAACATAACCACTGCTTTCACCATCCGGACTGCCGGATACATTACCTAGACCTCTTACTCCTCCACCACCAGAAGAGTTGACAGATTCGTTAGTGTTTTTTTTTGCTTCTTTATCTAGAATAGCCTGATAATCTTTAGCGGCTTGTTGGAGACCTGCCTTTGCAGCTTGTGCTCTTTGCTCGCTATCCTTGAGACGTGGCATTGCTGTTAACATCTTTTCCCAAGGTGATTTCTTCTCGTCTATTATCTTTTTTTGAATTTGTTGTTGACGGAAAGGTCTGTCATCTTGCTTACGATCTCTCTGATCTCTAGGCACTAGTTGGATTTTTTTACGATCTTGTTGATGACGATTAACTGCTTCTCTATATTTTGGATCTGGATTTTGATCATCAACCCAACCTTCAAATGCATGATTAATATCGTCTTTTACAAGATTAGATTTTGGTTCACCTGGAGTATCATGCTTGAACAATACTACTCTTGTTGATGTACCATCATCTCTAAAATGTGAGTTTGAATGATTAATTGATTTATGTTGTTTTTTAATATTAGATATTTCTTTATCTTCATCATATTCTTCATTAATAACTAAATCATATATTTGATCCAATTCTTGATATGATGTTTCTAATATGAAATGATCAAATATATCATCAACATCTTCTTTTACTGATTTAATCTGATCTGCAATTTCTTTTGCATGTGGATGTAATCCCTTAGGAAGACCCTTTTTGAATTCTTTCATGTTTCCAGAACGAGCATGGTCACGCATCTTTGTGCCAGACATTCCAGTTGTACCTTCGGCATCAGGATCTCTATCACCAGCAGAAACTACATTGATAGATTTAAAATTATAATGACCGTGTGTACCTTTAACACCATTATACTTATTAATCAATTTATGAAATTCATTTACTCTATCAGATCCTGCAACCATCGTAATATGTTGAACACCAGCTTCATGGAGAGCTGAAAGCTGGTGAAGTAGAGTAGGATGCTCAGAGGTAGAAGAGCGAACATTAGTACCTTTACCAGCAATCTTCTTGAGGTATTCTACCTTCTTTTCTTTAGGAAGTGGATTCTTAGAATTACCCTCTGTATGCGAAGCAATAACATGAGCCTCACCACCAACAGATTTTGCAGTATCTTCAACTTTATGAATTAGTTTTTCGTGGCCAATTGTAGGAGGATTGAAACGACCAAATGCAAATACAGCTCTTTTTTCCTTAGCTTCAAGGACAGGATTCAAAATGATTTCATCTGGCTTTTGGCCAGTCATCGTTCTTCCTTTGGAAATAATGTCCTTGACAACTTCTGTCTTACCCTTTTTGAGAGGCTTAGTATCAGAAGTTACTTTATTTGATTGAGGATCATTATACTCTGGCATTTGATTTCCTAATGTTTATTTTGTATTTATAACTGTATAGTTACTACCAAAGCCGTAACAAATCATCCTCTGCCAAACCTTGGATTATTCAAGATTGCTGTCGATACTTTTCTAGGAACTAGTTTTGCTACCGGTCTTCCACCCTTTTGAAGAACAACACCTTCACCAGCTGATTTCTTCCCATCAATAGACGTTTCCATATCTGGATGATGTACACCCTTTAATACATGCTCAGTTGCCTGTTCAAGGTGATGGTGAATATCGATAGAACGTTGGAAATGTTCCGCATGCTTATCTACATGAGCAATCATTGCAGCATGTTGATCTCTAACTCTTTGTTGAGCAGCAGGTGTCTTTAACTTGCTAGCTTTCTTTTCAGCCATCGCTTGAAGATGCTTCTTGTAACCTTCAACTGAAGGTGTTGTACCACCACGGGTAGTACTATTCATATATGTGGTGAAATGAGTAACATGCTCAGGTGTTAAGTGCTTTGTAGTATGACCCTTGAGTAGCTTCTCAGCAGCAGCAAGATGATGTTCTGTAGCTTTTCTATCTTCTGCTGAATAATGTTCAGGATCAGGCTTATGTTCATGTTCAGGAACAAATACATTGTCACTGTGTCTCAATGCACCTTTAGATAAAGCTGATGCAGTCTTACCATGAACTTCAGTATGAATAGCAACACCAAGTGGAGCTTTCGTTTTAGCTTTGTATGTAATTCTATTGGGAGTAGTTGAAATAGAACTACCAGTTTTCTTTGTATGATTATCAGAAGGTGTATGTAAAAGATCACCTTGTACATGATGGCCTTTATTTACAAACTCATGACCGTGAGCAAGAAGGTGCTTCATTGCTGCTGCATATTCAGGAGCATGACCAAAATGCTTGTCTACTTCTTCTGGAGTTCTTGCAACTATACCACGCTTCCATCTATGCTTGTCTGTAACACCAACTCCTTTTTCATCGTTAATGATGTGAACAGAAGCACCACCATCAGTCTTCAGTGATGCTTTAATAGTGCTTTTCTTACCTTGTCTGTGATTGTGAAACTGACGAATTAAATCAACACCAAGCTTTGCATGCTTTGGGTCTGCATAGTGCAATTCCTTTGCATGAGTAAGATGAGTCAATTCTTCTTCTTCGACAGACGATGCTGGACGAGCTGCTTCTGATATAAAATTTAAAAACGTTTTCATGTGTTAACCTTTAACACCTACAGATTTTTTAAATTCTTCCATATGATCATCTTTGTCTAAATTGACATGACTTTTATCTAATCCGTTAACTCCATCAGGATGGAATGCAACAGTTCTAGATCTTTTATTGCCTAGTTGTTTTTCTCTAACAACCCACTTACCCTTACCAGAAATTTCTGGAAGACCATGACCTGTTTCATCTTTTCCAACTCTATATGTGCCATAATTATTTCCTACTTGGAGAACATTAACTCCATGATCTCTCAAGTAAGCTTTAGCTGGTTCTAGATCAGGATGTTTAATAGAAATGGTTTTTGCTCTACCACTCTTTGTTGTCTCTTGTTGATCAGGATTAGGAACATGCTTATTCATATGTTCTAATACTCCTGATTTTTCAATAGCTGCTGCGTATTCTGGTCTTTCTCTTCTCAATCTATCAGGTATATGCCAGCCACCTTTGTTAGGATGGAAGTGGATAGTTCCTTGTCCAAAAGCAGCATTTACACCACCCTTGGCCTCACCAGATAACACTCTTTCAGCGCTCGTTACTCTACCACCATGATTCTTTTTCTTTTTTCTATTAATAATAGGAAAATCTGTACCAGCAGTAGAACCAGCAGGCTTGTATCCTTCAGGAACCAAACCGTGACTTTTTGCTCTGTTGAAAAAATCTGACTCATATTTGTGACCACGATTTTCAGCAGTTGTTGATCCTGCTGGTTTATTAAGTCTAGAAGCTCTTACTGTTACAGTCTCTTTTGATCCTTCAGGTCTAACTTCTACATGATGTTCGCCATTTATTACTTTATGACCAACCAACGTAACTCTAGTACCTTTAGCATGTTGGCCAACTTTTGAAGCAAGCGTATGGGAGTTTTCTTGATGGCTTTCTCCACCAGGAAGATATGGCTTTATATACTTTTCAGCATGCCTATCACCTTCCAATCCTCTGAATTTAATAGTGGCCTCAGATAAAATTTGAGTAAAAGTTTTCATTAGATTCTCCTTAAAGATTATCTAAGTATTTATCGAAACAAAAAAAGAGGGTATTTCTACCCTCTTTTATATGATATTGTTATTAAAATATCAACTATTAAGATTCAAATTTAGAACGGAATTTTATTCACCATATGAATTGTGATCATCAGCTACTGCTTTGGCATGTTCCGCAGAAACACCACCTGGCACTACTTTATCCATGATCTTCTTGACATGCTCTGGTTTTATTTTTTTAGGAGGAAGATCGAAATCATAGGATTTACCTGTTTTTGCATCATGTGTAACATGGTGAGCCGGCTCACCATCATAAGACCATGCTGATTCTCCTACATGGTATGTGTGATGATTACCGTGTGTTGCAACATGGCTAATAACAGCATCATGTGATTCATCTTCTGGAAACCCTATATGCTTAGCTACTGCATCTGTTATTTTGCTGTTTTCTTTTGTTGCTTCATTAACTACAACTTTACCTTCATTAATTTGACTTGAAATAAAGTTTGCATATGCGTTGATTCTATCGTTCATTGTTGCTTTCCTTATTCACCATTATATGTAGCGTTAATTTCTTTCTTTGCATGGCCCATAATGGCTTTCAGAGCCTTATCATGATGTGCACCTGAAATACCTTGAGCTTTCAACCCATTACTAAAATCACTTTTAGCTCTGTTAGTTTCTGCACTTTGATCATCATCGCCTCCTACTTCTCTAGAAGTAACTGTGAATTTCTTACCACCAACATGACCATGATAGTGAAAATCGTTATCATCACCTGCTGTAAATCTTATTTCGTGATCATCACCCTTAGAAACTGGCTCTGATTCATACTTCTGTACTTTTGGTGACATTGCATGATCTGATTTAGCGTCTTCTTTAATAACGCCTTCGTTTACTTGCTTTGAAATAAAGTTTGCATATGCTTTAATTCTATCATTCATTGTTTTTTCCTTAGAAGTTAGATAAACTTGTCCAATGGTATATTTATAGACCAATCATTTTAGAGCTATAAATGAACGATCCTCTAAAGTCGTTTCTAAGCCAATCTTCCAGAACCTCAAATCGAAGAGCTGAATCTTCTTCGCCAGCATTCTCAAGATCTACTCGTGCTTTCTTACAAAATTCTACTAGGGACTTATACGAAATCTTATCTGAATCTGACAGTGCTGCCTTATGCATCTTGCCTGCTCGTTGATTGGACATAAAAAAGCCTCCATTGCTAGTCCTATTTTATTAGTATAGCATGGAGGCTTTAATAAGTCAACTGGCAGCTAATTACTTGATTTCTGCGAGGATTTTCTTAACTTCTGCCTTCTGGGCAGCATTCAAAGGAATGTAGTCAAGTGCTTCTGCATCCTTGTCATGCGCAAGTCCAAATTCAAAGAACTTGATTGCAACTTTTGCTGCATCAACGTCTGCTGATTCCTTATACATTACGATATAAGAAGTAGCAACCATTGGCCAAGTTGTCTGGAATGCCTTAAGACCAGGAGATACCTTCTTACCATCCTTACCAATCATATCAGCAACCTGGAGATTGTTTTGCTTAGCAAAAGCATATTCGACGTAACCAATGGAACCATTTGTCTGGTATACGTTGTTTGATACACCATCGTTACCCTTTGCTCCAATTGCACCACCAACCCATTCAACTGTCTGACCAGTACCAAAGTTTTTCTTCCAATCAGCATTTGCTTCTGAAAGAAATTTTGTAAAGTTCCAGGTTGTTCCTGAACCATCTGCTCTACGAATTTTAATAATTGGAAGATCGGGAAGTTTTACTCCAGGATTAACATCAGCAATTTCTTTGTCATTCCAACGTTTAATCTTTTCCATATAGATTTTTGCAAGAATATCTGTTGTTAATGTTAAATGATCAACTTCTTTAAGATTAAAGATTGGAACAATTCCACCAACAATCATTGGGAATTGTACTTGACCTTTCTTCTCAAGGTCTTCTGGCTTTACTGGAACGTCAGTAGCACCAAATGTTACGATCTTAGAATCAATTTGCTTAATACCTGCACCAGAGCCAATACCCTGATAGTTAATAGTGTTGTTTGTATCTTTCTTAAAAGAGTCGGCCCACTTTACATAAATTGGTTGTGGAAATGTAGCACCAGCTCCTGTAGCTTCACCTGCAAAGGCTGAAGTTGCAATAAACATAGATCCAATTACGGCAAGAATGTTCTTTAACATGTTAACTCCTGGGTTATAAAAAAAACGAAGCTCGACTTTTATATCGAGTTCGTTATATATAAACCAATTATTAAAGTTTTATTAAAATCGCGTTACTTTTTGAGACATCAGATATAAAAAAAGGGGGCATCTCTGCCCCCTTAATCTATTAGAAATTAAGTGCATAACCTATTGTTACTGAATCAGCAGTTGAAGTATTCCACTTCTTGTCGTATGAACGAGCAACGGAAACGTTTACTGATTGATCCTTAGCAAACTTGTAAGTTAGACCTGTACCAACCTGATGTGACTCATAATCGTATGCAGCATCAAATGAGTTGCGATAGCGATAGTTGGCAGCATTGATAACAATGTTATCAGTAAGGCTATAGTCCATACCTGCACGAAGTGCATAGTAGCCATAGTTGGCACCGTTGGTGAACTTTTGACCAACGCCTGCACCAGCCTTAGCAACGAAACCAGCAAAAACTGGAAGCTTATAGCCAGCCTGTGCTTCAATAGTCTGAGTCAATGCACCAGCATTAGCTGCTTGGTTTGTACCAGCTGCAACTCCAGCTGAGAAACCACCACCAACGTTACGTGAATATGCTACAGAATAGTTAGTAGCTGTGGACTTGCTAAAATCACCTGTGTTATAGTCGAAACCATAACCAGCTGAAATCGTATTGTCTGCAGTTGCTGCTGCAGGTGCTGCTGCAGGGGCTGCAGGAGCGGCCTTCTTTGAAGGAAGGTCTGTAGCATACGCGCCAGTTGCAAAAGCAATAGCGGCTGCAGTAATAAGTAGCTTCTTCATTATTTACTCCTTGGTTAGAATGAAGGGTTAGCCTTCGAAAACAAGTTTTTGACCAGTGAGTTTTTCTTTTCTTACCCACTGAACGACTAACCCGATTGCACGACCGTGGGCTTCTATTTCCCAGGGCGTATCCCAGTAATCTACCTTTTTAGTATCTACTTGTTTACCATTAAACTTGTAGACTTTTGGTTGATTACAAAGCTCGTAATATTCACCTTTAGCCCATTGTTTAACATGTACCAATTCATGAGCTAGACTATTTAGTAAAAGTTGAATCTTTTGATCTGGATCCATATGGATTGTAAACTCATTGGGACGGTAGTGATTGTCTTCCCAGATACAACTTGCATATGTATTGTGGTCTTGAAAAAGCTTTTTCATAAAAACAATATCAATAACCAGCTTATCTTTCCTTGATTTAGTAAAGAATTTGTCTAATACAAAATTACCAAGGCTTCTTAGCTTGGCAAGATCTTGTTTTTGTACTAGCTTTGTATTCTTAAACTTAATCATTGTGAAACACCTTTACAATAATATAGTATATATTGTTACCAAAGTCAACTGTCATTTCTCTAGAAGATCTAATTCTTTTAAAGAAGGAAACATATCCATGATCTTGTACCAACAATCTATTGCAATCTCACGGTGTTCTTTCTGAGTGCCATTAGAACATCTCAGTTGGCAATAATGGATCCAAGAACGTAAAGAGCCAGACATGTACATACGAGAAACAGTAAGACCTTCTGGAAGAACTGCTCGTGCCTGTTCCTTGGCAATTCCTTGTTCAATTGCCCATTTATAGATTTTTCGTGAGTAGTTAATTGAGTTTTGTTGAAAATGTTCCCATGTTCCTTTGATTTGTTCATCATCAAATTCAATTGAGTTTTGTCTGTTCTTTGTATCTTGGAGACGCGCGTCACGAGTGATGAAACCAAGATCTTTCGTTGGATCTGCATAGCGTTGAGAAAACTCCTGGAATGTAAACGAACGATGTCTTAGAATCTGACGAGCAATATCACGTGTCGTTTCTATTTCCATAACAACATGAACAAGTTCAAAAGGAGACCAGTGCTTGTTCTTTACAAGATATTTAATCAGACGACCTGATGTTTCATTATTATTCTGATTAGAAGGATTGGATACTCTTGCAACATATGCAATAAATTCATCAATTCCTAGACCAGATGTTGGCCTGGTGACAGCAACTATATTAACACTCATTTTAGTCCCTCAAGAATTCATATGATTTAATCATAATAGATTCTTTTACAGGGTAATAATCATTACCTTGTACACCTTGCATAATATAGTCACCATAGTATGCCTTCATCGCACCTTCCAATGTAAGAATCATTACACAAGGAGTATCATCACGATCTAGATGTGTAATGAAAGCCTTACCATCTGACCAACTTTGTAGTTCTTCGTTAGTCAACTCTGGAGTGAATTGAATTGCTTTTTGATGAAATGGTTTTTTCTTTACAACATACTCACGAATCATATACTAATCCTTCACTATAAATTTTATCTATAACTTGTTTGGGAGATTCTTCTACTTCCCATTGTACACCAGTATGACCACCAAATACAAATGTCTTAAACCCACCAGGAGGATTTGCTACCTCATAGATAGCTGTGATGTGATCAATATTAATGTATATTGGATTGCCTTTATGTGCTTCATTATCATTAATAAGTTTAACAAATTTAGCCATAATGTAACTTTCTTATATGTTGGTACCCTCGACCGGATTCGAACCGGTAACACGGAAATTTTAAGTCTCCTGACTCTGCCAGTTGGTCTACGAGGGCATGAATGGCGATCTCAACAGGACTCGAACCTGTAACCTACAGCTTAGAAGGCTGTTGCTCTATCCAGTTGAGCTATGAGACCATATGAATTAGTATATATTCACATCTAACTTGTCACGAAAGTATTTCTTAAGTTCTTTCTGAAAAAACTCTGGTGATGTTGTCATATAAGTTTTGTAGAGACCATGTACGTCATCGTTACGATCATGTAACTTACCATATACTGTATAACCTCTTTCTTGAACTTTTTCAATAAGATCTTCATCTCGATCACCAGGTTCATAAACCGTGAATCCACGAAATCTCAATTCATCCACAAGTTGATCGTCATCAAAATCGTCTAGATCAATATCAACGTCTACTTCTGTTGTGATTGTAGGCATATTACTTGTACCTTTTAGTTATTTCATCAACTCTAATCTTAAGATACTCTATAATGAAATCTTTTGCAACTGAATTCTCAAAATATATTTTGGCATAGTTTATTTCATCAATAAATGCTGCCTTTTTAAGTTGATCGACAGAATAGTTATAAGGCAGTTCAGTCCCAAAGTGCTTCAAAGTATTTGCCGAAAAGCTTGAATCCGTTTCGTTTTCTTGCATTCCATTTCTCCCAGCCTTCTTTGTCAAATACATGAGTGTCATTTGGACCTGTGACCATCTGCCAAAGGAATTTGCCTTTTTCTTCACTAGGAAGAGGATCACGTTCACCTAATGGTTTTGGTTCACCTACAGGATTGTATTCTTGATCTACTTTTTGCCAATGTATATCATGTTTACCTGAATGAAATTGATCTTCTGCATTATCATCTAATTTCTGTTCGAATGCCCAGATCATTTCATCAAGCACCCAATCCCATCTCTTATGATGATTATCATCTATATCATAATCATGTTTTGGTTTAGGTGCAGAAGTAGATTTAAGTTCTTCTGGAACATCTTCATCATCTACATTTGGAGATCCATGCTTAGTATCTCTCAACTGTTTAAGAAGAGGAAGAGTTATAATAGAAATCGTATGATCTGCACTCCATGTATCATAACGGTGCAACTTAATTACTTCTTTACGTTTCTTTTTGCTATCAATCCAGTTACAAAATTTATTAACCCAGGTAGAAGCTAGCCAATCACCTAGTCTATCTTTGAGTTTATAATCCCATCGCTCCTCGATAGTCTCATCAAGAGGATATTTTTCTTGCCAGAAGAACAACATATCAAGAAGCTGATATGGTCCTATCCAGTTTTTGTATGGTCCAATATAAACTTTCATTAGAACACCATCCATCCATTCTTTTCATCTATCTCATACTTATCGACAGCAGAATCTTTGATTCCTTTCAGAAAACCATCAGGAGGAATCATATTGTATCTAGCAGTCTTTTGATCTGGTTGTGTATGAGATATTTTGTTTTCCACAGGAACTATTACAGGAGCAGGATCTACAACATACAGTGGGAATCTAAATCCATTTTGAATTCCCATCATGTGATCGATAGAAACACCTAGAGGAAAATATCCTCTATTACCATCCCATGTATCTAATGCATGCAGACAATGCTTTGCAGTGTTGGGTGTAATAGCATAAGCATGAGTACCTTCAAACTTATTCAATTGCACTTTAGTAAAAGGCTCATCAATACATTCATAATCATCTCTGTCGTCAACTCTAAATCCTAAAAATGTCCATTGAAAATCTTCAACTTCTATATCAAGAAAATTACGTTTTACAATCGCATCGTGTTCAAATACTGCTACTGCACCCTGATGTTCATTGGCAACTTTTTGCCATATTGAAAGGTGACCGGTAAGACAAAGTTGTTCTTTGAACCAAATGTTAAGAACTTTATGTTCTTGTGGATTAGGATGGTTAGGATTAATAACTTCATTACCATCTACACGTGGATCAACTCTGAATCCCCATTTGTCTTTGATAGCCTGTGTTGTTGTTGGAAGTTTCATCCCAAGATGAGGTGTGACTGGGATACCATACTTCTCACATGATGCCTTGCATTCCTCCATATACTTAACAGCATCTGGAGTATCAATGTAAAGAATATATGCATGCTCAATTTTCATATCACACCTATTATAAAATGGTTGCGGGGGATGGATTCGCACCACCGACCTTCGGATTATGAGTCCGACGCTCTTCTACTGCGCTACCCCGCGTCACTGTTTTCTATGAGATCTCTTATACCATTTACACCAGCCATCAGGATCAATGTTACCTGCAACTGCTGTACATTTATTAGGAGCTCTCCACATAGTACAATTCTCACAAACCTGTCCATTGTGAGGATGAGCTTGATAACCAGCTTCTTGCTTTGAAGATTTATCTTCGTTAAGAAACTCGTTAAAACTTTTCATTATGCATCTCTCGAAATATAATGCATACGAACTTTCTCAGGCTTAAAATACTTATCTACCGTTTCAATTACTGTATCATTATTGAATGGCTTACATGAAAACACATCAATATAGAAGTTACCATTTGCTTCTACAAAATGACCTGTAATATTTGATGTCTCAATCATCTGACAAAATGATATACCAGACTTAGAAAGATCATGAGTAGCAAAACGTTCAATCCATGGCTCACCAAATGCAACCATGTCAATAGCAACTACAAGCTCCTTAATGAACTTATATACATTTTCTTTTGAACTAATTAGTCCAACATCACCACTTGTACAATCAAGTAAAAGATGATAGCCCCATGTATCTTTCATTCTAGTTTCCTTTTCAGGGTAAATGTAAAACATTATTTATTATCCAAATTTCTTAATAGGTCTTCTGATCTCTACTACGAGGTCGACAGGATATGCAGTAATGTTTACAGATTTGTCCTGATTGCCACCCAACAACTGAATATACTTTACTCCATTTTCAGTATAATAGCTATGAAAAAATGCAACATGCCTTCCACTTCCACCAGTTCTTTTTACCAAAACAATATCACCTGGTTGTGGCTGATTTACTTTCATTCCATAGTTATGATAACTGGCAGCGGAAAGATTGTCGGTAGAATAATAACCAGCTTTTTCTAAAACAAAATTAATAAACCCTGCACACCAAGGTACTTGCACAGGGTCTACATCCAAGAGCTGTTTTAACTCTTTTCTATTTTTATTAGCATTGTAGCCATCATAATCCATGGCTATCTTCATTATATCTCCTCCCTTTGATCCTTGAAACATACCATTAAAGTCAACAGACATAGTAAGCTCAAAGGCAACTACCTTGAAAGGAAACAGACATAGAAGAGCAATTGCTAATATTTTTTTCATTGTAGATGGGTAAGCATTTTTCTGCAGTATGCGGTCTTGTTTGATCTAGGGATCTGACCACTGCTATAAAACGATGCTGCTTTGCAGATATCGTTGTTGGTTCTATCTAAAGCATAACGAAGATATGCCATGCTATACTCTAAGTTTACTTCAGGCTTATAAAGTTCAGTACACTTACCCACAAACCCCTCCGTCTTCGCAGTCTTGCAACGAATCTGGCCTAGACCAATCTCTCCAAGCTTGCCTGTGACAGTGGGATCATAATTAGATTCCAGACTAACAATAGCATGCGCCAAGTCGTTTGGAACTTTATGTCTTTCTGCGATTATATCTACTAGTAATTTTATATCTTGTATATTGTACGATGTATTTTTCGGTTTATCAACGGCGTATGATGCAGAAGACATACTAACCCCTATAACGAGGGCTAATAGTACTTTCTTCATTTTTCTTCCTTGGGTTGACATTAGGATACTCTCCCAATGCTTCTTGTGCCGGAAGGGCACAATAGAATATTTATTCTATTTGATTATTGTAAATTAGTCCACTGCTTTTTATCTGGATCTGTATTTTCCAGTACCTTTAGATCACCTGGGATCATAGGACTAAAGTCAATCTTTGTTTCCTGCTCAATTTTTTGCACAGAAACCACATACTTAGGAAGGTCTTTTACTTCCAACTTCTCATTTGGGAATATAAAACCAATCATCTTTTTATTAGTTGGATCTATAACAATTTTGAATAGTCTTGTTGGCACTGCTACTTTGTTAGGACCAATAGTCTTATATCCGTTGTCATAGATTGATCCCTGAATCACATAAAGATCTGCACCCTTGACAACCCAGTCTCTCACAAATACTTCCAACTGTTTCCATATTCCTCTGTTATTGCCAGGATTCTGAGGAACCATGTTAGAAAGAAGAAATGATTCAGACATTGCTTGTTTGTTGGCACCATTGTTGGCAGCAGGACTCATATGACCTCGATCGTAACCAGCACTATTGTAGTCTTGTAGAGTTGATTGAAATTCTGGTTTAATTTCCGGATCTGGTCTGAAATCTTCTGTGCGAGGTTCTTCACCAATACGAGTCTTAGATACATGTTCGGCAACATAGAGAGGATTTTTATATACTGTACTATATGCTACAGCATAACCTGCACGACAAAGATACTGTATGTTTTCCTTTACAAGAGGAACTGGTGCACCCCATTGTACATGTTGTGGGCATTTATCATCAATAGGATTAGCAAATGCTAATGTTGGAAAAAATAGTAAAGCTAATAATAACTTTTTCATTCTGTATTCCTTATGTAACGAGCCAATCTGGTCGACTCAATGTCCAATCAACAACTTGTTTTATTCGTTCAGTCAATTCAATTTTTGGTTCCCAACCCATTGCCTTCATTCTCTCTCCACTCAGTGCATATCTGAGATCGTGACCAGGACGAGAAGAATGGAAGTCAACTAATTCATACTTTAATTCTTTGCCCTGAGCATCAGCAATAATTTGAGCCAGCTGTAGATTATTTATTTCTTGTTTTCCAACGATGTTAAACTTAGGACACTTAACACCAGATGTAGAAGTATCGTTAGGATCATTGTTTGTTTCTGCATTATTAATCAAAAACATAATAGCATCAGCAACATCTACAGCATGTATGTAGTGTCTGCTTCCTGGAATTGTTCTGGATGCATCAGAATGTACTGTGATAGTCTCACCATCTCTGATTTTCTTGATACATTTTGGAATATACTTCTCTGGATGCTGTCTTTCACCAAACACATTCATCGTATGTGTAACTATGATAGGAAGTTTGTATGTATTGTGGTATGCAACTGCCAACTCTTCACCACCTGCTTTGGTTGCAGAATATGGATTGGTTGAATTGTAACGATCGTATTCATCATAATTGACACCGTGTGGTGCAGGACCAAATACTTCGTCTGTTGAGAAGTAAATAAACTTTTCTAATGATCCATTACAACTGCGTGCATATTCTAAAATATTACATGTTGCCACAACATTATCAAGAACAAACTCCATGGGATAATCAATAGAGCGATCGACATGACTACCAGCGGCAAGATGAACGACAATATCGATTGGCCCAATACGAGAAGCAGTAAGAGGAGTAATTGCTGCCTTAAGGTCATGATATACAATCCTCACTCTGTGTTTGTTAGGATTATCTTTTACTAGATCATGAAGACGATTCAAGTTACCAGAAAAATCTAAACGATCTAATGTTACAATATTCCAATCTGTATTATTAAGAAAATAATTTACAACATGATGTGCAACAAATCCTGCACCACCAGTAATCAAAACATTTTTACTCATTATTTTTCAACCTTATATAACCAACTGTCCCAACCACCAGATTCATAAACTTTAATATTTTGTTTACCTAATATTTCATTTACTGCTAGATATACACCATGATCTGCATGTCCTGGTGTACTTACATAATCATGTCCTCCAATAGAGCCACCTTTTTTAATTTTAGGTAGCCAAGCTAATATATCTGCTTTTACATTTTCATATTTGTGAGAAGCATCTATAAAAACAAAATCAACTGATCCATCTTCAAATAATGTAGAAGCTTCAACACTATCATTAATTATAGTCGTCAAGTAATCAGAAATAGGATCTGTGTTTATTGTATATTCATTATATAACATACCATCTAAAACAGATTGATCATTGACCATATGTTCGTCTGGAGAACCTTCGAAAGTATCTACACCATAAAATTTAATATTTTTATTTCTGTTTATACCTTCAACAACAGCATAACTTATAGATTTACCCTTCCATACTCCAACTTCCACAAATATAGAATTGTCTGTGATATTGTCTAACACATCATTATATAATTGTTCAAAATTAAAGAAACCTGGAACGGTATGGAAGAAATGTTCCATATCTATTCGCCTATAATGAATGCATTTCCAAATTGGTGTGTCTTGGTCCAATTGCCTTTGAGATGTCCCATCTGATAATCAAAGAACTTAATCTTAAATCCAGCATCACCCAATGCTTTCAACCAGAACTCTTCTGGCTCTCTAATCACATGGGTTACATCCATCTCATATTGTCGAATACGAAACTTCTTATTGTCTCCCAATGGTACAGCAACAAGAATATTTCTACAACGAATACGAAATGCTTTCAATATACTTGGTAGCACATCATATGGCACATGCTCTAGAACATCCTTTGCCATGATTAAATCGTAGTTGCCTTTAATATCATCTACACTATTAATAATGCTAAGATAGTCTTTTACTTCTGGCATACCTGCATTAACAGCATAATCTGAAATATCAACACCGTATGCTTCTTTACCAAGAAGTCTCATTGCATATACCATAAAACCCTTTGCACAACCAAAATCTAGTACAGTCTCAAAATTAATCTTTTCAATAATTGAAGTCGCTTCACGAATAGTACGCTCAGGCATCCAGCGATAGTTTTCATAACCACTGATGTGATTATTAATACCATCCTCATAATATTTCTCATCAAATATATTCATAATAAAATCCTTTTACGCAAATTCGTTATGTCTTGTCTCTGTTACGATATCATCGATCAATTCGTTCTGAAGAGCATACTTACAGAATGAGCAGTTGTGATGTCTACGCTTATCATTGGCATCATCACCATCAATTGAATTATAATAATCTAAAATAGTATCGATGTTTGCAATCTTAAATTGTGGGTGAACCATATAACCATTTTCTGGTGCAAGTTCTGCAGAAGGGCAAACATACACATTACCGTCAGTAAACACGCAAGGCTTGACCATATGCATGTAGCAATGATCATTACGACGTGTACCTTTGAAGTTAAAATCAGAAAGGAATGCAAATTTTAGAGGACCATTTTCTGCTTCAAAATTGTTTAGAATACCACGAATCTTTTCAATATCTTTTGCAGTTTCTTTTGTATCTTTGATTGCATTAAAAGCAATACGACAAGGAATTTTCTTTTCTTCGACCCACTTGAGCATACGTATGAAGTTTTCTTCCTTGTATGTATTCTTAGAAAGTACTTTCTTACCTGCAAGCTCACTACCAGTATCTAACCACTGTCCTGTGATGTTAGGATTTGTTGATGTCTCCAATGCACCATCCCATACATATGCAGCTGAGATCTCAATGTTTGTTAGACCTTCAAATACTGAAAGGTCGTAATCATAACCTTCATCAAAGCCGTACATACCAAGACGAACCCATGATACCTTATCCCAGTTCTTGATTTTCTTTAGACGTGAACCATTGGTGACGATACCAATTTTGATACCTTTTGCATGAATGTAGTCAATCATGAAGTTGAGATCGGGATGGAGAGTAGGTTCACCACCACCAGTGAATTCCATACCAAGAACACCAAGTTCATGAAACTGATCAACAGCTTTCATCATTTGTTCTTTGGTAAGCATTTCTTTTAGGTTACGGTTTGCAAAGCAACAGAATGAGCAAGTCAAGTTACATGGATTACATGGCGACATGTGAAACATTACTGGCTTTGGTCTACCACCTTTTTGGATAATAGAAAGCCTATCCATGTGCTTGAGAAGCTTGACATGATTACTTGTGTAGCTTCTGCCTTGAACTTTGGTTTCCATCTCATGCATAATTTATTTTCCTTATTGTTTAACCCAATACCAGACATTGTCTCGGCATGTTGCAATTGGAGGATAATTACCTTCTGATCTAAATTTATTTAGAGCAGAATTTACTGCCTGCATTCCATAATCATGGCCTGAAAAAATTCCACCTTTTCTCACTTTAGGATAGAAATTTTTACAATCTCTGTATACAGATTCTTCTGAATGATCTCCATCTATAAAAATATAATCTAAAGATTCATCGGGATAATCACCTAGAATGTTTTCACATCTATCTTTGATAAGTAAAATTCTACCTTCAAATTGTTTTGTATTTTCAATAGCTGCTTGATGTTGTGCTGACAGAATATCTTCACCAACAAAAGTATTCCAATCCTGAAAAGGAATATATGGATCTACTCCAATCAGATGAAGATTGGGTATATTGCTTAAAAAATTATAAATGTTCCATCCACTAGCTACTCCTATTTCCATTCCAACTATTGGAGTGTTAATATCAGGGGATAGTTGTTTAACAACATTAATCAAATCAGGAGCAGAAAAATATTTTTTACTTTCCCATTCATTTCTATCTATAAGTTCAGAAATCAACCAAGGATAAAGTTCTGATGTAGGGTTGTCTATCACACTCATTATTAGCTTGTCCTGTAAATAAAATAATTGGGTTGATGATTTGGATTATCAACATAACCATAAATCATGAATTGTCTTTGAAAAGGTCCAGTATCGATGTCGTATTGGTGCTTCATGAACTTAGGAAATATATCATTTAAAATATGATTCATTTCCTGTTCTGCTTCTGTTCTATCATAGTAGCTTGGAATGTATCCATAAAAAGAAGCAGGAGGATGAAACATTGTTCTGTCATGAACAATCATAGACTTTTCATTCAATATTGTCGATAAAATTAGATCTAATCCATAACCAGACTTACATACATGAAACTTATAGAATTCTAAAAAAGTAGGAATTAATGAAGTATGGATGAATGGTCCCATCCCTTCATTAAAGTTAGTCACAGTAAGAATTTTGGACGGATCATTACCAACTATTTGATGAGTATACTCTGAAGATGGATGAACAGACAACTGAAATAATTTGATATTGTTTTCCCTTGCAAGGTCTAGTCCATGATTAATACTTTCAATATCAGTTATCATGTCATCATCAAAGAACCCAATATATTCATATTGTGTATAATCAATAGAATTTAAAAACTGATATGCAAGTTCCCATTTGAATCCTTTTGCCTTAACCAAATAATCATATGTGTTAGGTTCAATTTCTATTTCATCTTTATATTGGTACACATACGTTTCATATTGTCTCTCTGGCTTCGTATATCTCCAATGATTTTCTTTGTCATACAAATCAGGATGGTTGTATACGGGGATGCCAACTGGAACAAAGATGGCACTCTTCATTGCCTATTTTCCCTAATATAATCTGCAATGAAATATTCTGGTGACCAACCTAACAAATTCTTAGCTTTGGAAATATCTGCTAATGTTACTTTAGCTTCACCAACTCTTGGTTCTATCATAACTTGATTGGATGATATCATATCAGCTAATTCTTTGACGGAATGATTTGTACCTGTTCCAATATTAATCAGTTCGCCGTGAACTTTACTTTCCATTGCTAAGATGTTTGCTCTTACTACATCATAGACATGAGTAAAGTCTCTTCTTTGATTTCCATCAGGAACAATTGTAAGAGGTACACCTGCTTTGTATTGTCTTAGAAACAAACCTACAACAGGTGCATATGGACCTTTTAATGGTTCTCTTGGTCCATATACATTAAAATATCTAAACCATAATGTTCTCAGACCAAACAAATCATTGTACATCTTGCAAAGCTTTTCACCTGATACCTTTGCAACAGAATATGGATTGAGACAATCATCTTGCATTTCTTCATTAAGAGGAGGATCATTTTTTAAACCATATCCAGAAGATGTGGAAGAATATATAACCTTCCTTACACCAGCCTCACGTGAACATTGCAGGACTACACCTGTACCATATGTGTTAGTTCTGATGGCAAGGAGAGGATTGTTAATTGCAGGTTGTATTCTTGACTCTGCTGCACAATGAAATACAGTATCCACTCCATTGTATAATTTTCTTGTAGCATCATAGTCAGCAATGTCTGCCATAACATACTTTGCATTATCATTGTAATAAAACTGATCATGAACTGTTGCACTTTCATTATCAATTACAATAACATCATAACCAAGATCAATTAATCTATCGACAAGATGTGAGCCAATAAATCCTGCTCCACCTGTTACCAAACAAGTTTTATTATTATGCATATTTTTCACCCAATATTCTATTCCACTCTGGTACACGATTAAACTGATGTACCATCACATACTTCTCACCCTTACTGTTGTATACATGATTGCCATCAAAAATTGGTTCAGGACTCATCAAGTGAGGTCTGAATGTATGAATTTTTGAGGGATCAACAGTTGTACCACACTGGCATGCCCAGTTAGTATCATGGTCGTTATATTTAGTTATAGACTTATAAGGTTCTAAAGTCAACATAAAATTTACACCTGCCTGATCTGGGATAGGATCAAATTTGTCTAGATGTTGAATTGTATGAAATACAGAAAGAGAAAAGTCAACAAAAGTAGAATGTTCACCTGCCATAGAGCCAGCATTATAGATTGGTTTATCCATCATATAATCTGCAACCATAGGATTAAATATCTTTTCTACGACACTCTTTGACCATGCTTCATTTTGATGGGTCAATGCTTCACAGCCATAATTTAATTTTTTATCGCCAAGATTATTTTCTAGCCATTCTGAAGGATCTGTTTGAAATACAATATCTGTATCACAAGCAATAACATATCTAATATCCTTCATGTCCTTAAGAAAATACCAATAGAAGAAATGACGGGCAATGATAGATTTAATAGTAAATCCTGGCTCAAAAATAAAACCATCATTGGAAGGATTTCTAGTCTGAGATGTGAGAAAAACTTCAATTCCATTTTGTTGGAGTTTATTGATTGTACTATCACTGATGTTAAAAGCTACAATAGCTTTTCTTCCTTTGAATCCACATCTGTTGAGAGAATTGACCCACAATTTAATTTTATCAAATTCCCAATCTGACAATACACTAATAACCATATCTTTCATAATAAAATCCTTATACCATTTCACCCCAGATAGCCAAGTAATCACTTTGTTGATATTTCTTATGATCAACATGTTCTAATTTTAGAGTAGTGAATGCTAAGTAACATTCTTTGTCACTTGTCTTGAATTCTTGTCTTGCACCTTTACGAGGTTCAGGAATCTCAAACAATCTAAAATCATTTAGTGGTTTTTCTAATTCATATAAGTACATACCAAGTGGTTCATATCCAGCTTGTTTGGAAAAAACTGTTCTGAATAATTCAGGACTAAACTGATAGAATCCATGACCAGCAAAATTATTACAAGGTGTGACAACTGAAAATACGCCACCCACCTTCAACATATTTTTAATATTGTCGGTTACCATCTTAACATCAAAGATGTGTTCCATAGTACCACAATCTAAAATATAATCAAATTTGTTATGAAGTTCTTCCGATACAGGAAGATTGAGATCGTGTATTATTGTAGCATTCTCATAAGGAGAATAGTCCATAGTATCTACTGATTCAGCACCAAGTAAACGAAATAATTTTTCTGTATGACCGTCACCATCAACAACAGTTTCCTCTACAGTAAAATCTATTTCATATTTTTTAAATAATTCTGTGCTTACTATTGCCTTACGACCATCTGCATCGGCCCATGATCCAGCATAATGTAAACCTTGTCTACCTATCTGTAAACAAGTTTTTCCTTTAATAAATTCTTTGTAAGCTAAAACGTGATTCAAACCAGAAAGATCAATAGCCATAATAAACCTCATAATAAAAAAGAGGGTGCTAGAGCACCCTCTGCATAGTATTATTTATCAGTCTTGTTGAACACGCTTTTGTAAGTAGTTCAAGAGGATACCATATGTTGGAAGAATAATTACAAGACTTACTATAATCTTGAATACTACGTCTGCGTTAGCAACTGCAAGCCAGTTAGCAGCCATATATTCATTTGCACCATTATGGAATGCAGTACCAAAGAACACGTAGGTATCTACAATGTTTGATATAATGCTTGCAGCAAATGGAGCAGCCCACCATACCGTAAACTTTTCACGAATACGTTGGAATACAGTAACGTCAAACAACTGTCCAATCAAATATGCAAATGCAGATGCAAAACCAATCCGCCACTCAGAAATCAAACCGCTAACAATGATAGCAGGAATAAATGCAAGAGCAACTACTGCACGTGCCTGATGCTTATTAGTCAAACGAACTGTCAAGTCAGTTGCAACGAGTACTAATGGAAATGTAAACATTGCCCATGCTGCCTTGATTCCAAAAATTTCTAATGGAAACTGGACAATATAGTTAGACAATGCAATAATAAAGACGTGTACTAGCATTAACTTCAATGCTAGGTTTTTATTTACTTCTGATAGATTAATCATATAGTATTCCTTTCAAATACATTATTATATTGCTGATTAACTCGAACAAATGTTGTGCACTTGCTCAGGTATTTCAACTTTGAGGCTCCGACATAGGTGCATGCGGACCTCAAACCACCTAGTATATCTCGTACAGTGTTGGATATCTTACCCTTATAAGGTACGAGAACCTCTCTTCCTTCTGAAGAGCGGTATTCCTTCAGACCACCAAAGTGCTTATCATTGGCAGCCTGAGAACTCATTCCATAGAACTTAATAAATTTCTTTTCTTCAATGACTGGCTTATATGTATCCCAATCACGATCATATCTCCACTCGTTGTCTTTTTGTTGAAGCTTGGTAACAATATCACCACCACCTTCATCATGACCTGCAAGCATACCACCAAGCATCACAAAGTCAGCACCAGCTGCAAATGCTTTTGCTACATCACCTGGAGAAGTACAACCACCATCGGCAATAATATGACCGCCAAGACCATGAGCAGCATCCGCACACTCAATGATAGCTGAGAGTTGCGGATATCCCACTCCAGTCTTAATACGGGTAGTGCAAACAGAACCTGGACCAATACCCACTTTAACAATGTCAGCTCCTGCAAGAATCAACTCCTCAGTTATATCACCAGTTACAACATTACCAGCAATGATTGTCAATAATGGATAATTATCACGAACATGTTTTACAATCTCAATAAAACGTTCTGTATATCCGTTTGCAACATCAATACAAACATATCTCAAATTACTTGTATGTCTATGTACATTTTGTAACTTTTCTAAATCTTCATCTTTAATGCCAATGCTCATGGCAACATGATCTTGAACATCATCTTTAATTATAGATGCATCTTTAAAGAACTCAATTAGTTCTTCCTCTGTATAAGTCTTAACAAGAGTAGTGAACATGTTAAAGTTGGCAATCTCAACAGCAACACGTCGAGTACCAACTCCATCCATATTAGAAGCAATAATAGGAACACCATAATAGTTAGCCTGACTATTACGAAATGTGTATTGACGTTCTAGATCAACATATTTTCTAGAAGTAAGTGTGCTACGTTTTGGTCTTAGCAGTACGTCCTTAAAATCAAGTTTGACATCATTATCAATACGCATTATTCTGCTACACCAATAATCTTAAACGTGCGACCAATCCAAAATCCTACGAACCATTTCTTTAAGAATACATCATATCGCTTTACCATTTTGTTTTCCTCATACAGACCAACGAGTCTTGTTTGTGATCTTATCACGGACGATAGGCTTGTCATAGATTTCTATAAACCCTTTCAAGATACGAATTTGATTCTCAATTGCTCCTGACCAGTCACCCCAGTCATAGAAAGAATCTTCTTCATTTGTACACTTACGAAGATAGTCAAGAAAATTATTGGTACAGGCGTCTGCATATTCCTGCTCGTCTGAACCGTTACGTACGGATGCACGATGATAGGCAACATATGCCAACCAAAGGCGTTTGATGTGGGAGTCTAGTTTGTTTTCCATATTATTATAATAGGGTATTTCAAATAAAAAGTCCAGTACGATGTTTGTTTTCGTTGGCAATATTTTGCAATAAACTTGGCATAACTTGGTTGTACACCTGATGTTCTCTACTAAGAATTTCACCAGAATTACTTATAGTTGAAGTAGTTACAGCATATGGTGTATGGTAGAATGTATTAACAATTTGATAATTGTGGTTTAGTTTATAATACAAAGTGTCGTAAATAAAGTTGTCACCCCAGTACAGATCAAGTCCATCTACAATTGGAATATACTCACACTTAGGATAAAACATTAAAGTTCCCATCCCGAAGTGTATTCTGGGATTATATGGCATTGGACTATGTACTAGTTCAATCTCACCTGTTGTGATAGGAATATGACCAAACTCTTGCTGTAATCCAGGACATATTCCACAAACCCCAATCCCAGGTCTGAGAAATTGATCCATACGATGAAACAATTTAAGATCTACAATAACATCATCATTTAGAAGACAGATGTTTTCATGTTTGGCTATAGAAGTGCCTATATTCCAAGCAGGGTTAACATATATGTTTTTTCCATACGATATACAATTTACCTTCTCATGTGAAAAGATAGGATCATTAGGCATTACTTCAGGATCATTATCGATAATAATAATTTCACCAATAGAAGGTATCGATACCATATCCTCAACGAATTTGAGGAATGGTTTATATTTCCACATTGTAGGAACAACAACAGTAATCATATCTACCTCATAAACAATGGCGGAGAGTGTGGGATTCGAACCCACGGAACCGGTTAGGGTTCGCTCATTTAGCAAACGAGTGCTTTAGGCCACTCAGCCAACTCTCCGTTAAAATTTAATATCGTAAACTTTACTCCAACTGGATCTACTGTAATTGTATCTCCAAGTAAACTCCCGCCAGTACTCTACTTCTTCTGGTATTTTATAAAATGTTTTTGTTTCATTATCAAATAAAAAAGGTTCGAAATCTTTTTCACTAATAACAACCTGTAACTTGTCGTCAGCATACATTTTCATAATATCGGATGTAGGTAGATTTAAGTCAACAGGTTCTATCATTTCACCATTCCAATTTATCTAAAAATTCACTAATACCTTTATTAATGTTTTCTTGCCAATGCATAGCTGCATTTTCATCTGCAAAGTCTGTTAGATATTTGTAGCAATGAAATGGTTTATTATATAATTGACAAACTTTTGCTATTGCGTATGCTTCCATATCAACAGCATCAGTTACAATCTCAGGAATAGATGTAACAAAGTTATCACCTGTACTGAGGGTAAATGGGGATTCGTTTAAAACTATAGGGCCACCATTATTATCAAAAGGAGTATATCCAAGCTTGGCTAATGGCCTCGCATCCATATCTCTTTGATATAAAGTACCAATAGAGATTAGCTTGCCAATGATAGCTTTGTTGAGTGCCCCTGCTGTTCCATAATTAATGATCTCAGTACAATTACCAAACAGACAAGATTCCATAGCAGCAACAGTAGCATTAATTTTACCAACACCAGTATATTTTATAATTAAATTTTTACTATCAAATTTAATTGGAAACTCTTGTTCTAGAGCAACGAGTATATGAATCACTTAATACTCTTTTCATATTCACTAGTGATTTCTTCTTGAAGATACCACAAAGCTTTATGAAGGTCTTCTAGTCTTTTTAGTGGATCTTTCTTACCAGCACGAGCAACATACTTAACAACATTGCCTAATGAAAACGTAAGATTCCAAGCTCTGATAACTTTGATTGCTTCATAAGGATTATCCTTACCACCGTAGTGATCTGGATGATTAACCATTTCTTTTCTACGTCCAAGTTCTCTCTGAACTGGTTGAGCAATTGGTGTTTGTTTTGCTGGTGGTGTAGGAGTATTAATTGTTTGCTGGAATCCCAAGTTATTGTCTTCCTTCTTAACATTCTCTACAACAGTAGGTTTTTGTTGTGTCTGAATTGAGGAATTAGGATTATTAAATTTCATTGCCATATAAAATTTCCATCATCTTTTTACGATAGAGGTTCTATTACGAAGTTCGGTAGTAGAGAACCTGTGCTTACGACTATTATAAATTAATTCAATATTATTATCTAAACAATAATCTTTACCGGTAAAATCTTTGTTACGATATTCTTCACCAACAAATCTAACACCAACAGGATATATTGTTAGAATATCTAAAAGATCTTTTTCTGTTTGATAAATGACAACCTCATCCACATATTTAACAGCAGCAAGCTGTATCTGTCTTTCTACAATGGATTGAGCTGGAATATTTTTTGTTTCTGGTCTATCAATTGTAGGATCAGTTTGTAGACCACATATAAGGTAATCACAATGCTGTTTTGCTTCTTGGAGCATTAAAATATGTCCAGCATGTAATAAATCAAAAGTAGAGAAAGTAATACCAACAATCATATAAAAAAACCTCAATTAGCTTTTTCAGCTATCTCTTTTTCAAGCCACTCTATTTCTTTTTTAACTTGTAATTTCTTTATTTTGAGATCCTTGACTTTTTCATCTGGATCATAATGTATGTATGCTTCTTGAATTTGAGCCTCTAAATCACTATGTTTTGTTTTGAGACTTTCAATGTGGTGTTTGATCTTTTGTACGTTCATATATTTTTCACCCATTTTTTACATAATACCTAAATATATATGCGTTGATAAAATATATCAACTCTAAAATTATGGCTGTCCAATTATATTTTTGACAGCATTTTTACCATGTTTATATTATATGAATTGACTGATTGATTGAATTAGTATGTTCAACCAATGAGGGAATAAACATGTCTTTTTTACGTAAAATAGCTCTTGCTGTAGTAGGATTAATGTCAAGTTTTACTATTGCAAAAGCTGATATTGCTGACGGGCAATTCAGCACAAATCAAATATTTGATGTACAATATTACTGGTCAGGTACAACACTAAACGCATCTAGTTTTATTGCACCATACGATATGAACTTCACACACCCTACTGTAAGTTCAGGTCAATACTTTCAATTTTTTAACAGCACTACAAATCCAGGAACATATGGTCTAGGATTATATAACAGTGACGGAACACTTGCACAGGTTGTACACAATACTGGTACACTACAGGCTATTGGTCCTGATGCATTATTTTATATTGGATCTGGATTCTTTGGTACTGTTATTACAACATCTGCTGGTTATAGTTACGGTGATAATGCTAGTTTTACTAATATGGATACATCAGTATCTGGAACTGATACATCTAGCTATACATGGGCAAGTACTACACCACTAGCAGCAGGTCAGACAGCTGGTTCTGGAGGTTCAGGGTCAGGATCTGGAGGTTCAAGTAACTATGTTAGTAATCCAACTAATATGAATTTTGCCACCAATGATCTTACAGGATGGACTTCTGGTGGTGGTACAGGAAATCAAACATCAACTTATACAGGTACTGGTGTAGGTGTTGATGTAGTACAGGGTATGCAAAACTTCAATGCAGGTGGTTCACATAGTTGGACTATCACACCACCAACTGGCGACTACATGGTAAGCATTCAACCAACAGGTCAACAACAAACTGGTACTAATGATTTTCAAACAATGGCAACTGCTCTAAATCTTAGTGCAACCAGTGTAACTCAAATCCAGAATGCCATGACTGCATCTGGTAATGGTCTACCAACTAATGCTGCATGGTTGTATCAAGATTTAGTACTAGCAAATGGAACCACATTTAACGTTGCATGGCAGTATGTTTCATCTGACTATGAACCATTTAATGATGGTAGCTTAACATCACTTGTCAATACAACAGGTACTGTGGTAGCAACTGTCAATGGAGAGAACAAGGAGTATGCTCTTCTTGGATTTACTAATGCAGGTACAGGTAACTATTCTGTTGGATCATATGGTGCAACAGGATGGCAGCTTGCAACTTATCTTGTAAATGAAAACGGAACTTATAGATTAGGTTTTGGTTCATTTAATCTATCAGATACTGCACTAAGTCCTATTCTATTTGTAACTCAATATCAAGGTACTACACTTGATCATGGTGTTGCATTTGGACCTATTGCTCCTAATGCTGGAAGTAGCGCACCTAATAACTCAGGTGGTGGTGGATCTGGTGGTGGAGGTTCTCCTACTATAGTAAGTACAGCACCTGGTGCTGATATTGTTACATCTTCATCTACGGTTGGTGCAACAGTAGATCAGGACACAGTAAATTATACAGCTGCAACTTCTGGTGATACTAAGACTATCACTCAGACTACAATAACTGCTCATACAACTCCTACAACTACTGTAACTGTCATAACACCAACTACTGTAGACACTTATAGTGATGGTTCAACTGTTACTACTAATGGCACTCCTGTAACAACAACTACAACAGTTAATACTATTACTTTTAACCAAGCAGAAGTAGTAAAGACTGCACACGTTGGTGGTGGTAAGGATGCATACAATAATACAATTGTAAAGCCATTCTTTGTAGATCCGTTTGGTATTTCTGATGGGTCATGGGCAGATGTTTCATTATCTTCTGGTAATAATATTGGTAGCACAAATGTAAACTTTGGTTATCAAAAGACTGTAGATAATATCACTGCAGGTGTTGCAGGTTCAGCTGGTAAGGTTGCATCAAGTGGTCTTAACAATTCTTCTGTAACAGGTGAGACGTATGCTGGAACTGCATATGTGTTAAATAAATCTGATTTAGTAAACGTAAAAGGTTCTATTGGATTTGGTATTGGTAATTATGTTGTTGATAATTCGATTGCATCTTTTGGTCTTTCTAATAAAACTAAGTCACAACAGAAGACTGCATATGCTGATATGGCATTCTATTCTGCAAAAGACTATGCAGGATGGACACCATTTGCTGGTGTGACCGTTCTTAATAGTGACATTGGTAATGTAGAAGAAACTGGAACTTCACTACTCTCTAGCGGTACTGTTGCATCAAACAAGACATACACAATGCCTTATGTTGGTGTAAAGAATGAAGTATCACCTGGTGTAGTGGTTGAAGTAAAGGCAACTCAGACAGAACCATATGGAACTGTGGTGTCAGGTAAGGTGACTGCAAAAAATAAAATTACAGATAACGTTTCTCTAAATCTTACAGTAGGTGCTGATAAAGGTCAGAACTATGATAGTTTAGCAGTAATGTTAGGTCTTGTAGTTAACTTCTAATAGAAACAAAAAGAGCGGGATTCAACTCCCGCTCTTTCTATATTTGGTGCCCCACCTCCGATTCGAACGGAGAACCTCTTGCTTCTAAGGCAAGCACCTCTAACCAGTTGGGCTAGTGGGGCTTATTGTCAGGCACTCTTACGTGCTTTAATATATTCTTTCAAAGAACGTGTACGCTTGCGATTGTTTTCTTGCCAACACACTAGATGTACGTTGCCAGGAATATATCCACGATTATTGTTGATCCGATCAATAGAACAATTAGTAGGAACACGAAGACTGATACTACCAGGCTTCTTAATGGTCATCTTCTTACCAGAAATGGCACACAAACCCTTTTGCTTAAGCCACAATTTTGTAGCATATTCCTTATCAATACGAATCTCTTTTGGTGATTCACGACTAGCAGCTACGCTAAGACGATGAGATAGGAACTTCTTGACTTCGTTGATATCTACTTGTTTCATAATATACTCCAGTTGTTTACGATGTGTGTTACGATGTATAGTTTGGTGGACCGTCGGGGAATCGAACCCCGTCCTGAAGCGTGCAAGGCTACCGTGCTCCCGTTATCACTAACGGCCCATTTATTATAATAGCAGATAACATTTAATATTGCTACTATTTTTTTACAACACGTGGTTGTAGATTGGAGCGGGTAACCAGACTCGAACTGGTTTCTACAGCTTGGAAGGCTGGGGCACAACCCATATACCATACCCGCAAATCTCCTTACGCAGCCAGAATCTCTTTGAGACGATCAGCTGCGTAAGACGCTGCAAAAGCGTTTGGCTTAACAAGAGGTACGACATTACACATACCTCTGATATAGCCAGTTGCTTCTTGGATCACACATGAAGACCCATGATGTTCATCAGGGTTAATGTCAAGATGTACTTCTACATCTCTATCTTCAAGTATGTCGTGCAGCTTCGTATAAAGTTCTGCAATCTTGTAAACTTCTGTCATAAGACGCATACGAGGTCTATCTCTTTGTTGATCAAAGTCTCTTTCACGCTGGATTTCACCAAAGATCTTACAACCTCTGTTACCATCTTTATGAACAACAACACAAAGAGTATAATCAGCAAACCACACACCATCTATCATAAAGCGCTCAGAGTCACCACCAATATAAATCTTTGTCTGTGGTGATTGTGCATTGATATAGTTAGCTACTTCTTCTATATTCATTTCTTTACGTAGCATGATGTATACTCCTTGTTAATTATCTATAAAGAACCCCCATCTTTTTTGATCAGGAGCTTTTACCATTCTTAGTTTAGACATTCCGTTTTCATTATAATATTCATCTTCTTGTGGAATGTAAAACCCATCTTTCCAAATAGGTATAGCAATTGAATTGCCCCATACAAAATCTGGATTGTGTCTAAAATGTACTTCTATTGGTTTGCCATCAATATATTCTATATTAATGTATTCATATTTTTTAATCAACGGTAAAAATAGATCTGGCATTGGAATAGTGTCATCTACTTTTTCCCATTTTGAAAATCTCCACAACTCTGTATTCATTAACGAGTTGGATTCCCTAAAACCTTCGACTGCAAGGACTTGTTCTCCGTCCCTGTAGTCGACGCTGATGTGGCGGCCGGTAAACATCTCACACCAGAAAGTTCCTGGAGGAAGTTCGTCTGTTAAATGCTGTAGAGCATAGAACTGAGCTCCCTTACCCATTCCAGGAATATTAACACAAGGTCTTACAATATAAGTACCAAGCTTTGGCACATTCATACCTGCAGGACCACAAACATACCCTAGACGTCGTGACAAAATTAACTTGTCAAAAACCCATAGATCTTCGTCGTGTGCATTCTTCCAGGATATAGCTTCGATGTCTTCCATATTATTCTGATCTAATAGTTAATGTGTTGTCTAATTTTGTTACTTGACCATTACACTCAATATAATTACCATTATCATCTACAATAGTCCAACTTGGCACTCCAATTGTGACGTTTTGACCAAGTAACGTATCACCATTTACTTCTTGTACTGACCATTGTTCATCTGATGTATTATTAGCTTGAAATTGAATTCTTAAAGTTGACATTTACTTCTCCAAAAATGGTGGAGCGGAGAATGGGATTCGAACCCACGACCGTCTGCTTGGCAAGCAGAAGCTCTACCCCTGAGCTACCTCCGCATTATAAATATTTATTTGGAGACTATACAATGAAAAAGTTATTAATTGCAGTCCCGTTTTTATTGGTATCGTTTAATTCCTTTGCTGCAGAACCACCTGGTCAGGTTGTAAGAAAGCCTGTGGTTTGTTTTGCATTGGATGAAGGTTTGAATTATCTAAAGTCTGAGTACGGTGAAACTATAAAAAGAAAACTAGGTAAGAATCAATATTTTGATACTGAGTTTACTTTATTAGAGAATGAAGAAAAAGGCACCTTTACTGTACTTGAACACAAAGATAATATTGGTTGTATTATAGCCTCAGGTAAAGGTGATAAGAAAGTCTGATAAGAGGAGCCGTAGCTCCTCTTTTTTTTTGTTAGTAATCGTAGCGATCGCTCATGATTGTCTTCAACATGATTGCTTCTGGTGTGAATGATGACAAGTCAGCAGACAACACAGACTTAACAATCGCTGGTGAGAAACCAGATACAAGAGCAACACCACGTTCGTCAAACTTAGCAGGAACGTTGTCGTGTGCATTTAGATTCCAGAACACAATGTTTGGCATTGCATAACCAGCTTCTGCATACTTACGTGCAATCATTTCCATTGCAGAGTTATCATATCTGACACAAGCATCGAACTGCATGTCTGACAAGATCAGAAGGTTCTGTGGCATTTCTTCCTGAGGAACATTACCGTTAACTGCAACATCCAGGATCTTCTGAATTGCTAAATGAAGGTTAGTATTCATCTCCCAATCAGAAGACTTCATCTGATTAACCTTATCAACAATGTTACCCTTGAGGTTAACAAGTTGTGGCTTTGCAGAGAAGGTCAAGAAAGTATCCTTGAACTTACCCTTGTTCTTGTCTGCAAGATACAGACCAAGAGATACTGCAACATCAAGATGAGACAGATCGCTGTTCTTGCTCACACGTGAGGTCATAGAACCTGACACGTCAACAAGAGGAAGGATAGAACCATCACCAACATAGTTAGGAAGTGCATCCCACTGTGCAATGATATGATTCTTGTTCTCTACTGAGTAACCACGATAGTCGTTAAGACCCTTGATAACATCATAAGGATATACTGCACCAGCATTAACCTTGACAGTAGATGATACAGAAAGGTCCTTAGAAACAAGAGCAGTTACCCACTCCTTATACTTGTCAGTATGACGAGCAAATGCCTTCTTGTAACGAGCTGATGCAACAGATGGTACGTGATTGAAATTGATGTTATCCCAATCCTTTGCACACATCTGAGTCTCAACAACCTGTGTTAACTCAACCAGACGCTTACGGTAGTACTTTGGAGACCAACCACAATGTGCACGAAGCTTTGCAGCTACTTCACCCTGACGAGGCATCCACTTAGCACAGAGACCATTACCGGCATCAAGTGCTTCGTGAATCATTTTAAATGCTTCATCCTGAAGGCTAGTACCAACAAGAGCTAATAAATCATCCCAACGACCAAGCTCAGGAACCTTTGTCATCAACGCACGAGCGCGAGATTCGTCAGTGTTAGCAAGATCAACGAGAATATCACGAAAGATCTTACGCTCACCCGCACCACCACGAACATCACGTGCCCAAAGTGCAACACGACCGGCAAGGTCAGCATCGACAATACGAGCAGCAGTCCATTCAGGGATTACGTTCTTACCACGCATCGCACCGATCTTGAAGAACAAGTCAGTAAGAGCATTACCAGTACCAGAACGAGCCTTCATACCATTCTCTGTACGAGCTTCCTGGTTAATCACAGCGTTAACAAAAGTAGACATTTCACTTCTCCATTATTCTACAGATTGAACTTTTTTTGCTATTTCAAAAGCTTTAGGTTGCGGTAGTCAATCTAAATTCAACAGGATCATCTTTTGTGCTATTAGCAAGCATTTTTAATAGTTGCTGAACTGATCCTTAATTACTCATATTATTATATTACTGTATCTTTGATATTAAATCAACAGGATCCGCTTTCTGCTTTTTCCCAAAAAAAGTGCCTAAAAGGCGAGAGTTGCTGTTGGGATCCTTAAACTAAATTACTACAGGATAGTTGTTAGAGTTTTTTTAATTATCGTCTAGATCACGTAATTCTAACAACTAGACTATCTATGTTACAACCACATAACAGGTTGACGAATTATTAGTTCGCCGAGGAGAGTCGACAAGCGACTCGTTGGTGAGGCATGAAGCCCCTGGCTTTATTAAAGCGTATGCAGTAACTATCCTTAAACTTGGTGGGTGATGAGAGACTCGAACTCCCGACATTCTGCGTGTAAAGCAGACGCTACTACCAACTGAGCTAATCACCCTAAACTTGTATTACATACAGAGATCTTCATACTTAGTGGTAAACTGTCTATGTTTTGATTGTTCACCATTAAACTGATCGTACCAGAATCTATATAAAATATCTACTAGTTTTTTCATTCCATTTCCTTTAAATTTTATACCAATCTTTAAGATTTTGTTTTGCTGTGAGTAAAGAAAAGTTAGGATGTTTTTCCCACCAAGATAATTTCTTTTGAGCTATTAGAATTTCTTTGTTAGCTTGGATCTTTTCTTTCATATTCGTTGTTGAGTTTGCAATATGTTTAAGGACAAAAAGATTGTATGAATGATTTGCCCAGTTCTTGTTTGCATTTAGTTTGTTATATGGAATAGCAAATTTAGGATTGAAACGCTCTAATTCATTATAAAGAATGTGTGACATTTTTAACTCCAAATTTCCAGAATCTTTATAATACCATTTTTTATTAATAAAATCAACGGATCATAACCCTTTGAAATAAAAGAGAATTTTGGCACCTATTATTTGTAATACACATCCTATTTAATAATAAGTCAACTGGCTGGGGATCAAGGTTTCGAACCTCGAATTACTGAGTCAGAGTCAGTCGTGATACCGTTTCACCAATCCCCAATGGTGCTTAGAGATGGAATCGAACCAACGACACCTGGTTCTTCAGACCAGTGCTCTACCAACTGAGCTATCTAAGCAAAATGGCACCGGTGGTAGGAATCGAACCCACGCTTACAGAGTTTTGGAGACTCCAGCTCTACCCCTGAGCTACACCGATAATCTATTATTATAATGTAACTTTCTATGACAATTGGAACATAGAACGATACATTTAGATATTTCCTTAAGTACTATTTCTCTAGATACTCTATTAGAAATTAATCCAGAAACTTCTAAATCCTTTTGATTGGGATCTTTGTGATGAAAATCTAAAACTGCTATATGACTTTCATCACATTGTTCGCACTTAAGTGAACTCTTTATCTCATAGAACCAATCTAGATATATTTTTCTGTATTTTTTAGATGAATTTATATAATCTTGTTTGTTTTGTAAATAATGTTTTTTATTCTTTAATTTGTGACATTCTTTACAATACCTTTCAAGTCCATCTTTATTAGAAGATTTTTTATTAAACATTGTAATATCTTTTAATTGTTTACATTTACTACAAGTTTTCATTGTATTCTCCTGTCTCCAAATATTTATAAAAATTAGAGACTAGAGACTACACCACACTGATATTAATTTTTACACCTATATAAGTTCCAACAAAAGCACCAAGCCCTGCAGGAATTAATAACCACGGATCGATAACAAAGTTAATTGTTATAATTGCATTTATTACATATATCCCAGTAGCAAGCAATGATGCATAGGCTGGTTTATTTTTGACAACTTGTTTTGTATAAACAGCATATAGTATATCAATCACTACCAATGCCAAAAAAACTTGTAACCACAATATCATCGTCTAATCAATTCATTTGTAAAATCTAAAAGTAAATCCCAGTTAGACGTCTTTTCTGGATTCCATTTTTTCTTCATCCACGAGTGACAACTATACCAGTTCTCATCTGCCTCTGGATGTGAACCTATCAATCCCACCCGTCCTTGATAGCCTGCCATAACATCGCCATTAGGGTAAGTGGCAACAATATCCATTTTACCGCTTCCAATAATACTGCACCCGTCATACCAATATATTTTTTCTTGTTGTCCATGCCAATTGACCTCTAGATCTTTGGGATGGGGTCTTTTTGTTTTTGATCCAGGACGACCCATGAACTGGACACAATCTCTGTCTTTGACTAGATTTAAATATTTACTTCCTGCCCAATATGCACCCATACAAATACCAAGATAATGTCCACCATGAGCCACATAATCTCTAATAGCATCTTTGTGGTTTTTCATAACCTTATCAAAAGTATTGACATCTCCTATTCCACCAGGAACAGCAATAACATCTACATCGTCGAAAAAATTATCATAAGGAATCTTGTGACGTGTAAAAATTTTAAATGTATGTTGTGATTGTAATGCATTCATGATGGCGTTAACACCATCAACCG